TCCAGGGACCTACTCTGTATATCAAGATAAAAACCCTCCACTAATATTTGAAATTTTGTCTTGATTTTTCCAAGCCAATATGCGATATTGAATCTGTCGATCGATGGCACCGATCGATGGTTGCAAGATTGGTTTGCTTGTGGCCAACTATGCCAATTGGAAAGGTTTGTTTCCCATGTTCAAGACTCTTTTTACCGCTGTTTTGCGCTTTGTTTCCCGTGTTTTCGGGCTGAAAAAAGCCCGTGGTTCCAAGCCGGTTGAGACCATTCAACCCACCGGCCAGGTCTCCAATGTGGCTGATTCCCCTGCGGAAAAGCCGAAGGAAAAGCCTCCGGTCTGCATCATTCCGGAGTCTATTCCGGAGAACCGGAGGGCGATATTCGCTTATGAATCCGCTGTAAATGCGGAAAAGGCTAAAAATCGCCCTCTCACCTCCGCATGGTGGGCCGTGGTCGTGGAATTGTGCCTGCCTTCAACCCTCCGGTCTGCGGAGTCCGGAGGTCTGGAAAGGAGGGCATTGGGTGTGGGCCGTCCGGAAGCCTACTTGCGCCGTGGAACCGACCAAAAGACCTTTGAACAACTCTCCCAGCGTGAGCGGAAACACGGCCTCGGAGCCTACATTTCCGCACACAAAGGATACCAAAGGTCTCAAGATGCCGAGGCTGCTGCAATCGGCAGCTATTCCCGGGCTTTCTTCAAACTGGTGGAACACACCGAAAATGGCTACAAACCCCATTTTCGCCACCTGAATAATCCCGAGGCCACGGACAAAGCCCTGCGTGGTTACTTCGGCAGCATTGCAGCCCGTATGCTGCGTGAAGAAATCTACGGTCGCCATCGCTGGGAAGGTCACAACGGCCAAAAGCGCAAGCCTGTTTCGCTGGGCGATCAGGATGTGGACGATGGCCAGCCCGAACCGGTTGAAGCCTTGGCCGAAACCGAATTGGTGAATAGCCTGCTGGGCGAAATCGCCAATGTCTTGGCTTTCCGTGACCAAGCTTTTGTCGAGGCTTGGGCACACAAATTCGACCCCAAGCGGGCGAATGGCGAGGGCGAAAACAAGTGGTGGGAGTTGTGTGGCAAAGCCAAATCTACCGCCAACAAAATCGCTGCCGAGTTGCAAGACCAACTCAAGGAAGTGATGGCCAGCTATGACAACGACATAGCTGCCAAGGCCTTCAAGGTGACCATCGACACCTTGATCAACGGCTAACAAAACAGAACAAGGGGGAGGCGAAAGCCTCCCCCTTCTTCTTCTCCCTCTTTACTTCTCAAAAGGATGCTTCACATGATTCAAGCTAAGATCGCCAATGTGCTGGGCAATCACATTCGTTCCTTGTCCAAAGGGCAGGATGACACGGTGTGGGCGAAAATCGTCCGGAAGGACAACACGCCAAACGGGTATGACTGGCAAATCCGGTTTGGGGAAAAGCCTCAAGACCACGATTCTAGCTGGTCTATCGGATGGCCAATATCATCGGAAACCGATATGGTGTGGCAATTCGCTGGATGCCTGCTGGCCGAATGCCTTCAGGAATGGGGGATGTGGAACGAATGGAGTCCATACGAAATAAAGGTTTGGAAAGCCCGATCCATGGGCAGTATGTCCGAACGATCTATTTGGGCACAACTACGATGGTTCAACGATGATGTGAAGGATGTGCCGATAGTGACCGAATGATACCAAAGCCGGGAGGGGGAAACCCTTCCCGGCTTTTTTTGTTTACCGCAAGCCGGGTGGGGAAGAATCCCCATCCGGCTTTTTTCGTTTTCCAGGCAGGGCTGTTATGGGATGCTATCAGGACCTGGCCCCAGGAACGCGCTGATAGCTGGATATATGGCTTGTACCGGCCTTGATAGGCCGGTCGATATATTATGATAGCAAGCAAAAATGTGAGTCAAACCGTCCGGGAACTGCACTCTACCATGAGACGGCGACGGTGAGAAGCCAGGCACCAATCAATCCCCAGGGCTTCCCCATCTTCCCTATGCCCTGGTCCGGCCTTGTACCGGCCCTCTTGGGCCGGTCAATTATTACAAAATAGCAAGCAAAAATGTGAGCCAAACCGGCCACCAACTGCACTCACTAGATATTCGCACAACTCCCTAAAAATTTTCCTGAGCCAAACCTTGGCCAAACTGCAATTAGGGTGAGCAATAATGCTCGGGGAGACACACACATGTACACATGCAACACCTACATGGTCCGCAACACGAAGCACGAGATTCGCAAGGACCTGGCCCATGTGTTGGGCGAGATACAGGGCCGTCTCATGGACGGGGAAATCGCCATGGTCCAGGTCAGCCTGGAAGAGGCGGGATCATCCCACATCCTCATGGATGTCTACGCCAACGAGGAGGCCCCACAGGGGGAGGGCCGTCTGCTCTCAAACAAGTGGGAGATGGGAAAGCACACGGAACGAACCATGCTTGCCTGGCACATGGTCAAGGAATCGATGGGCATATAGCTAGGTCTAGGCCCAGGGCCGGGGAGGGGCAACCCTCCCTGGCCTTTTTTATTTGTCCTAGGGATGGCCGTGTACCGGCCGACCCTGGCCGGTCAAAAATTAATGAAAAGCAAGCGAAAAAAGTGAGCCAAACGCCGCCCCAACTGCACTCATACCTAGGCACAAACAACACCCCCAAAAAATATCTTAGCCAAACCTCGCCGAAACTGCAATTGGGGTGAGAGGCGCAAACGCTCACACGGTGTGGGCGAACGCTTACTCGGGGGTTTCACACATGAGCATCAGCATCCGCAAGTCCGAGATCGTGGCCGCCCTCCGTGGTGTGCGTGACACGCTGCAAGGGCTGGCCGAGGGCGAGACCGATGCCAGGCTGCATGTCTGGCAGGCCGAAGATTCCTTCGGCGTGGCCACCTACTGGAAGGTGGACTGGGGTTGCCCGGACTACGATCTGGCCCACGGCCAGTACATCGGGGCGGTCTCGGTCTCGGCCACGGACCGGGTCAAGGACCTCCCCGGACTGGCCGAGGACTTGATCGGTCAGGTGATGGATCAGGCGGCCGAGTAGGTCGGCCTGGCCGGGGGGCTTCGGCTCCCCGGTTTTTTTATTTGTACATTGCGCGTACCGGCCGGGCAAGCCCGGTCGGCCTGATGGTCCGTTGTCTGGTCGGCACTGGTCCCAGGTCCAGCGAAATTCTTTGAGTCAAACCGCTTGGAAACTGCAATTAGGGTGAGAAGTGCGAAAGGCGCACACTCGGGGAGGGGTGAACATGACCGAGATTAAGAGTGTGCCGTACACGGCGCAGGCCATCCTGTGGGGCAGGGGCGAGATGCGCACCAAAGTCCAGGCCTGCCTGAGCGAACAGATGCGCTTGGCAGTACTCCAGGGGAACGCCGACAAGGCGCGGGTGATCTGGGATATGCTCAGGATCATCGATGGTCTGGACCTTTCTTTCGGAGACGGGGACAAAAAAAATGACTGAGTGCAAAGAGGACGCCTACGAATTCGACCCCATGTGGTTCGTGTACATGGGCAAGGAAGTGCCGCAAGGCATATGACCAGGGCCGGGGAGGGGCAACCCTCCCTGGCCTTTTTTTATTTGCCCTGGTTTTGCCTTGTACCGGCCGACCCTGGCCGGTCGAAATTATGAGAAAAGCAAGCGAGTCAAACCCCGATTGAACTGCACTCCTACAATCGGCGAAAACCCCAGGCGAAAAAAGGCTGAGCCAAACCTCTCGGAAACTGCAATTGGGGTGAGAGATGCGATTGGGCACTCTCGGGGAGACGCAGACATGGACGCAGACGCAGACGGATGGCGCGAGGTATGCGGGTGGAGCAAGTGGGACGGGAGCCTGACGGCCAGGTTCAGGCCAACCGATTGTGAAATGGAAGTCCAGGTCCTCTTCCGGGGGCGAGTGGTGGGTGGGGCGGTCGAACCCACCAGTCCCCAGGAAATCCTGGAATGGATGGAGGAATGGGGGGACTTTGATCGGATTCTCAGGATACACGGCTAAAAACACTACGGCCTGGGAGGGGAAACCCTCCTGGGCCTTTTTTTATTTGCCCTGGTTTTGGTTCTGTACCGGCCGACCCTGGCCGGTCAAAATTATGAGAAAAGCAAGCAAAAATCTTGAGCCAAACCCAAGGCGAACTGCACTCCTATATCGACCGAAACAATGCCTCCAAAATACCCCGAGCCAAACCGCCGAAAAACTGCAATTAGGGTGAGAGGCGAACACGGACGCATGGGGCGAACGCAACGCACTCTCGGGGGTTACATGTATGCACAAGCTCATGATCACGAAGCGTGAAGTTGTCTCCCGTCTGCGCAGCCTGCGTGAGGAAGCACGGGAGGATGGGTACGGGCCAGGCATGGTGCGTCTGTCCGTCTGGCGGGCCGATGACTGCTTCGGCGTGGCCGATTACTGGGATGTCACATGGGAAGGGCCGCACTGCGGGGAGTCGGATGCGGAGGCCCACGCCGTAGTGGACGGCAAGACCACCGTCCGGGAACTGGAGCAGATGGCGGGCGAGATGCTCCGCAAAGCGGAGAAGATGCTGGCCTAGCAGGTCGGACCCACCCGGGGGTACTGTGCCCCCGGGTTTTTTGCGGCAACGAGGAGAAGGGCGATGCGGCGTTTTGTCAGTCTGGCCATGGAAAGCGTGGGCGTGGGTCTGATGGCTACCACGATGCTGGTGGTCTCCGTGTGTATGCTGGACACGGTGGCCAACATAGCCAACGGGGTTTTTGCGGGGAACCTGGGGGCGGTGGCTCTGGGGACCGCGGGGATGGCCGCAGGAGGTTTGGCTCTGCTGTTTTACTGCGACTGACCCAGGGGCCTGGGAGGGGAGACCCTCCTGGGCCTTTTTTCGTTTCCGGAAGTACCGGCCGATCCTGGCCGGTCAAAATTTTATGAGTCAAACAGCAAGCGAACTGCACTCCTACAATCCCCCAGGCAAAACTCCGTGAGCCAAACCTCCGGCGAACTGCAATAGGGGTGAGAGGCGAAAGCTTCTCGGACACACACAACACACAGGGGCAAGGCACATGTGCAAGTACACAGAGCGGGCGCAGGAACTGGTGGGGAACTGGATGAAATTCCAGGCATTCGGCTGGCATCCAATGCCCGAGGACGCCGAAAAGTGGTGCATTGTGTACACCCACAATCGTGACTCGGGTCTGCTGGAACAATCCAACGCCAAGCAGATCGCCGAGGTCATGCGGGAGTATGAGGACGCCATCGAGGAAAGCCACCGGCACTGGGCCTGTGGATGGGTGGATGGGTGGTCGATCCGGGTCTATGACTCGGAGGGCAAGATCACGGAGGCCTTCAAGGCCTACTGCGACCTTCAGGACCGTCTGGAGGAGTACCCCGTCCTTGACGAGGAGGAGTATTCCAGAATGGAATACGAACAGACTTGGGAGAATCTGGAGAGTGTCGTGGGTCAGGTCTGGCGTGGGTCAGACCGGGACGGGGACCTGCCCGAAGGCCTGACTCAGGAAGTCTGGGATTGGCTGTGGGCGAACGAGCAGCGTGAGCTGGAGGACCGGGACGGTCAAGGCGGGTATCCGTCCGAGGAGTCGGTGGAACGGGCCATCGTGGCCCTCGGGCATCCCGCCCCGGAGGAGGTCGAATGAAGAAGGGTTTCACGATTGCGGTGGCGAGGCCCAAACCTCGCCTTCGCTATGCCAAAACAACCCAGGTCCGCCCCGGCAAGCGGGCCTGGGATCGGCGCGGTGCCGGGAAGTGGCGACCGGAAAGGTGAGGGGGGATACCATGCGACGACGGAAAGACAGCAAGGCTCCGGGGGCGATTGAGTTCAAACGCCTGCCGGTTGGGAAGGGCTTCCGGTTTGCGACCGAGTGGGACTTTCCCCATTCGGGGATGAAAACCGGGGTGGCGGTGAAAACGAGTGCCTCGGGCTACCGCTATGTGGCCGACGGCATGGAGTGCCTGGTCGGGAGCGGGAAGGCCCTAGTGGTGGAGGAGGAGGTGTGGTGATGAATCATCGGTGTTTCGACTCTGAGCGGGCCGACAGACTCAAGGAATGGTCGGCTTCGTTGGTGGCCGAATGCAACCGGCTTTCCGACACCAACCACAAGCTGGAACTGACCATTCGGTGGTGCTGCAAGCAAATCCAACAACTGGCCGGTTCGCCCCAGGGTCGCCCAGACTGGGAATCTGTCATCTGGGAGATGTTTAATAACAACGACTTCAGTCGGGAGATTGTGGTCAGGGAAAAGAAGGGGAAAAAATGACGAAGTACCGGGTCAGTTTCGTCGGCAGGACCGCGGGTGCCATCGGCATCTGTTATCCGATAGTGGCCGAGGTGGAGGCGGCTTCCGAAGAGGAGGCCAGGCTGAAGCTCTACGACCACTACGAATCGATACTGTGTCCGAAGTTTGAAGTGATCGGCTGACCTGGGGGAGGGGGCGCAAGCCCTCTCCCCCTTTTTTTCGTTTCTCCTGGCCCAGGGGCTGTCCCGGCCGTTTTCGGCCGGTCGGCATTTTTGGATTAGCAAGCAAAATCCACGAGCCAAACCTCCGGCCAACTGCACTCCTAGGCCGCCTTCTCGTAGACGCCTCAAAATATTCCGGGCCAAACCTCGCCAAACCTGCAATAAGGGTGAGAGGCGACAACCTCTCGGGGAAACGCAAACGCAAAGGAGACACACACATGCAAATCTGGAATGGCACTCTGCCTGATCACGGGGTGTATGTGGCTTGCCTTGCAAGCTACAACAACGGCGTGTTGTTCGGGGAATGGGTCGATCTGGATGGGAAAGACAAGGAGGATATCCTTAACGAGATCAAAGAGATTCTCTCCAGGTCCCCGACGCCCGGGGCCGAGGAGTGGGCGGTGCATGACTACTCCGGCATCCCCTCCACCTTCGGTGAGTGGCCGAACTGGGACAAGTTGGTCCACTATGTCGAGGGGTGCAACCAATGCTCCGGCCCGACAGAGGAGGAGGCGTGGGATTTCTACTATCAGAACCACACCGAACCCGAATTCAGCCACTTTCAGGACTGCTACCGGGGCTGTCATGAGAGTACAGCAGACTACGCACAGTCTGCCTTTGAGGACGATGAAAGCCTCAAGAATCTCAACCCAACGCTGCTGAACTGCATCCGTTGGGACGAAGTCTTCTCCGAACTGCGTTGTGGCGGGGACATCTGGTCGCGTCGTGGCGAGTACGGTTTGCATGTTTTCAGCAACTATTAAGGAGGATTTGACCATGGCTGTTCTCAAGTTTGATTGTGCCAAGCTGCTTCCGATTGTCGAGCATGCCCTCAAGGGCAGCAAACATAACATGGGCTATGAGGGGGGCAAACCCCGTCCGGCCCTGTTCCTGGTCAAGGACGAGGGGGCGTACCTCATGTCCAACGCCGAAAGGACGCCGGAAGAAGCCAAGGCCCGCATCGGCGTTCTCTACGCCAAAGGCTATGATCCGACCAAAATGGATCTTGCCGAGTTGTGGGACAAGTGCCACGCCAATCTGGGTGGCGATGACTTCGCCGAAACCTTCCCGATTGATCAGGTTTGGCTGGAGAACTGCAAGAAGTACAAGGTGTTCAAGATGCGGGTCAGCCCCAAGAGCATCACGGCCACCTTCAGCATGTGAACCCCTGGGGGCGGCCGCGGTGGCCGTCCCCTTTTTCTGGCGACAACGAGGAGAAGGCTATGAGCAAGTACGCTGTTGAAACCCTCATCGGTTGCGAGTGGGAAAACTGCTGGAAAGAGGACGATGTCGCTCCTCTGGTGTTCGACTCCTTTGAGGAGGCACAGACGGCCCTGCTGGAGTTCCTTGATGACATCGAGGAGGCCGTGAAGGCGGGCTTGATGCACTATGGGTACGACAAGGCCGACTACCGGATTGTGAAGGTGAATGCTTGAGCCAGGGCCTAGGAGGGGGAACCCTCCCGGGCCTTTTTTCGTTTCTACTCCCGGGGTTTGCCGTGTACCGGCCGATTTTGGCCGGTCAATTTTTGGAAATAGCAAGCCAAACCCGCGGCGAACTGCACTCCTAGATACCCACCCACAAATCCAGGCCGAAAATCCCTGAGCCAAACCGCTGGCCAACTGCACTCCTAGCCACCCCCCTGGCTTTGCCCAAAAAATTCCCGAGCCACACCCCGCCAATCCTGCAATTAGGGTGGATCGACGGAACACACACGAGGGGCATACGATGCACACGACACACAAGCGCAAATCATACACATTCAGACGGCCGCAAGCCTTGGAGGTTGCGAGGCGTGTGGCCCAGGCGCAGACGCCTTACGAGGCCATCGAAGGGATACGCTCTGCCTTGCAGGAACTGCCGGAAACGGGGCCGGGGCACACATGGCGAATGTGGGGGGAGCGTCTCCTCCAGTATCTGGAGGGTTCGTCCGACAAGCCCACCTTTGAGATCATCCGTGCCGAAGGCAACGCCAAGCTGCCGTTCTACTGCTTTAGTGTGGTGCCGATCTTCATGTGTCCCGGCGTCGGCGAGTGCGCCAGCTACTGCTACAGCCTGACTGGCTGGAGACACGCCGGGGCCTTCTGGAGGCAGATACAGAACACCTTCCTGATCCGGTTCTACCCCGACAGGGTTGCGGATGCCTTCCTGGCCCTGCCCAGGTCCGCGGACTTCCGCCTCTATGTGGACGGCGACTTCCACAATGTCTGGGCGGTGGAATTCTGGTTCAAGTTGCTCCGGCTCCGGCCCGATGTTCAAGCCTACGGCTACAGCAAGTCGTGGGACGAACTGCTGGCCTATGAGGGGCCAGACCCGACGAACTACCTGCTGAATATCAGCAACGGTGGCAAGGTGCGAAAGGTCACCTTGGATGAGGTGCGTAAGCTGTCCTATGTCCGGGGCAACTTCATCGCCGTGGACATCCCGAAGGGGGTGGTGAAGGGGCGGTCGATGGAGGCAAGGTTCTCCAGCAAGGCGTACCATGAGGCGGTGCGCCAGGCTGGACAGGACCTGGGCCTGCGCAAGGTTCTCTCCTGCCGTGGCTTCTGTGGAAGCTGCGTGAAGGACACGGAAGGCAACAACAGTCACGCCTGTGGGGATCGCCGATTCGTGGACATCAACATCCTCATCGGCAAACACTGAGCCAAACGGTTGGCGAACTGCAAGAAGGGTGGAAGTGGTTTCTCTCAACACGAAAGGGGTGCGGGATGAGCAAGATTGAAGATGCTATCAATGATTATGTCGAGAAAGCAATTGACAATCGTGTCAGCGACATGGACTGGCGGGACATCATCAGCGACAGCGTGGACCTCGCCGATATTGTCAACGATGCGGTGGAATGGGACGATCTCGCCAAGAGTGCTGTCAAGGAACTGAACCTCGCCAGCATCGTCTCCGAGGAGGTGGACTTCGGGGACCTGGCGCGGGATGCGCTGATCGAGAATGTCTCGACCGCCTTGGACGAGGCCATCCCAGGTGCGCTGCGGGACTTCGACTTCAAGCAGCTGGTCAGGGATCAGGTCGATTTTGCTGAGTTGGCGCAGCAGAACATCGACTGGCACGAGGCCGCCCGGGATGCGATGGAGACGGAAATGACCAGGCAGTTCCACGATCTGGAACGGGCCATCGATGAAAAGGTCATCAAGTCCAACGGCTCCTTGGAGGAGATTGTCGAATCCCTCAAGGGCGAGATCACCATGCTTCAGCTGGAAGTTGCCAAGCTGAAGGGCAAGTCTTGGCTCCGCAGACTGTTCGGTCTGTGAGCCGCCCCCGGGGGGCCGGGTTAGTGTGTGGCCCGGCCCCCCACCCCCCTAGACGGCGACGAGAAGGAGGCTATCATGTGGACGGTGGAAGTTTTTCACAGCGAGGCAGATTCCCCCAACGACAACTACGGCTGGAGGCTGTACAGCTTCAGTCCGAGGCACACCACCTTCAAGGCTCTGGATTCGTTCGACTATCCGATCCGGAGCAAGATGGACAAGGGTGAGGCCTACTGGCTGTCCTACTACCAACACGGCGACTCCTGGTGGGGGCGGGCAGGACACAAGGTGCCCGCGGGGGTCGAGTTCACCTGGGACGGGGTGCTTATCGCCGGACTGCTGGTCTGGGAGGAGGACGAACCCGCCCCGGGTCCGGAATCCGCGGACGCCTTCCTCCGGGAGTACTCGGACTGGGTGAACGGCAGGTCCTACGGCTTTGTCATCCGGGACGAGGAGGGCGAGGTGATCGATAGCTGTAGCGGGCTGATCGGAGACGATTGGCTGGCACAGGCGGTGGCCGAGAACCTCCCGCCCGAGCAGGCCTTCCAGGTGGCGGGCAACGCCTACCATCTGGAGGACTTGATCCGTGAGAAAATCCAAGCTGGTGCCTCGGCATAGTGGGCATCGGCTTGGAGCGGGCCTGACCAACCCGCAAGCCTGGCCTGGGGGAAACCCTGGGCCAGGTTTTTTTCGTTTTGTCCCGGCCCTCCGGGGCCGGTCGCCCATTTTTATGTGAGCCAAACAGCAAGCCAACTGCACTCCTATATTCGCGCCCCTCCCCCAGGGCCAAAAATTTTTGAGCCAAACCCCGAATAAACTGCACTCATCTATTCACCCCAAACTCCTGGCGAAAAATACCTGAGCCACACCCCGAAACAACTGCAATAAGGGTGAGACGGCAAAACACTCACGGAGAACACAAGCATGAACATCTGCAAGTTATTCAAGAAGATTCAAGAAAACGGCGTGGATGAGATAACCCTTAAGTTTTCTTCTGATGATTACCGTGGCAGCGAACTGAAAGACATGGAATGCCATCCGAATACCCTGAAGGAGGACGATCTGATCCCGGCTGACTTCGTCAAGGAAGTCCTTGGAACCGACAAGCCGGAGGAAATGTCCATGTGGGAACTGGTCGAGCGGGCTGCGCTCCTGACCGCGGATCACCTGGCAGGCGGGTGGGATGAGGTCGAGGTCACCTTCAACATCTGGGACGGGGAGGTGGAGGTGCGGGGGTGGTCGAAAAGCGAATTCAGCGTGAGCCAAACGGTGGCCGAACTGCAATAAGGACAGAAAGGGGGTGCTTCATGAGCAAGGTCGAGGGTGCGGTGATCATAGAACACGGCATACAGATGCCCGATGGCAAGACGAGGTGGGTGGTCGCCGAGGTGCGCTATCAGTCCGACAAGGAGACGATCCACTACGGCAAGCCGGAGATTCTCAGCATCAAGAATCATGAGATGAAAGCGAGTCTGGAGGGGCTGCTGGTTGGCTTGATCGGTTGCAAGGGGGCGTTCTTCGTCCAGGCAACCAAGGCCATCCGACAGGATGAGAAGCGTCAACTCAAGAAACAGGAGGGCAAGCAATGACGATGGTCAAGGAAATTTGCCAGCGGGTCAAGGCCGAGTTCCCCAACGCAGATGAGTACATGGCTCATTGCGGGTTGTACGGGGTCATCCTGCCGTGGGACGGCAAGGTGATCGTGGTGACAGACTCAATGGAGAAGGATGGCCACCTGACAGTGGGGTGGTACACCCAGGAGCAATGGGAGAGCGCAAACGGCCAATGCATCGGCTATGCCGAGGTCGATTCGGTGGAAGGGGCAATGGAGTGGGTCAACAAGTGGACGGGAGGTGACGCATGAAGGATTTCGTGGAAGAGGTCTTCGACCTGTGCGACAAGTACTACGAACTGGGTGGTGACATCATCGTGGAGTGCTGGACTAAGGAGCAGGTCCGCAGCGAATTCAAGAACATCCAAGAGGTCAAGGATTACATTGCGCTTTACTTGGAACAAAAGCTCAACTCCCGATGGGGCGAGGACAACGATCCGCAGCTGGTGCGGTACGAAAAGGCGATGGAATGGCTGAGTGCAACATAAGGAAGATTATCGGACACTACAAAGGAGGTGGGCAATGGCTAAGAAGAAAAAGCAGTTTGAAATCCTCGTCACCTGGACGCAGGATTTGTCTCTGGAGTTGAAGGTCGAGGCAGGCAGTCTGGAGGAGGCGACGAAGATGGCTCTCGCCATCGATCCCAACGCCCTGACCGACAAGCAGATTGGGCAGATTGAGTTCGGGGATGTGGTCTCTGATAGTGAACACTTCGTCAATGGGGACGATGTGGGGACCAACTGCTGCCCTTACGGCGACGAGGAAGAGGAGGTGGACAATGACTGAGACCAAACGATTCCACAAGTCGGTTCAGCCCTGCGAACTGTGGGACACGCCCCACAAGTGCTACTCTTGTGCCTGTGCCGCAGCGGCCGACTATCAGGAGTGCAACGGGATCGCGCTGGCCCTGGAGGATGCGGGCATCGACTGTACCGTCGAGCAGACGGGCGGGATGACGATGGTGGTCTATGTGTGGTCGGAGGATCGCACGAACTGGATCAGCCTGACCAACGAGGGGATGGGCTGGGTCAAGGGTGACTACGATGAGGGTTCTTTTGAGGACTTCGTCAGTTTCCCCTGTGAGTTCCTCGACCACGAACACCCCGAGGGTGGCCTTCAGGCCGAGCATCTGGCTGAGATCGTCCGTATTGTCAAGGAAAACCTGTGGAGGGTGGGCAAATGACGAGGGTCTGGATCGGCAGCATCCCAGGCATCTACGGCCACGGCATGATCGTGGCCGGGAAGGACAGGGCGACCTGCGAACGGAGCCTGCGGGCTGAGATGCAGGAGTGGCTGGACCGCTCCGGGATTTCTGGGGGTGCCCCTAGGCACCTGACTGACCTGGCCGAAGCGTTGGAATACTTCGGCGGGGCAATCAGAGAGGTTGAGGCGGGCTGGGTTTACAACGACAACTTTGGTTGAGAGGAGGTGGACGATGAAAAAGTATTCGGTGCTGGTCAAACGGTTCACGGAGGAGTACTGCCGGGTCGAAGTCGAAACGACCGAAACTGATGAGGCGAAGATCAAGGATCAGGCGATTGAGCGAGCCTTTGACCAGGGCGACTGGTCCCTGTGGGACACGGGCGATGTCGAAACCACCATCGAGGAGGTGACCGATGACAAAGACCGATGAGTTGAAGCATCTGGACTGGCTGGTGGATCAGACCCCCAGCGGGTATGTCAAGGACTTTCTCAGGGAGGCCAAGCCGTTCTGGGAGGAGGGCATCCGCTGCGACATGCTGATCACGACCGCTGCCGACCTGCGGAGCCAACGGGCCGCCCTCTCCGAGGAGGTGGCCAAGCTGGAGGCGAAGCGCAAGGAACTGGAGAAGCTGGTCGCCGATGGCAGGCGCAGCCTGGACGCCATCCAGACGAGGGCGAGGGAGATGCGGGAGAACTTCCGGATCGCCGACCTCGCTCTGGCTCATGTCCACAACACGCAGCCCGCGCCACCGCGGTGATGCCCAGGGCCTGGGAGGGGATGCCCCCTCCTGGGCCTTTTCTTTTTTTATTTGTTTGTATCACCCGTATTTTCCCGGTTGCGCTAAAATTTTTCCGAGCCAAACCCCCGAACAACTGCACTCTTTTACTGCCTCCCAAAACAACCGCCAAAAATACCCAAGCCAAACCCCGACCCGACTGCAATAAAGGTGACGAAACGACTCACACTCACAGGGGGTGCAACATGAGCAAGCAGTTTTATTCTTACAAAGACATGATTGACTACTTCGGATACGACCCCGCACAGGAGGACGAGGGGGAGGATCAGCAGATGCGGGTGATGCAGGAAGCATCCGCAGCAGAGGAACTGGTCATCGAAGAGTTCAACCGGGACTTCCCCTTGGGTGGACCTGACCAGGCCCAAGTGCCCCCGCGGGAACTGCCCAAGGACGAGCTACCTTTCTAATTCTTAAGGAAGTCATGTTTTGACCCTATGTAGATACAGGAGGATATATGGACGAATACGATCTGGTTCTGATCAATGTCAAACGCTTCCAAAGTCTGGCACATGGGCACAGAAACTACGGAGCATGTGATACAGAGTGCCATGCGGTGTTCCGACACTTGGTGCGCCAGGCAGCGGAAGGCAAACACCCCCGATCCCCGTATAGCCGGGAAGGGTGGGATTTGTATCAAATGACCGGGGCTTCGCTGGTAGCCCATGCCCTAGGCAAAGCAGCGAATGATGTGGTCAACAGCATCCTGAATTGCCCGGTGCGTTACCGCAGCAAACTGAAGGAACTGGTTGACTCGTTGTAAACCCAATAGTAGATTGTAGTTAGGCCGATATATCACGGTCTAATAGATGGATAGAAGGTAGTATCATGTGTTTCGTGCCGTCTGCGCTTGTTTTTTGGGCGGCGGCGGTTCAAAAAAAGGAGGTTTTATGGCAAGCGAAAACAAACAGTATGGGGTATTGATCTGCCCCAAGTGTGGCAACGACTCCTCCTCTGAGGACGGCATCTCCTATGCCTACCTAGAGTGGAGAGTTCATCAGGTCATAAGGGTTGATGGGGAGATGGTCATTATTAGGAACGACTCCGAGAGTGCGGATGTCGGGTGGGGAGGGGAGAAGGCAACCGTCACCAACATCCCCGCCGATCAAAGAGACTGCGCCCACTTCCATTGCGAAGCCTGCCGGTGGAACTGGTGGGAAGACAAGGACAAGTACTTCAAATAAAGCCGACCGGGCTAACAAAGGAGGAACGAGAATGCCGAATTACAAGTATACCATGACCGAGCAGATCACGGCATCCATTGAGGTGACCGTGGAGGCAGACAACGAAGAAGAGGCTATGGAACTGGCAAGGGAAAAGGCCTTTGCTATCCCCCTGCATAGGGAGGAATGGCAGAGCGAATCCGAGATCATCGAGGAAGACATTGAGGAATTGCGAGGGGAGGTGGCGAATGGCTAAGTACACGGTGCTAGTAACCGAGAATATCAAGGCCCACATCTACATCCAGGTCGAGGAATATGATGACGACCAGGCCCTGGAGAAGGCGCGGGACGAGGCCTTCAACACGCCGTTGAATCAGTGGACGATCACCGACGAAGATGGCGACATGGAGTTTGAAAAGGAGTTGGGTCGGGGCACGGAAAAGTGCGATAACTGCGGTGTTTTGACCGATAATCACCACGAAGTGGTTTGGGAAAGCACCGGAGATGTGGAGTTGTACTGCGACAATTGCCATAAGGAGCAATCATGCAATACCCAGAGTTGAAGACCTGGAAAATCCGCAACGCCGACGATGGGAAGGCCTACATTCGGTGGCTTGTGGCCAACAAACTGACCTTTCATTTTGACGACAGTCCGGAGGACATCATCTGGTCGGGGACAGACAAAAAGCCAACCCCGGAGGATGTTGCCGAGTTGTCGAGAATCCACGATGAGTTGTGGGGCGCAGGCGATCCCTGGGTTTGGCTGGAAGACCAGGAACTATGGAACCTTTATATGGGAGGTGAATGATGGATAGTTTCTTTGAGTACATGGAAGAATTTCGGCACCGTTACAAAGTCAGCAGAACCGCAATCATCCGACTGTTGTCGGACTTCATAGACGATCACGGGGTTGACAACGAGGCCAACGGTTATGTGGGAGGCGCAGATGTGGACCTGCTCAAGGAGATGGACCCGACCGATGACTGAGCCAAACCGACAGCGAACTGCAATAGGGTTGGAACGACTCACCGGGCTAACGGAAGGAGGACGCAAATGATCATTGATAGGCTAACAGGTGCAGATGTATCCGTGATTATAAGTGCTATCGATCTTGCTATTGAGGCTAGCAAGGGTAGGCAGAGGCGCATCAATGAGCTTTTAACTGCAAAGTACAGGGTATTATGCGCCAAATCCGAGGAAGAAGAAGATTATAACCCCGAGAAATCGGGGGGTGTTGTGGAGTAAAGGATATTAAGCTGGACAGTCTTAAGGAGGTTACGATGGACATTTCTAAGCTGGCGGGTGCTTTTATGACTCATCACGACATTCTGGATGAGTTCCGCCCAGACTGGACGGAAGAGCGGGCTAAGGCCTGGCTGGAATGCAATCGGAAGAAACTCGGCGACCTCATGTACCAGGCAGGACTGGATGCTATGGAAAGGTTGCTGGACAAGCAGTACCCCAGGGGCGAGTTCTGTGAATGCTGTGAAGACTTCTTCGACGCGTCGGACATGGTCGGGGACACATGCAAGGACTGCATGAAATCGGCGGGTCAAACGAAGGACGAACTGCAATAACAACAGGAGGTGTTCAATGCGAATTCTTGTGGCTTGCGAGAGTAGTGGGGTGGTTCGTGAGGCGTTCAGAAGCATGGGACACGATGCTTGGAGTGCGGATGTGCTTCCGGCAGACGATGGCAGTCCCCACCACATTCAGGGGGATGCGACGAAGATTCTCGGCGATGGGTGGGACATGCTGATCGCTCACCCCCCCTGTACCTACCTGACCAATGCCGGGGTGCGTTGGTTGTACAACGCCGACGGGACGAAGAACGAGGAGCGTTGGGAGGCGATGCGGGAGGGCGCAAGGCTGTTCCTCGCCTTCTGGAATGCTCCGGTGGAGAGGGTGTGTGTAGAGAACCCCGTCATGCACCGATACGGCAAGGAGATCATCCGAGCCAACTTCGCCCAAAGCGTTCAGCCCTACGACTTCGGACACAAGGAGGTCAAGCGGACTTGCTTCTGGCTGCGTGGCCTACCCAGGCTTGAGCCGACAACCAACCTCAAGCAGGAGACGATGTCCCTGCCGTACAAGGACCGGGCGAAGGTGCATCTGACCTCGCCGGGGCCGAACCGATGGAAGATTCGGAGCAAGACCTACCGTGGGATTGCAAAAGCAATGGCACAACAATGGGGAGGGCGATGACGATGGCTATCGGCAACTACCGGCAAGAGTTTCCCGACTTCGATGAGGACTTGACAACGCGGGTCGCTCCCCTCCTGGGGATGGGATTCAAGGATGTGTCTTGGAAACATGACCAATGCCCACACTTTGCAAGCGACACACTCTGTGTCTGGATCGACTACAAGGACCCGGAGTTGCGATACGACCCGGATGCCGAATATCATCGCTACACGGTGGTGAGGCTGGAGGGTGGGTGCTACAAGAGTGTGATTGAGTACATGTTGGAAACGGATGACTGGCAAGATGTTCTTGACTTGATCCGTAAGGACATGGCAGTTTAAGGTTACCTAGGAGGACAACGATGAAGATCAAGGCTGATTTGACCGACACGGAATTTGATGGTTTGGATGCGAAGCTGTTCATGGAAGTGGGCGGGACAACCACGGTGTTGTTCTGGAGTCTGTCCAAAGATTGGGCTGCCTTCAGCATCGGCTGGCAGGAGGAGTCGGGCCGACTGAACTTCTACGAAGGAACCGAGGTGGTGAAGACGAAACGCAACATCAGCCTGGAAGATGCGGTGACTCTGGTGCGAGCATCACACATTGAAAGGAGGACATCGTGACCGAGCAACTGAAGACGGCGATTCAGAAGTACATCGACAGATGGGGGTTGGGCAAGGATCACAGTTTCTACGACCCGAAGGAATGGCAAAAGAGGGGGGAGGAGGTGGGGCAATACGCCGACCTCACCCTCACCTGTGAGGGAACTCTCAATCATGTACTGAACGGATATGCGGTTGATTCTATCAATCTGATTGATGACTTCGACCGGATAGTCAACCAGGCTGGCTACTGGTACGAATGGGGTCATGCTTGGTCGATTCACTTTTACAAAATGGAGAAGAAATGATCTGGAATCACATCAAGACCTATCCGGCAAGCGATGGCGGGGCAGAAACATCCCTCTATCAGTTGGGTGGCGGGGCCAATCTCTACCAGATCGTGGTCAAGCCTAGGAGCGGGTGCGGGTTCACGATCAGCACGGGTTCGGGCATGGGGCGCGAGGCGAACTGGATCGCCAAGCGGATCAGCGAGGGAATGTTGAGCCTAACCCCAGGGAAACTGCAATAAGGGTGAAAGGGAGGTGACACATGGCGGTTGACGAGACTCTGGCGTACAAGATCAATCTGGCGTGGCCTAGGACATACGAGTGGCACAAGATGGACCCGGATCAAGTCCAGGCGTTGAACGATCCGCAACACATCGGCGGCTTGGTGAACAAACCGGTCAAGTGGGGGAAGTTCCTCAATCGCTGGGTTTGTGCTTGGGCGATGCAGAGAATCCTTCCCTGTGGATGGATTTACCGCGTCGGGCTGAGGAATGGCAAGACTTTCGACTATCTGGTTGTTCACAAGGAGGAAGTGCAATGAAAGAGTTGCTGCATGCGAGACTGAAAACTCTGTGTGTGTTCATCGAAAAGGAAGAGGATGGCTATCTCCTCTCCTGGGGCGACTATGTGGCAAACAGCTGGGATGAGAAGTGCGCCACGCTCAGCCAGGCTCTGATCCGGGCAGCGATGCTGGCAAGGATCGATGAGAGCGATAGCGACAAGTTCTTCACCGTGTCGGAGGAGGAACTCCCTGCGGTGAGCGAGAAGTTCTTCAGCGAAACCCTTTCCGATCATTAAGGAGGAGTGGTGATGGCGATTCGACCGAGTCTGTCTCTGTGGCGTTACATGTTTGTCAACAAGTATGCCCAACTGACAGGCATGTCCTGGGAAGACGGTGGCGGCGACGATGAAGAGATTGAGAAATACTTCGATCTGAACTTTACTCCAGCCGAGGCGGTGGAAGATCAGATATGTAAGTATGATCTGGATTGTGTTCTTTAACCCAAAGGAGGAATGGCAAATGTTGAAGGATCAAGTGCATGTCGGTATGAAGGTGTTGTTCGGACGACCGAACGGGACAAAGACCCTGGGGGTTGTCGAGAAGATCAACCCATCGAGGGCGAAGATCAAGAAGTTTGACTCTTCAGGGTCGATGTGGATGGTGCCCTACTCGCTGATCTACCCTATCGATGGCGACATCGAAAAGCCCGGGTTGACCCAACCGGTGAGCATGGTGCATCAGCGAGTGGAGCAACTGGTCAACCGCCACGGCCTGGCCGAGGTCGTTGCCGCCCTGAAGAAAATCACTGGCAAGTCCGAACTATGAAAATGGTGAGGATGTCCAAGGAGGCGGCCGTGCAACTCGCAAAGATCATTGAGTTGCACGGTTCGTCCATCTTGCCAAACAAGGATTTGCTGCTGCTGATGAAGGAAGTCAGCAGAGTCTTCTTCAACAATGACACGGGGGACAGTCCGGATGCGACAAAAGAGAAAGCTGACAGCGTTCGTCTACAGGAATCTCCACCACCCAGGGGTGGTCTGGTCTGCAAAGTCAAGCGAGGGGAAAGTCATTTTACATGACGAGAACCTTCTGATTAAGAATGTTCAGTTCGTTGTTCAGCCAGGTGGCCGGGATCGGGTGAGGGCATTGGGCAAAAAGCTGGTTCATGCCGGAGTCAAGGGGGAGATCGTGACCGACCCCATCGAGGCTGGCAAACTCATCAACAGTATGCCCAGAGACAAGACTGCCTACTACAACCCCTACAAGGTGGACAGTTTTGTGGACGGCGACGGGAAAAAGCTCGAGACCGCGGGGGTGGTGCTGCTGACCAGCGTGGACGGCAAGCCCAGGGTTTTCTTCCAGGAGGCTGCGTGATGGCGAACAAGAATACCGAACTGCCCGATTTAGGGAAAGTTAGCCTGACCAAGATGCGTAAACTGAAGGTTGGGCAAACGATTGGTTTTGACCGGCCTGATGTCCGGACAGACCGGTATGTCAGCGGTAATGTCATGAGGCTCAGGCTCTTGGGTGGGGAATACACGACCAAGATCGCAATCCTGGTCGATCCCAAGGCAGCGGTTTCCAAGAAGGTGATTTTTGTAACAAGGACAGAATAAAATGACACATCTGGAATTGGCGAAGGCGATTGCGATTCATTTGGGTGTTGTCGGTCGCGTCGGTGGCTGGCTTTATATGAAAGACAAGCCTGTTTGCCAGGGTTGGTTTGAGTGGACGCAACGATGCGAGAAGAAAAAATGGATCGTGGATCGCGGTCCACCTTTCGATCCACATGTTGATTGGAGAAAGATTACGGAGGAAGTGTCACAATGAAAAGGTTGTCGGAACTGTACACGGCAAACGCCTTCGGAGATGTCGAGTTCTTAAAGGACTTGAGCGTGGACGAACTGGTCGATGAGTGCGGGAAACTGCTGCGGCACTGGGTGGATGTGCTGGGTTGGGACCTGGGCGAAACGACTGCGGACAAGATCGCTAACTTTCTGGAAAGGGAATGGGGACGATGAAGACGGTTTACGGCTGGCGACTGGGCGAAAGGACGATGGGAAACGACAACGGAGTGTTCAAACATGTCGAGGCTAATGGTAAAAATTACCTGCTGATCGCCTACGAAAGCGAACTTCCTAGTTGGGGTTGGGTTTGTTCAATCAACGACTATAGCACAGGTGATGTGTTGTGGGGATGTTGGGGCAAGAACCCCTACAAAACGAACCTACAGTCGGCGACACGGTATTGCGACAAGATTTTTAAGGAGATGTTGGCCGATGGAAAACTCGGACCCGTACAATTGGAAGTACCTGGAACTGGAACATCGGACGGGGTACAGACAGCTTTACCCGCTCTCTGAAAAAGTTTCCGTGTCTCTGGTTCACGATGCAGCCAGGCAACTGAAGATGCGCTGGGCAGAGGCTTGGGCGACCCTCATGAGGGGCAACGAGCTTAAGCTGAAGAATTCGGTGTTCCGTTTGGCAAAGTAATTGACTTTTCTAGGAGGACAGTTTAATGTTGAAATGCAAATTGCAACTGCGGAATTCAATTCTGGGACGGGGGCTTTTCCCCGTTGACGGCGAGTGCAAGTCGGTTCTCGACAAGCTTTACGGTTCCGACTATGACAAGCTGAAGAGGAGCGAAGTCTGTTGTCTGAAGAACGATGTCCAGGCATGTTTGATCCACATCCGATCCGTTGCCAACAGCTACGGTTTGAAGATGTCCGTTTGCGGCAGCAAACACGCTCCGACATTGAGGTTCTTCGCTAGGAAGGAAATGGAGGACAAACCAGCCGAGGAGGTGTCGGTTGATCTTCGCTACTCCATGTGGAGTGACGAACAGGCTATCTGGGAGGACTTTGCCCCTGGGGTGTGGGAGAAGATGCGGAACGCGTTTGAAGGCAAGTCAGGCCCGATCACGATCCACACAGACCCCAAAAAGGAAATCTACCACGGCACGGTGACCATTTTCAAAGGAAAGGCTTGCGGTGCCCTGACCACGGAATGGGACGATCTTGAATCCCTGGCTGGCACGCTGGGTGTGCCTTGCGATGAAGCGTTCATCGATCTAATCCCATTCACGGCAGAGAACATGGCTCCTGGGGTTGGGTGGAACTTCAAGATTAAGGCAAGAAGTTTCCAGGCCTTGGTCAAGAAAATAGACAGGGGAGAGGAAAAACTGATCGAGCAAGACGAAAACGAATGGGACCTTCTGGCGAAATCGGTGGGTCAAACGAAAAACAAACTGCAATAATGGTGAAAGGGGGTTTGTGATGACGAAAGATGAGCATGTGAAACGGACGATCAAGGCTTACCGCATCGTGATCCGGAAGATCAAGAGGCTGAAAGCCAAGAAGAATCCTCTGGCAGATTCTTATCAACTGTTGGCCGGGCTGGCTTCTGCCCATCTGGCCGAGCTTGGCGTGGACTTCAAGAAGATTCTGCGCCAAGAATTTCCAAACGCAAAGTGGGAGGACTGAACATGACTCAGAAAAAGAACTTGATTTCTTTGCCGGGGCGTGGAGGAAGCGGGCGGTATCTGCTGCACGAGTTTCCCGTTGACTGGAACGGCCGCGGGTTTCAGTACGAAAAATTGCACGATGATCGTGCGAAGTACAATGTGTTCCTCTCCAACGATGGATGCGAACACGACAGCTGCGACTGCCCGGATGCGACCTTCCGGGAAAGGCGGTGCAAACACATCGAGGCAGCCAGGGCGTTCCTAATTGCAAGCTTGAGGAAAGGGGTGACGGAATGAACGAGACAACCACCACATGGATCGACCTTGCATCCGAACAGGCAGACATCGCCGCCGAGTCTGTTTTTGAAACGGCTAAGGAATTCGTCAACGAAAAGGACGCCCAACACCTGGCTGACCAGGCATGGGCTAGGACGATTCGTTTTGAGTTGTGGTCTCCTGAAAGCAAAACAATCAAGGAGATGGGTGCTTCGGATGAGGGTATCGTCTGCGGCAACATCATCGACTGGCTCAGAATGAGGGCGGGCGAGTCTCCGAAACTCAAAAAATATGACATGGCCTTTAGGCTTCTGGAGGAAGGATGGTTTGCCTTTAAATAGACTTGCATATTTTGTGGCCTAACAATAAGCTGTTCTATGGCGTTATGTCTTTTCATGGAGGAAACGATGAGCGGAATGGAAGCAAAACTGCTGGCAAAGCTAGTCGCAATCGAGCAGGTCATGTACGAGGTGATGACCGATGAACAACGGCAGGAATTTGCGACACGGGTTGCGTGGCGAATGCTTGAGTGGGACAGCGAGGACATCCTGGCAGGGACGATCTGGGAGGAAATGCAATGATCAAGATGATCTTGGTATTTGTCGCCGCCTTTGTGGTTGGTTGCTGTTGCCAACGGTCGATGACCGTCAAGAGCAAGTTCGACCCCTACAACCAGGCCCGTCCGGTTGAGTCGGTTGAGTTTCAATGGACTTTGACTTACTAGGAGGTAAAGTTATGGTTCAAATTCTGGTAATTGCTGGTCTTTTGGCCACGCAATGGTTGTTTTTTTATTGGGAATGGGACAACGGAGGTGATCAATGAACAGACTACTGAAGATTTTTGCGAAGTGCGAACAGGACATCCTCAAGCGATTCGGCAACGACACCGCATCGCTTGAGTCAAAGGGGCCGCCGAAGTGGTCGCCGGAGACATGGGGCTGGGTCGATGAACGGGTCAGGACTTTTGAGGAAGTGGCAGAGTGGGCCACCCCCCAGGAGAAACAAACTATTCGCAGCTGGCTGGGCGCAAGCGTCGAGGAATACAACGAAAAAGATGTGATTGTTCGCGCATGTTTTGAACATGTGGTGCAGACTGTTGACAAATTCCTCAACGATAAGGGGCACAGCTGATGGGAATTGCTTTTGCAATCGGCCTTACACTAGTCTTTTTCAAGTCGTTCTTCGATGAGCTTGAGGAAATCTCCTGGGGTTGCACACGGTATGTCGGGAGAAAACGATGAGGCTGGTAAAAAACAACGGCGAGATCGTGGTGTTTCGTCACTACGATCATTTCCGTCAGACAGTTTCCAAAGGCCACCCCAGAAAAATTATTCTGGAGGTGGCCGGTTCATTTGCCCATCTTACTGTCCTAGCCAAAGAAGGCAGGTTGACGATTACTTTCCCCAGCGTGGCGTCCATGAAGAAGGCCCTGGCAAACTGGCGTTCGCTGGAAGGCATACAGATGGTTGTCAACGGTAGGAAGCGGGGACGCGTTTCAAGGCACAATCCGGAACTGATCGCATAAGGAGAAACAATGCCAAGAGGAAGAAAGCCGATTGAGGAGATCACAGACAAACAGAAGGAGGTTCTGAAGCTGATCATCTCTCTAACAGAAAAGAACGGCTACCAACCGAGCCGGGACGAGCTAGCCCTGATCATTGGGACAACAAGACATGCGGTGACACAGAGGGTTTGGCAACTTGAGAAAAAAGGCTATCTGGAAAAACCTCCCCAAGGAGGCGAAAGATGTCTGAGAATACCAGGCATCAGCTTCAGGGCTGTGCGGAACAAGCAGGAGATACCGGAAATGAACCGCGGGGTGGTCAAGGAAATAGTGGGGGGAATGAAATGAGCAAGTATGTGGCGGTGGTGATCGACTGCGAGAACAATGCCGACCTGTGGTGGGAGAACATGCGGAAATGCGCCCCGACATTCACCGCATCCCTCTCTAGGAATGGTGTGGCGGTGATCCGCAAGGAATTATGTGACATACTAATCGGCGCGCCTGGCTACAACGAAAAAGACTCGCCAGACTACGCTCCCTTCCCGGTGATTTTCTACGAGGAGGGGCACAAAGACTGGGAATCGCTGACAAGAGAAAAGCATCTGGTTTTTGACGAGTTGTCCTAACAGGAGGGTTTGCGATGGAAAGCTTGACAGATTTGGATTGTGTGATGATCGATGGCATCCGCTTCATGCGGAAAGTTCGGAGCAGCCCAGGAGGGCCGTCGAGTTCGGGTTCGTATTCCAGCGACACCGGACGATACTGGTTCGATGGCAAGGACGAGTCCGGCCTGATCCGGGTTTACCACGGCGAGATCGGCGACAAATCCAGGCCGGTCGGCGACGAGAACACCGTCATGGCCGAGATTGTCTCCCGGTGCGGCGAGGCCGATCTGGACAAGCGCAAGGCCGCCGTGCAGCAGGAACGGCTGTATCGCATCTGGGGCGGTCGGGAGGAGTACTACAAGACCTTCCCTTGGCTGAAGGGGGGTTATCTGCCCCATCGGGATGTTGATATGGTGGACAACTGCTGCACGGAGTGCGGGGTGCGCGGACTAGCCAAGGGGCTGGTGCGGTGCAACAGGTGTCGTCGTGGTGAATTCTAACACGGGAGGCAGCGATGGTTGAGGAACCGGAAAAGAATACCTGGGAATGGGACCTGGAGGAAATCCAAGCCACGATCAACGGCACCACATGGTTCGCCACGGTCACCATGACTGGCGACATTTCATGGAAACTGAAAGACTTTGAATGCTGTTTCACGGGGCGTTCTAGCGAGGAATGGGTCGGCAAGCCGATCAATCCCAGAGTGAAGTCGATTGGTGAGGCGTACAACGCCGACACCGACACGGTGGAGCCGCTGCCAGAAGGAGGCTGGGAAGCCTTCTCTGCGGTGGTGATGGATCAGATCAAGCTGGACGAAATTGACATCCCGAATGTCGATCCTAAGACTGGGAAGGATTTTGAGTGACCCGTTCCCTCCAGACCTCGACATTGGCTCCGGCCGCACGGAACATCTGAGTGCCGTAAAGCCGGACCACCGTCAGCATCTTCTTCGACAAATTCTGAAACAGTTCCTGGCCGGGTGGGGAGTCGAGGGCGCCAGCCCAGACCTCCTGCCCGGCCAAATGCGCTAACCCAGCCGGAGTCTGGTGGGCCGCAACCGGATACAACATCACACCGCTCTTGTCCGGTCGCAGATGTTCAGGAATCCACCCATACAAAAAAGCACAGTTCCAACTGCCACACACAGAAGGACGGGATGGGTCGGTCCAAATACCGCAACCACCCCCTCTTTTCCTGTGGGCGCAGTCCGTGTATTCAGGCTTGTCTAATTCGCGAACCTCAAGGATTCGACAGCAAACATCACATTCGCCGCAAGATTTGTCTTGAACAGTAGTTAGGTTCATTCTTTTCATTAGATCATTTTTCCGGTTTTACATTCGTGACTCCACATGGTTATAGTGATGCAGGACAAAGTTCCGTACATAGCCCACCAGGCTCGGGCAAGCTGTCACGCCAGCAGGACTGCGGTCAATGGCGTAGGTCGAAGACCCCGACCGTCGTGTAGTGGTCCTTCAGAGCAATCTGTCGTAAGCGTAGTGCCCGGTATGGTACAGAGGACTTCACGGCCGGGAGGGGGAATCGCAATCCTCCGTCTCCAGGGAAAAGCATCGTCCGACAGGATGACCCGGGAGCCAAAAAGGAATTCCTTCCTGCGCTGTTTTTCTTCTTTTCCGGGGGTCCTCATGTCTTTGCAGAGGATTGATGGCAAAACAGGGTTGCAAGGTTTTGAAGAACGCCTCCCTGCGGTCGGCTAGCGTCTACGGGAGAAGTCTCCCAGCAGGCTGAGAGCCTCTCTTGTCGGCGTAAAGTCTTTGGATAAGCAACTGCAAGGTGAAGACTGGCAATCAGGGTTGATAGTTAAATTGAAACAAGGATTCAAAAGAATCAAATGCGCGAACGCAGGGGTGATATTTTTGCGCAAAAACACGGGTGGGTGGGCATACCGACCAGCGGGGTGATTACCCATTCGGTCAAAGGCCCTCGGTTGATCATGGGTGCTGGCATAGCTCGTGAGGCCAAGGAGAAATGGCCTGGGCTAGACCGAACCTGGGGCTACCATGTGCGGGATCACGGGAATGTCCCATGCGCTGTAGCTTGGTTGCAGGTTATTTCCGTGCCAGTTAAGCATCACTTTTCAGAAAAATCAGACCTAGGACTAATTCAACGCTCGGTTTTATTCTTGGCCCACTGGGCCTGGGAAAACAAAATCGAAGAAGTTTACCTGCCCAGACTCGGTTGCGGACATGGTGGTTTGCGCTGGGTTCAAATCCGACCACTTCTTGAAGGCATCTTGGACGACCGCTTCACCATCCTTTTCTAAATCGCTACTGCTGCTGCCTAAAGCACTTATCTACATCAATTCTGGGTAATATATGACGAGTGATCCACCCAAACATGCTGGGGTATATGCTGATGATCCACCTAGGAGTCGAACTGATGGATATCAGCATCGAATACATGGTCAAGCGACACCTGCCCGATGTTCTTGAGGTCGAACGGGGGGCGTGGACCTATATCGACTCAGATTTCGGTGAAATCATCCACCCATCTTATTGGGACGAACAGAAATTCATCTCTGAAGTTCGCCGGAAATCTACGGTGTTTTATGTGGCTTGCGAGGGGCCGGTGGTGGGCGGCTACGCCGTGATCAGCAAGAACAAAGATCGTTCCAGCACGACCATCGAGCGACTGGTTGTACACCCTCTTTTCCGTCGCCGCGGGCTTGGCTCTGCCTTGCTTGAAGAGATTCTGACGCGCAGTGTGAGCAACAAATTTTTAGCTCAGGTGCGTGAACACGATTCAGACAGTATCGCTTTTTTCCAAGCCAAAGGCTGGCAGGGGCGACTAGTCCGAAACATGTATGGGCGGGATTTGGACGGCATTCTATTTTCTCGTCCAGAGTAAATTCCGATTTTTTTGCTTAACAAACACCCTGCTTAGCAATATAATAGATTAGTCTATTACATCGTTTAAGATTAAGGGTGTTAATAATGTCCAATCAACTTCTTGAAGATGCGCGGGATATCCTAGACAGTCTTCTTCAAATCTCCCAAAACACAGCCCTGCACCAACGCATTACTGATGCGTATGTCAATGTTTCCCGAGGTCTTGATGAGGCCAAGAAGGAAATGGGGCAGCGGGACAATCTTTGGCAGCAACAGTTGATTTACGAGGCCCTCAAGCCAACCTGGGCGCCTTTTGCGGATGTCCAGGCCATTCTGGCCAGCGACGAACCCAAGGGGCGTTTGCTTTCCATCCGTGCCCTCCAAGGCTTTGAAAGTTTTGAGTTGGTCAACGGGGCCTTTGAGACTTTTACCATTCCCATCTCGGCCATCACCAACCCGGCCAACGAGGCCGACAAATCCATCACCCTGAATGGCATTCAGATTACCGACGAGGGGAAGCGGGTCAGCTTCGGGCCGGATGATAGGTTCTATTCCACGACAACTGCTCAGCTTTTTGCTTTGAGCCAGCAATGATCAATCTATCCACCGGAACAGAGTTATTAACAATCAAGGATTTCCGTATCCGCAGATGGTTCAAGAATATTGCTGATGCTGAAACCGATGGTTGGCGAATTGTGTCCGTGAAAATTGTGCCGGGTTGGTTCGTAGATTACTACACGGCACATCTGCACAGGAACTCGGGCCTAGAAGTCGATTTTACTTTGGGACCTATCAAGGATCGAAAATAATGCGTTACTTGAGCGTATGTAGCGGTATCGAAGCTGCCAGCAGAGCCTGGCATCATCTGGGATGGACCCCTGTGGCCTTTTCCGAGATTGAGCCGTTTCCTGCCGCAGTTTTGAAACACCATTTCCCTGGGGTGCCAAACTGGGGCGACATGACGAAGTGGAGAGAGTGGCCAGATGAAAAGATCGAAGTCCTCGTCGGCGGCACGCCTTGTCAGAGCTTCAGCGTTGCGGGACTCAGGAAAGGACTCTCTGACCCCCGCGGGGGCCTCATGCTTGACTATGTTGGAATCGCTGGGCGTTACCGACCTAAATATATCATCTGGGAAAATGTCCCCGGTGTTCTCACATCAAACGGAGGACGGGATTTTGGAACCCTCCTCGGGGCGTTGGGGGACCTGGGGTATGACCTCGCCTACCGGGTTCTTGACGCTCAATGGGTCCGAACACAACAGTTTCCACACGCCGTCCCACAACGTAGACGCCGTGTGTTCGTTGTCGGATGTCTTGGAGAGAGGGGTAGTGCCGCCAAGATACTTTTTAAGTCCGAAAGCTTGTGCGGGAATCCTCCGACGCGCAGAAAAACGGGGCAAGGCGTTGCCAGAGATGTTGCACCGAGCCTTGTTAGCAGTAGTCGAGGCGTCGAGCGAACAGGAGAATCCCGAGGACAAGACCCAGTCGTAGGTTGTTGGTGGGACGGTAGCCAGGTCAGCCAGACCTTGGACGCCGTCCTTGCCAAGGGGCAAACCATGCCGGAAAAGAATCGTTTTCCGGCGGTTCTTCAGGGCAAATTGAACTGGCCAGCTGATGTCAGTTGTTCACTCAATGCCTCGTTTGCAAACAAGCAGGGGCTGGAGGATCAGCATGTTGATAGTGCCTGCCCCATGTTTGTTCCTGGGGTTGTTGCGCCGACCCTGACGGCTGCCAACGATCCCAGTCGCAGTCCTCAGTCGGCAGAAATCACGGCTCAGGTGGCTGCCGTGGTGGAGGCCATGGCCTTTGCCCAGAACCAAGTAGGAGAGGTGCGGACGAACAACATCGCCAACACCCTGAACACCAACAGCAATGCCAGCGGACGGAACACCCCGTTGGTTGCCGTGTCGGTGAATGAGAACTTGGTTTTGATGGATCAGGGCGGTTCCGTCATGCAGACCCTTCAGGATGGCACGGTCGGAACTTTGCGCAGAGAGATGCACGGTCACGAGCCTATCGTCCTCCACGCCGTGGGGACGGATTGCTACAACGGGGCGATCACGGGCGATGTGGCGGCGACGATGGGAACGCCAGGCTCCAGCGTGAATGCCAGCGGGCCTACTGTCATGCAGCCTGTCGAAGTGCCGGATGTGGCCGGAACGATGAAGTCCTGCGCCAATTCTGGTGGTTGGAGCAACAGCGCAGATCATGCAGCCGCCGGATACATGCTGCCTGTTTCCGAACAATCAGTAGCAATGCGAGAGTCGGGCCAAGGTTACTGGATGGAGGACAATGTCTCCGGCACCTTACGCGCAGAAGGCGAGGACAGGCCCAGCAGACCAAGTCATGTGATTGGTCAACCAATCCCGCTTGATCTCCGCAATGCTGGTCGTGATCCCGAAAAGCACGATGAGATGAACCGCCAAGGAGTGGGGGTTGGCAATCCGGGTGATCCAGCCCACACGGTGACTCAGGCTTGCGTTCACGGCGTAGCCGTGTTTCATCCCACCCAAGACCCAATTCCATCAGATGACGGCAAGTGCCACTCAATCGGGTGCGGGAGCAAAACGGGCTGTGCGACGGCCGCCGTCGCTTATGTGAAGTCAACCAATCCACACAGCAAAGACGAGGCTCCGACTTTCAACGAAACCGAAGTCGCAGCTTGCCTGAATGGGTGGGACGAAAGACACAATCCACCAAAGCACATGGCCGTTTCTGTGCAAGATGTACGGGATATTGACAAAAAGCAGAACGGTCGTGGATGGAACGATGACGGCTCCAGCTACACCGTAGATGCAGCAGCCACTCAAGGAGTAGCCTATCACGCCACTAGGCGAGATGGGGTGCGGGTCAATGTCGGAGTTAGCCCAACCGTAGAAGCGCAATGGGGAACGGGTGGGAACAATGTCCCGAATGTCATGAGCAAACCACCCTCAATGGTTGTCCGCAGGCTTACTCCGGAGGAGTGCGAGTCGCTCCAGGGATTTCCTTGCGGTTGGACGAACATCCCCTACAAGAAAAAGCAGGATTCTCCCGACAGCCCGAGATACAAAGCCCTTGGAAACAGCATGGCTTGTAATTGCATGTCCTGGATTGGCGAACGAATTGACGCCGAAGAGAAAGGTGTTCTTTGATCTTGCCCCTGCGCGGGGGTGTTTTTTGTGTCCCTTTAGGAGATCGTCTCATGGCTCTGACTCTGACTGATGTTCAACAGGTTGATCTGGTTGTTAAGCCGGTGAACAAGGCTGGCAACGAGGCTCCCGTGGAGGGGGTTGAGTGGACCTCGTCCGACCCCTCGGTGATCGAGGTGGTAGTGGACGCCGCCAACTCCCTGAAGGCCTTGGTAAAAACCACCGGCAAGGTGGGCAACGCCCAGGTCAAATTCTCTTGCGATGCGCGGATCGGCGAGGGCGTTAGCTCCCTGATCGCCACTCTGGATGTCCAGGTTGTTCCTAGCGAAGCGATCAATGTCGAGATCAACGCCGGAACTCCATCTGATCGTGCTTAATCGATGATGGTCGGGGGTGGCTTCTTGTGAGGCCGCCCCCTTTCCATTCAAGGAGTCAGGGATGAATCCGTTAGCTCTTGAGCAATTTGGCTTCAAGGAAGGCCAGTTGTCATCGATGTACACTTGCGACCGTTTTTGGACTTACACGGTCAAGGATTCAGTCGGTCGCCGTTTTCCCATCACAGTACGGTGGTGGAATTTTCGCAAATACGGAGCGGATCACGAGGGGTGGGACGCCGAGTCCCAGATGAAACTCCGCGTGTGCGGTCAAGAAAAATGGCTGACCATCGTTCTCCAATCCGTCGAAGGCATGTCCCCCGAGGACATCGTCGATTACTTCACTTCTGTTTGGCAAGACCTCAGCGCAGATTATGTCCGAAGGTGGGAGGAATAGGATGTTTACCCCATGGCAAACCCGGATCAAGATTGACCAGCCAGCAGATTCAAATGCCAGCAGGGATGAGATTCAAACCTTGAACATCAAGGTCGAGGACGCCGGGGACGGGGCGTATATTGTCATCCAAACCAAACGCTGGGCTTTCAACAGGGAAGAATTGGACGACTTCGTTGCCTACCTGAAAACCCTTTGCGAAAATTACGACAAGAACATGGACAAGGCTTTGTCTTCTTTCGATTACCCGGCTGTCAAACCACTCTTGGTAGAGAAGGACTGATCATGCTGAACAGTGAAGAACTGAAGGCGATCCGCAAAAGAGCCAGCGAGGCCACACCCGGCCCCTGGTTTGCGGCAGCCACCGATGATGACATGTGCATGAACGCCCTCTTTGTGACCACAGAACCTACTCCGTTTGAACACAGCAATACGCATGGGATGTCTCCCGGCGACAAGGACAGCAAACCCGAGAAGGTAGTGGCTATCACCCTGCTCCAGTCCCCACCGTTGGCGTACCATGAAGCCCAGCGTTGGGATGAGGACACCTTGTTCATCGCCCACGCCCGCGAGGATGTTCCAGCCCTGATTGAAACGGTTGAAGCCTTGCAGCAGTACAACGAGCAACTCAACTCTCTGGCGGGACTGCAAGACATTAAGATGGACAAGATGGAATCCTTAATCAGGCTGATTGTCCAGCATCCCAATATTCTCAACACGCCCATCCCCCAACTGGGCAACAAAACCCCAAGGACTTTGATCCTGACAGACAGAATGGACGACTTGACTAGTCTCATTTACTATCTTGAACAGGTTTGAGATGAACAACATTTTGCAGACAGAAGTCACCGTCAAGAACCTGGGCGATGGCAACTGGAAGTGGCATGTCCAGGTCGAGTACCACGATGGGTCCGACACCTGGCAGATTGCCGAGGACGGGACGGAATCCTCGTATCTGACGGCCAGAGAGGCGGCGGCAGACTCCCTATATTTGACAGAAAAAGAAATCCTTGCGGAACAACAGGAACATGAGTGACTACGAAAAGTTTCTGAAGAAGCAACTTCGTGTGAGTGAGACTTTCAGGATCATTTACGGCATCATGATTTTTGTCATGATGGTTGTCTGTTATTTTGTGAGTGTCAATAAAGATCAAAGGATTATCGATTTGGAAGAGGCGATCATGAAAAACGCCCCGAGCCGGACCTGGGCCATTGAAGTTCTGAACAAGGACAAGAAATGAGTTCTCCAGATGATGAATGGGTAGACCGTGGGACGGACATTGCGGCGTTCTGTTTGTTACACATATCGTCCTGGCTGATCGTGCTTGGGGTTATTGAGTTGGTTACTGGTATGACGGAGAGGGGCTGGCCCACCCTCGCCTTCGGCTTATTGTTTCTCTTGTCGTGGAAGATGATAAGCTTAGTGATTGGACAACTCAGGGAATGGCGAGATGACATTGACCAACAAAGACCTGATGCGGATGGTGAAGACGGGCAGTCATAAGCCTTACGAAATCCAGGAAGAGGCCATCAGGGGATTGGCGAGGGAGTTGTTGCGGGTGCGCCTGGTTGTCCAGTCCCAAGCCCCCGCCTGCACTGTGCGCGGTCAACGCTTTCTGCCAGATTGGGCGATATCGGTTATTCACGGCGAAGGAGATGTGGAGTGATATTCGGCATAAAAGAGATGAAGGAGTTTGCCTCCAACCACGAAGACCCGAGGGTTGTGGCTATATGGCTTCGACTGGAAGAAGTCCGGAGCAAAACCAGCAAATGGTGCAATAGGCTTGTGGAGCTTAAGAAGGCTAACGACAAGCTGCGTGACCTGCTGAAGCGTGCGCTTCCGTATGTCGCTTACGAGGATATGCAAGTTGCCAACCACGGCGGAACCTGTACAGACCACGCACAATTAGCTGATGAAATAAGGCAGGCAATCGGCCCGCTGCCGGGCGAAGGAGGTGAGTGATGGACGGCAACGAGATCGGTAGAGCCATGACCTCCATGCTGGTCAGCCTCGTTTTGGTGGCGCTTATAGCGGGGGCCGGATTGGTTCTGTTAATCCAGTGGCTCTGGCCGACCCTTAAGGCGTGGATTCATTGGGCTACGGGCTGACTACGAACAAAGGAGATAATTGATGAGTGAACCCTGTCCCTTCTGTGGCCACCAACCCATCTGGTTTGGAAAAATAGTCGTGGCTTGTTACTGCAATGTTTACGACTTGGAGGGGGTCGCTATTCAAGAAGCTATTCGTCGAGATGAAAAAACCGCATAAAATATGCAGAAGGGGCATATAATGTCACATAAAAAAGCTATTCAGCGCCGACAGCAAGAAGGGAGGCCGCGGATGGCAGGCTACCAGATGACCCCGGAGAGGACCGAAGCAGCCCTGATGTGCGCCCTGACCGCACAGAGGACTGACAACCCCCTCCTGGCCGACTGTGCCAAAAAGATGATTGAAGACTTTGGTGTCCTCTGGGTCCGTGGACTAGCCGAGGAAGTCATCAGGCTCCGTGAGCAACTTGGCTCTTAACCTCAGCCTACTCGGTTAATACCTTGTGCCTGAATGATCTAAGTTGCTTCTTTTGACTTCTCATTATGCTTGTGGGTGGTCGATTGCAGAAGCAGCCAAGGGCCAGGCGGGGATAGGGTGCGACCGTTTCCCCGCCAGAAGATACCGGATCGCACAGTCTGGTCATGAGAGTTCGAGTCTCTCTTCAGGTTTTTCTAAATTACGCAATTTGAATATTCTACTTGACACCATAACGACCAACATCTAGCGTGGGGAAATTGAGAGCATTGTTGCCCCCAATGTTCTTAATTTTGTTATGGATAATTTGCCGGTCATGAATGACCCTGATCGCGTCCCTATAAGATCAAGGCATTTATGGTTGCTAACACATATGATCCTGTTGTATCTTTATATACCAATGGCTATCTAAATGCCATTATGAAGAAGAGGCCACTGCTGAAAAGGGAGTGGGAAGTTGAAGACTTCTGCCAGGAACTGTCGATAAACTTCATCCGCAAGGTTCCCGCCGACAAAAGGCAGACCATGCCAAAAGAACACCAGGATTGTCTCGTCAAGCGGATGGCTGCCCAGTTATCCAAAGACAAACTGCGACAGATTCAGAGGAAAAAGCGCGACTGTCGTCGTGTTTCTAACAATCTGGATGTTGATTTATCCGACAACAATGGAAATGTGTTGGAAAATCTGTGTGGCGATGAGTCTTTACATTGTCTGCGTAGTCATCTTAATGGTGATTTGTGGCCTATTTTCTGCATGAGGAGTGACGGTTTGGACTGGGATCAAATAGCCAAACGGCTAAATGCAGAAAAGACCGATGCGTTACGCATGAAGTATTCCCGGGCCATCAAGGCCATTTCGACCTTAGTGAACAAGGAATAATCCATTTGGGTTATTAATGTTGGGGTGGGTCAGCCACAGGCAGGCCCACGATGTATTGGATTGGTTTTGTTCTGACAGCTTGGCTCACCGCCGACTTCCTGACCGGTCTGTTTCACTGGTTTGAGGATCGGTACGCCAACCCTAAATGGCCAGTTTTCGGCCCCCTGGTGGCCGCCCCGAACGAACTTCACCACGCCGAACCTCGAGCTTTTCTGCGTGGAAGCTACTGGACCCGCAATAACACCACCCTCATCCCCTGTCTGACCGTCGCCGCTCTCTTGGCTTACCAGGAGCAGTGGTGGTGGGCGTTGGTTGCCTTTTGCGCGGCCCAGGCTAACGAGCTACACGCCTTCACCCACCGCGCTGGCATCCCCCGCCCGATCCGCGTCCTTCAGGACACCGGCATTTTGCAAAATGCCCGTCACCACGCCCGCCACCACATCAGCCCCTACGCCAGCCATTTCTGCGTGATGTCCAGCTGGCTCAATCCTGTTTTAGATGCCATTGGCTTTTGGCGTTTTTTGGAATGGGTCGTTTACTGGACTATTCGGGTCAAACCAAAACAAGAACGGCCAGATCATGCTGGGGCTGGCTAAGCTTGTCCTCGTCTACCTGATCATTGTTGAGCGAGTGTGGCTCCCCCCGGCAGTCGTTCAAGACAACCTATTCTTTCAACAGCTTTTGGCTCAGGTCGCCCAGGACCTGGAGTTGTTCGCATACCCCGAATGCACCAATCTGAACAAGGCTCGAAACGCCTACGAGGAGACGCTGAACTGTCGGGCAAAACTGGCAGATGCCAAGAAGTTTTTCTATATAGATTTTTATGTGGAAGGGACAACCTGTTACATGATCTGGGCGATGAAGTACAACCGACCTTTTGATGAGGTCTGTCGTCGCAACATCTTGCAAAGTTACGGTGAATCCCGGGATTTTTGGAAGATTGTTCAGCGAGATAATGATTTGATTTATAAAGTTTACGATTTACTTGATGACCAATACAGGAACATTCCATTGTATTCCAAGCGGTTAAAGTTAGATGCGTTGCGGGAAATTTTAGGGAGTGAAGCCTATGAGGCTGGTTGGCTTCCTAATCCCACACCTACATGGAGGTTCTTGCCGTGAAGGAATACGATTTGTATCGATGCATATCTGACCTAGCTTGTGTGGCCAGTTTCACTTTTATTACTTGGATGCTTCTCCGAAAAAATTCTTGGAGATAACCTAGACGGTTACATCGGCGTTTCTATCATATGGAGTCGGCGTGGGCAGGCGGCCTGTGCCTTTTTTTCATGGACGAGGTAAACATGAAGCGATTTGCTTTTGGTTTGTTGGCCCTGGCAATGGTGGCTTCTGCGGCTTCGGCTGGCCCCTTCCGCCGCAAGGCGGTTGTGGTCCCAGCCACCAAAACCGTGACCCAGACTAAAACCACAACCACCGTCACCACGGTTACTAATGCTCAGGAAGTAGCGGCCTATTTGGCCGGGATTGGCAGGATTGGCCATTTTTTCCGTGGCGGTTATCGCTTTGAGGGTGTGGGAATGGGTTCTACCCCCCAGGCTGCCATTAATTCCTGCTGCAAGCCCCGTTTTGGCGGTTCGCCCCGCGAAATTGGCGTTGCACAAGGGCGCAACGGCATGTTCTACGCATGCTGTCGCTACTGAAAAATTGCTAGCCTAGTGTTTTGGACTGGGGAACCCGGTCGGCACAGCTAGCGATGAGCGCACGATTTGCCATCCCTTATCGTGCGTTTTCACGGGAGTGGAGCAGTGGTAGCTCGCCAGGCCCATAACCTGGAGGTCGCTGGTTCAAATCCAGCCTCCCGAAATGGGCGGCGACCGCAAGGTTGCCGCCTTTTTTCTTACCTAGGAAATGTCTCATGTATCCCATGCGGCAAGACAAGCTCAGCATTCTTGGGATTCAGGAGCTAGCAAGGACGCTACTCGACAAAGGGACGGTTTGGTCCTTTGTTGAGATCGGATGCTTTGCTGGGGAGTCTGCTGTACTCTGGCACGCCTTCCTCCCCAACGCCATGATCTTCTGTATCGATCCCTGGAAAGCCGGCTACGACCCCAACGATAACGCTAGCAGCCACAATATGACCTTGGTCGAGGAAGCTTTTGACAAGCGGACCATGGATTGTTATCGGCTGACCAAGCTAAAGGGAACCTCGTCCGATTTCGCTGACCATCCCTGGCTCCTTTCCGTTGACGCAACTTACATCGATGGGGAACACACCTACAAGGGCGTGAAGGCCGACATTGAATTCTGGCTTCTGCGTTGCAAGCTGGCGATTTGCGGTCACGATTACCATCCCAGTTGGCCTGGAGTTATTCAGGCTGTCGATGAAGCATTTGAAAAACCAGACCTTGTTTTTTCTGATAATTCTTGGCTTAAGTGGGTCAAGCAATGAAACCGCCTCGCCGAGTAGCCGCTTTTTGTCAATGCGCTAATTACCATCATCACGCTGTTCTTACTTTAGATGAATGGAATGATTCTGCGTTTGGGTTGGTAGAGCTTGAATGTTGTCTGGCTATCCACTTGGCCCCACATCCTTCTTTCCTCGCAAGAGTATGGAATGCTCTGGCTTATGTTTTTACAGGTCGTGCCCGTTGCTACCAGGAAGTCATGCTCAGCGAGTCTGACGCCGAAGAAATGCGCGACTTGTTGGGAGAGTTTGTCGCTATGAGCAGGGGGCTGCGATGAATAATGCGTATTACGAATTGCAGAAAGCCATCTCTCTTGCTTCGCCTGTCCATTGTTATGAAGACGCTTATTACCGGAGTGGTTTGGGCGGACTCGATCAACTGGACATGGATTTCGTCTTAAAGTGTCGCAAGCTGCTTCCTGAACTATTTGTTCAGATTAATAATCTTCTGCTTGAAAATAACGAACTTGTTGAAGAGATTTCTAGCCTGAAAGGCAATGTAAAAGAGTTAGAAGAAAGGATTTCCATAATGACCAAGACTCAGGGGCCAGCTGAGGGGTGGGATTCGTGACCAAAAAAGAAATGGAATTCCTGAAGGCCTGTGAGCGTGGCACTCGTCCTGTCGGCGTGCGTGTCCTGAAAGGTCGCGTCGTTGAAACCGATGATGGCAATTGGGTAGTCAAGATGGTAATCGGTCACCACAGCTCACAGGATGAGGCTGAGGGTTTCCTAGAAACCGTTCGGATTATGCTGGCCAATGAATCTGGTTCTGCTACCGATTATTTTTCCTGGGGATTTGTCCATGCTGGTGAAGATGCCGTAGGCAATTCATACTTTAAAGTTGCGCCGCTTGACTATTACGAAAGGCATCGCTCTTTTGATAACGATCCATCTCGCTATTTTCACCTGCCTTCTACGCTTGGATTTGTTCACGAATCTGGATCAATTTACAGATATAATGGTGATGAAGTTGAAGGAAAGCAAATATTGATTAGGGTTGGACTAAAAGAATTGAATGAATAAATATTTGTTATTTTTCTGTCAATTTACAATCTAAAAACAATCATCAAAAATTCAATTTAGTAATATTAGGTATTTTTTAAAAAAACTCACAAAAATACCTTGATAGATTCCTAGGTAAAATCGTATGCTTTATTTTGAGTCAAATCACTAACAACAGGAGAATCGTTGTGGACGAAGAAATTGCTAAGGCTTTGCAATATGGCAGACCAAATAAAAATGACCCCAGAAAAAAACCAGCAAAACCAGACGAAAGAAAGCGTGGAAGCAAGAAAAATCCCAAAGACTCTGCTTCTAAGCCTAATGATTCCATTGAAGTTTCTGCGGAAACGGAAAAGAAAATCCGCAAGCTGATGGAAGAACACAACGCAAAAAATCCCAAGTTTAAAGCCAATATGGCCATGCTGAAATCGGTCTTCCGTCGAGGAGCCGGTGCTTTTAGCACCAGTCATGCGCCAGGCATGGACAGGACTCGTTGGGGCCTGAATCGAATTAAGGCGTTTCTTTATTTGCTGCGAAACGGCAGGCCGTCCAACCCCAACTATAAGCAGGACAACGATCTGTTGCCTGATGCGCATCCACGCGCCAGCAAGAAAAAAGAGAAGTCCAAGGGCAGCACCCTGACTGAAACTTTGTCCTTGATCGAAAAAGCTCTGCGTGATTTGCGTAATTCACTTGGTGAGTGATTTTGTACCGTGTTTGCTTGGGCGATGACGGGCTTTTTTTTGTTGGCGACAACGAAGGGAGGCCTGTTGTTGTTTCTGCTCAAACATTGGATCAGTTAACCGATTTATTGATCAACATGCTGGGGGCTTTGGACGCTCCAGATGTCTATGGCGCACAACCAAGGTCGCCGCAATGGCCCGGAGTCAGAAAAAGACACCTAGAACTTTTCCCGGCCTGCTCAGGTTGCGGAAGGTTGAAACAGGTTCAGGTCCATCATGTGGAACCGTTCCACCTGAAACCCGAACTTGAGCTGGATCAGAATAATCTGATCACGCTTTGTCCAATTTGCCACCTATCCCTGGGTCATTTGTTTAGCTTTCGTAGCTGGAATGCAGATGTGGTGGGGGATTGTCGGTGGTTGTTGAAAAAGGTGGAGAATAGGCCGTGAGTCTGAAAAACATATTGATTCTTGTTGGCGTGCTGGGATGGGCGACATGCCTTTGGTTTTTTACCATTCCCCCGCGTCAGCACATGCAATATAGGCTCCAGGCGTTGGAGGCCAGCTACAACATAGAAAAACAGCGAGGCCAACTGCTCAATGATGAGTTGGCAGAAATCCGCTCCAAGCCTAGCTACGAAGATGGTTACCGCGACGCCCTTTTAAAATCTGGCAATTCAGATCACGCCACCGGATATGTCGAGGGGTATCACGCCGCTGTCAAACAATTTGGTCACACCGCCCCCTCTCCTGTGATTGCGAAAGGAGGCGAGTAATGAGTTTAGCAAGCATTATTGGCGTCAAGCCAGTCCGGGAAGTGTCCGACCAAGAGTACAGCGAGTATTACAAAAAATACGAAGCTTGTCTGCATAAGTGCAGTCAAAATTGGGTCGGCAAGCTCGGAAAAGAAGAAGCTGTTCACATTGCTGGAATTGCTCTTTGGCGGGCAATGCAGAGCTATGACGCTAGTCGGAAGACGAATTTTTTGACTTATCTGACTAAGTGTTTGAGGTGGACTTTTCTGGATGTTTACAAAAAAGAGAGGAAGCAGAAAGCCGCCCATGATATTGCTGATTACGATGCTGTTTTTTATCCAGAAGAATATGACGATAGACCTGAAGTTCTCATGAGGCGACTGAGCGAGAAAAACCGGCAGGTAATTGAGATGGTCAGGCGTGGCAACAATGTCATAGATATTGTCCGAGAAATCGGCTTATCTAAGCAAAGAATTCATCAGATATTTGGCCAGGTTCGCGAGTTGCGCTTGAAACTGATGAGCAAAGGTAAGTTTTAGGCGGTAGTTTTACTGAAAAACTCCTTCGTAGCACTCTTCACTTTGGTGGAGGGTGCTTTTTTAATAATTCGATTATTTAGCCAAACAAACAAAATTAGTAAAATCCTATTGTCAAGTCTGTATGGGTTGTCATAGTATGTGTGAGGCGGAAGCATTGGAGCAACCGTCAAGAGTGGGATAAGTGGAGCAAGGTTCAAGATGAGCGATACACTTGTTGGCAGCGGTAAAAATGGCGATTTTGTTCACCAGAACCAAGAAATGGGAAGCAAAGACGGCTTCAAGAATGTCAGCCGAAAATGGTTGGACAAATGCATCACCTTTGACCAGGGCTTGGAAAAGCTCTATGAGGGCCGGTCCAAAAATGTGGACTTTGAGGCGCCTGTCTCTCAGTTTCGTCCTAGCCTGGACAGCATTGGAAACATGGTCATCCGAGACCATGATTCAGGCAAAGAGTTCCGTCCGACTTCTCACGCTCTTAATCAGATGGCCCGCTGGGCTGGGGTCGGCAATTTCCTGCCAACCAAATTGTACGGCAGCAAAGACCCACAAGATCATGAAGTTCTTGTGCGAGTGATAGAGAATGGTCTTCGCCACCTCAATCAGGAAAAGAATCTTCTTTGGCGCACCCGTGAAGACGGCACTCTCCGTGCCGTTTTGAGCGAACGCTACATGGAAGTTGATAATGAGTGGCTGTTGAAAACCCTCAAAGAAATCATCCCCAACGGCCTTCTTTCGCATTGGAGAGGAGATGCCGACACCATTTATGGCAATGTCCTTATTCCCGATTCTATCCGGAAAGAATCAGATAGCGACTACGGCGGGATGCTCTCCGTTGGCAATTCCGAGATTGGCCTGCGACACCTTTCCTCGTTGCCGTCAGTTTTTAGGGCTATCTGCCAAAATGGTTGCATCTGGGATCAAACCAAGGGCATTGCCCTCAAGATGCGCCACAACGGCCAGCCAGATTACGAAGTTCTCTATGTCGCCATCCGAGGCAACTTGGAGACTCAAATCCCCCTCCTGCCTCGCGGTATTGGTCAGTTGTTGGAAACACGATCCAAGAAATGGGATAGTGGTTCCATCTATCCGGTTTTCGCCGCTCTGGCTCAGGAGTTTAAAGTCACCAAAGAACCGATGTCTAAGGTCTTGGCTGCTTACCAGGAAGAAGTTTTGGCGGCAGATTCTTCCAAGAATACTTTGTTTGGGGTGGTGAATGCCTTCACTCGCGCCGGACAAAGTCTAAGTAACGAGCAATGGTACGCTTTCGATACTATCGGAGGTCGCTTGGCCGGACTTAGTCTCAATGATTGGGACAACCTAAAGGCCAGAGCAAAAGCCATGCGTTCTGAAGCTGTGGATAAAGTTTTGGGGCTTGCTGTTTAATATCCGGTCGGCAAGTCACTAAAATGCAATTGCCCGCCAGAGTAATTCTGGCGGGCTTTATACTTTATTATAACAAAAGATATAATCTTATTAAATACAAGTCACCCCTTGACGATTGGTCAAAAACTCTTGATGCTAAATTGGCGATAAAAATTATTGATGGTGTTCATCAATAGGATTTTTGTCGTAATCGAATGTTGGAGTGGGAGGTTTTTACTACGGAGGTGGGATATGAAGACTGATTACAAGATTTCGCCCGAAGAATTTGTTCTTGCCTGGGAAACTAGCAATACTGTCTCAGAAGTTGTCGATAAAATGAAGGCTCTGGCAAAGACAAAAAATGCGCCAATGATGGCTAAAGAAATTGTTTTGTCTAGGGCTTCATCCTATCGAACTTTGGGGGTAAAGCTCAAGAAACTAAAAAGGAAACACGGCAAGCCAATTGATATCGCTGCGCTGAACACACTGATAGGACGACTCAACCTAATCAAAACTGATCTGGTTAAAAGCAAGGCAGCCGTTTAATTTTTCAGTCCTTGGGGGTGGTGTATTACCTTACGGTTTACACCCCCCGAGGATCAAAAAATGCCCGATCTTTACGGCAATCCTGTTGTTTCCGGCCAGATGGTTCCCCACGGGTCGGGTGCGCTCACCCAGAACACTCAGGTCATTACCGAGCAGTTCTATGCCGAGCAAAAGCAAATCCTCAAAAAGGTCGCTTTCGGTGCTGACTATTCCGTTATGCCTAGCGGAGTAGAGACTCCTACTGCGTCGCAAGTCAGTATCAAGCAGACCAACCCACCCGCCGCTACCTCTATTGGTAAATTCTTTCTCGGCGACAGCATTCAATAAAAGAGGTTTAATCCCATGGATTTCTCCACCCTGATTCATAAGTTATTTGAAGCTAGGCAGGTTGCTCACCATTTTCATTTGGCGACCCGTTCTTTTGCGGCACACAAAGCATCTAACGAGTTTTATGATGGCATTCTGGCTATTGCTGATGAGCTGGCCGAAGTGATCCAGGGCGAATATGGCATCTTGAACCTGGATGCGCCAATGAATGTCCCGGCCAATGTGGATTTTTCAGCCTACCTGAAAGAGTTTTGCGCTATCCTGAAGGCTGCACCGCAAATGATTCCTGGGGTGCAAAGCTACCATCAAAACATTATCGACAACGCCCTAGCTTTGTCTTACAAAACACTCTATCTGTTGACGCTTTCGTGAACTTAGTAGAAGGCCGCGATTATTATATTGAAAACGGAAGTTATGTTCTGACAAGGACTTACCTCCTAAGTCGCGGAAAATGTTGTCATGGCGGGTGCCGTCACTGCCCTTACCCGGTCAATATGGGTAGGAGGATAGATGATGAGCCTGAACCAGACCGTGTATTTCGTGAAGTCGGCCAAGAGACCATCGACCAGATTCGACACTCCGACGGAAAGTCTGATCTATAGTCTCATGCCTGAAGGTCCGGTTTCTGCCCGCCAAATGGCCGACATTGTGCTGTCCTGGGTTAAGAAACATCCGGATGACGGACCCATCCGGGGAGGGGCGAAAGAAGTCGCCCAATGCATGGAAAACATGCTCATTCGTGGCTGGCTGCAAACCTCCATTTTGAAGGGGGTTACGGCAAGCTGACGGTGTATTGCTGGGTAGGCAATCCCTACCTGGCACCGTCGGAGGCTTGGCCATGGATTATCTAGTTATTCTTGAGCGTTTTGGCCTTCCGATCACCCTGCTTGCCATTTGTGGATGGGCGCTTTATCGGTCAGTTAACTGGGCTGCCGATAAGATTTTACTTCCTGTCGCCAATCGTCACATTCAATTCCTCGACAAGATCAGCGGGGCGGTCGAGAAAATCTCCGACAACCAAGACCTGATTGTCCGTAATCAGGACCTTCTCGTCCGAAATCAGGACATGTTGGCCCAAAACATGGCCGAAATAAACATCAATGTTCGGAATCACAGCCGCCAGTTTCACAAGCTAGAAAAACAAGCTGAAGAAACTGCCAAAATCTAAAAAAGGCGGGTGACCCATGTCTGCTGTGTACGAGGTACACGGGACGCCCCCAGAAAAACGCCGGTCTGTCAAGCTGGCGTCTTTTCCAGATCGGGGTATGGGTTGGCAAAAAGCCTGGAAGCGGGCCGATGACTACATCCAGGAAGGTTATCGCAATGTCCGCGTGATTGAAATTCCAAACAAAAATGATAATTGATCCTTTGTAGCATCCTATCTATCATTCTGTCAGAGACATTATATTTCTCCTGACAGGAACAATCTGTGAGTTTGCCCAAGGTCAGTTGTCTTTGCCCAACCTACGGCCGTCCCGAATGCTTAGAGGAGGCCATCCATTCCTTTCTTATCCAAGATTACTTGGGCGAGAAGGAATTGGTTATTGTCAACGATCTCCCCTCACAAAAGCTAATCTTTGATCATCCCCAGGTTCGCATTGTCAATCTGCCTGAAGAGGTCTGTTGTCTGGGCCGCAAGTTCAATCTGACAGCCAAGGCGGCGACAGGAGAAGTGCTGTGTGTCTGGGACGATGACGACATCTTTTTGCCCCACCGGCTTTCCTACAGCATTGAACGCCTCAAAAATGGCTTGTTCCACACCTGGAATGCCTTCTACCTGTCGGCGGAAAATTTAGTCGAGCCGGCCTACAACCTTTTTCACTCTTGCTTAGCCATTCACCGGGATACCTTTTGGGGGGTCGGTGGCTACGAGGAAGTGGATCGGATGAATGTGGATCGGAAACTGATCTACGACCTCTACAAGGAATACGGCCACTTCAGCACCGAAATACCCCAGTCTGACTATTTTTACATTTACCGCTGGGACGTCACTGGGAATTACCACGTTAGTAAATGGGACAACGATTCTGTCAGCCATTCCGTCAAGGAATATGTCTCCCAGAAGAATCAGGAGGGGCGGCTCAGGACAGGCGAGATCGTACTGCAAACTCATTGGGCGCAGGATTATTGCCATCTCAAAAAAGCAGGCGAGGGCGCCTGATGAAAATTCTTAGGGCAACTTACGGTCAACGCGATGTCACTGATACGGTCAAGTTCTTGGTCAAGGAAGGCCTGTTGTTTTTCCGGGTCGGGAATCATGTCTTTGGCGACCCCCAGCCAGGCACCGTCAAAACTTTTGATCTGGCCTACCAGATTGGCGACGAGCAGGAAACTCTCAGAGTTACCGAAGGGGAATATGTCACCCTGCCCAAGCGAACGGCCACAAGATTGGGGGTTTTTTATACCTACAATCCTGCGGGCTGCGAAACTAGCATCTTGAAATCTCTTGAGTCAATCAAAAAAGCCAGCGATTTTTGCGGGGCTGATGTCGTTACTTGCCCGTGGAAATCGATACCCGGCAATCCCTTCACTGAAGTCTATTCTTGGACGCAGACACTCTCCCACCTCAATCAAGTCCTGCAAATTTTGCAATGTTTATACGCCGCCAGATCAATGGCCAAATACGAATATGTTTCCTTCTTGGAACATGATGTTCTTTATCCCATGGACTATTTCAAATTCCCCGTTTTTTCTGACGGGGAAGTGATGACCAACATGAATTACCAGGGGGTTTGTCGGGAGGGCTTTCAACCCCGCAAACAACACGACCAACCCTTCCATCAAATGACCTTGCGTTTTAACGACGCAATTCGCCATCTGGAATCAATCCTCCCCAACGCCATCCATACCAATGCTGGGCTGGTCGAACCACAAAATCACACGCGACTGACATGGGAAAGTCAAAACCCATCAGTCCATATAAACCACGGCATTCATTTCACTAGTCATTACTGCGTTTATGGGAATGCAACCTCAGCCGACCATCCCTACTGGGGAAATTGCAAGCAGTATTTTCACGGAGGAAATTGATGGCGATCAATGTCTGCACGCCCGTCAACGATTTGGGTTACGGAACTGTTGGCCGAAATTTGGTAAAAGCATTTCACAAAATCGGGACTGAACCGTCTCTGTTTCCTATTGGCAATGCTGTTGTCCCAAGCGACGAGCTTGAGCTTTTTCAAAAAGCTTCGGAGCGGGCCAAATTTTACAACGCTCACACGCCATCTTTTCGTCTATGGCATGCTTGGGATTTGGCGCAACATCCTACCCGCGGCAAGCGTTCCGCAGCCACATTCTTTGAGCTGGACACGCTGAAGCTGGAAGAAGTCTACCAACTCAATCAAATGGATTATGTTTTTGCCTTTGGGAACTGGGCCAAGGAGGTCATGCGCAAAAACGGCGTGACCAGTCAAATTGAAACAATCCATTGCGGTGTTGATCGCGAAGTATTCGCCGAGAAACCCTTGCCTGTTGGCGGCCCTACTCGGTTTATCAACGCTGGGAAATGGGAAATTCGCAAGGGTCACGATGTCCTTCTCCAGGCTTTCATGCGGGCTTTCGGCCCCGATGATGATGTGGAATTGGTCATGCTGTGCGACAACCCCTTCTTGTCGCCGGAAGAAACAAACGAATGGGTGGACTACTACAAGAAATCGCTGCTTGGAAGCAAGATTCGCATCCCCATGCGATTGCAGACCCACAAAGAAGTCGCTGATCTTTTTGCCACCTGTCACTGCGGAGTCTTTCCCAGTCGCGGGGAAGGTTGGAATCTAGAGGCACTTGAGCTTCTGTCTATGGGGCGACATGTGATTGCCACCCCGGTGACCGCCCATACCGATTACCTCAATGGCGAGAACTCCATACTTGTTCCTGTCGGCGGCAAAGAAAAAGCCTGGGATGGCAAATGGTTTTTCGGCAACGGAAATTGGCACCAACTCACACAATTAACCATCGAGGCTTTGGCAAACGGCATGAAAACCATGCATCGTCTACGGAAGGAAGGCGTCATGAGTTTGAACGAAGTCGGCATCGACACAGCCAAAAAACTCTCCTGGGAAACTGCCGCCCAAAAGATTTGCGAAACCTTGGGGGTGTCCTATGTCCTGTGACCTAAAGATCGGGCTGGTCGTGGCCTGCGTCCCCTTTGGTGGCAACCAAGAGATCAAATTTTTGGCCACCAAGAATCAGCCATACCGCATGCCAACCACTCCGGCTATCCCTGGTGAAGACGGTCTCCAGACTGCGTCTGATCTTCTTCGCAAGTTAACCGGCGTGGGTGCCCGGATTGCCGACAAAGGATGGGTGGAACTTAGGCTTGCTGCTGCGATTTCTGAATCTGTCGATCCATGGTCCCAACTCCTCGTATATGGGGGAATGATCCCAGAGGAGTTGCCTGTGCGTGAGGAGGGTTACGAATGGAAAAGTTGGACAAGTCTGGGAAGGCCAAGCGCGGCCGACCCCCTGCACCTAAAAAGCATGCTGCTAGCAGCCCAAAAGATTTGAAAGAGGTCAAACTGGCTGTCCACATCACGCTTGAAGGTGACGACATCCGTTGCACAATGGATGTGCCGACGCCGGAAACCACCTCCCAAGCCGTGGACAATGCCGAAAAGCTAGGAACCCTCTTGGGTCTGCTTCAGACTGGCAAGTTGCTGGCCGTTATCAATTTCGCTCTCGCTCGTTGCGGCATTATCAATGATCGACACTCGGAATTTGAATATGCCATGAAGGCCATGCATGTTGCCATGGAATTGGCTTTGCCCGGCACCAACGAGCAAGAACCAGTAGTAAGTCCAACAGAAGCCTTTTTGTTCAGAAAGGATATGTAATGTCAGCCGAAATCATCGCCGATTCAGTCAACCCCGCTGGGAACCGCATCACCACGCTGGTGATTAATTTCCCTCGTTTTATTTTGGCCGAGTTCAACACGCATCGACTTTTCAGTCGAAACGCTGCCAGCAGCCGGGCCATTCCGACCAATAAGATCATCGAGCAGGTAGAAAAAGACCCCGCTATGCCTGTCCACTGGGGGAAAAACCAGTCCGGCATGCAGGCATTTGCGGAGCTTTCCCCTTCCGACCAGCCGGTAGCCGAGTCTATTTGGCTTCAAGCCCGCGACCAGGCCGTCTTCAAGGCCAAGGAAATGCTCTCCATCGGCGTTCACAAGCAGATTGTCAATAGATTGCTGGAGCCATGGATGAAAGTGACCGTACTCGTTACTGCCACAGAATGGCAGAATTTCTTCAAGTTGCGTTGTCATCCAGACGCTCAACCAGAGATGCAGAAGCTTGCTTATGAGATGAGGGACGCAATGGAGGCCAGCGTGCCAGCCTTCCTGAATCCAGGGGAATGGCATATTCCCTTCGGCGACAAATGCGAAGGTTTGAGCAACGAAGAACGCCTTAAGGTTGCTACCGCCCGCGCCGCCCGCGTGTCCTACCAGACCTTTGATGGCCAGATCAATTACCAGAAGGATTTCGATCTTCACGACAGCTTGGCCGCATCTGGTCATTGGTCGCCCTTTGAACACACGGCTGTGGCACTCAAGGGAGATGTTGATATCGGTAATTTCCGAGGCTGGAAGCAGTATCGAAAATTTTTCCAGGGAGAAGCTGGGACATGAAGCGCAAGACGCAATGGCTCAAATGGCAAGACCCCATGAGCTGGAAGGACGGGAAGGACCCCGAACAGTCTGGCGAACAGTCCACTATTGACTCTTTTGGCGTCGACGAGGAAGAGCAGGCCAGACATGTCCGCATGATTGCTGGTCCCTATGGCCTTATCCCCATGGGCGAACACGGGCTGGGCAGCAAGCTGTACAAGCTCTGGGTTTGCCACACCAATTTCGACATCACGAAAGAAGTTGTTTCGGCAGTCGAGCAGATCGAGGGGGTGGAAATCCTCCGGGTCTGGACTCGTTACCGGATGTGGGTCGGCATTGCCAATTTGTTTGACACTCAGTCAGTTCAAACTGCCATCGACCACGCATTGTGTGGAGTTCCGGAGCCTCCCCCAACCAAGCCGGTCAGCAAAAAACAAGATGCGGCAGTTCGCCTTCTTGAGAAACAACTCGCAGAGGAACATAAGAATGAAGTTTGGGCAATCTGCCGAATGCCAGACGGACGGCTCTGGGCCTGTAGTGGCAGCGACCGAGAGTCCCTTCTCAAAGCACTCACAGACGATGGACTCGCAGACCGAATCGTCTCCTCAAGCTGGGAGAAGTGCGGTCATGCGTGATGTTACGACTGAGCAGCTGGAGGAGGCCCTTAAGATCGAGGACAATCGCAATATCATGCGGAAAGTAACCTCGCGCTACGCTGCGCTCCTACATCCCGATGATCTTTACACTTGCAGTCTTTATGCTCTCTGGCGCACCCTGCAATGCCACGACCCTAGCTACAACCAGAAGTTCACCACCTCCCTATTTCGTTTCTGCGAATGGGAATGTAAGCGGGAGCTTCGGAAAAATTCCACAAAAGTTCTATCTATGACTGTCCCTCTAGAACAAGCTAGCCAGTCTGATGTGGGCGAGGAGAGCTTCCCCACCGTTGACGATGAATGGATTAGAGAGGCGGTTGATCAACTGAACGATGAGGATCGTGAGATCGTGCAGTTTTATTTTCTAGAAAGTCGCTCTCTGAGGGAAGTCTCGGCCAAGTTTGGCTGGTCAAAGCAAATGGCCAGGAAAAGGAAGAATGAGGCCATGAAAAACCTCAAAGAACGACTCATGGCCCAGGAAGGTTAGTATGGGTGATCCGTGCGAAATACCCTCTTGGAGACACAGAAATGGCTACTGATGTTGATCAGGTAAAGCGTTATGTCGAGATTGTGGTTGGAACTGCAACTTGGCTAAAGAAGATTCTGCCAGGCACTACCGATGACAAAGCCATTGATGCTTTGACCAAGCTGGCCGGTCAACCTTGGTTTGCAGAATTCGCTTGCTACATCCTTAACCTCTTTGAAGACGGCAAGGAGCCTAGCCTGGCTGAACTCAACTTGGCTTTAACCCAGTTTGTCCCCACCAAGATTGGCCCTGTTAATTGAGGTGATTTGTGCGCAGCGCGTTTTTTGCTCTCTCTTGCCTTGCTTTGTCCGCCCTGACTGCTTTTGGTCAAGATAAATATCCTTTGCCCAAGCAGTCGATTGTGGGGGCTGAGAAGCCCGTACCCCTGGGCGAATTGGTTGATTTGGCTCTTTCTCCGATGGAGAATCGGTCGCCAAACCTTGCCTCTGTCAGCGTGGACTGGAAGGTCTTTGAGGGCAATACGCCAAAGCGTGTTCGGCAACAAGGAGACGGCATTTTCTTCGGTGCTGGTGTTCAGTCGAAAAAGATGCTTGTCATTGCGGCCGTCTCTTATCTATATATTGATAAGGAAGGGGACAAAATCAAAGATGCTCAAGTTAGGAGTCAACTCTTAACTGCTGAGCTACAAATTGGCCAGTCCGAACCAAACCCGGGTCCAAATCCCCAACCCACCCCACCAGGCCCGGGTCCCGCTCCGAACCCCACCCCCACGCTGCCGGACGGGCGGTTCGGACTGGCCAAAATCACCTATCAACACTTCGTTGGCAAAGTCAAAGAACCTAGGGCTAAAGCTGCAAATGCCCTTGCTGAATCCTTTGAGTCTATTGCGAGTGCCGTTGCTGCTGGCGCCTACAAGACTGGCGATCAAATCCTAGAGGCGACCAAGCAAGCCAATAACGCCGCCCTTGCCTCTGCCAATGTCGATCCCAACCCCTTAGAAGAGTTTGGGTCTGAATTGCAGAAGTCTCTGTATCAAATGTACAAGTCTAAGAAAATCTCAACCGCCGAGGACTACGCAGACGCTTGGCGGGAGATTGCCATTGGGCTGAAAGCCGTTAAGTGAGGTCATAATGGACGATATCATCAAGGGCTACATTGACGGCAACGAGTCGGGCTGGCTGGGTGAAGAGGTAGCTGCCGAACAGTTCACCCTGATCAAGGACAGCTACAACTTCCTCGACTTCCAGATCGTTGGCGATGTGGTGGCCGATCCCCCCAAGTTCTCCCAGAACTACCAAGTGGCCCGCAAGGTTCTGGGACGGGACATCGGTGGCAAGCTGAGCGTCCAACTGATTGGGGACTGTGTCGCGTGGGGGATGAAGCACGCCATCGAGTACCTCTCCTGTGTGGACATCCTCATGCGTAAGGACGCCGAGGAGTTTCATCCAGTCTTCGCCCCCTATATCTACGGAATCAGCCGCGTGCAGATCGGCGGCGGCAGGCTGGGTGGTGATGGCAGCATCGGTTCGTGGGCTGCGGCAGGCGTGATGAAATTTGGCTCCATCTTCGCCAACAAGGATGACTGTCCACCCTATGGCAAGGACATTGCTCGTCGTTGGGGAGCCAAAGGTCCCGATACCAAGTTCATCGATGTTGGCAAGAAGTATCTCGTACAGTCTGCGGCCAAGGTGAAAAGCTGGGACGATCTGGTTGCGGGATTGGCTAATGGCTATTCTTGCACAGTCGCCAGCAACCAAGGATTTGAGATGACTCCGGGGGGCGATGGCTATCACGACCCCAGCGGGTCTTGGGCGCATCAAATGTGCATCTACGATTATTGCCTGCTCGACCAGGAACATGTCTACATTGCCAATTCCTGGGGCGATGTCCACGGCGTGGTCAAGAACCCCGGCACGGGCGAGGAGATGCCCCGCGGCACCCTGAAGGTCAAGCGGAAGACGATTGAGCGCATGATTGGCCAGGGAGACACCTTCCTGATCAGCCAGTTCAACGGCTTCCCCAGCCAGGACATACCCATGCACCTCTTTGATTTGGTCGGCAAATGAAAGATTTGTTTTTGAGCATGGCGCTTCTCGGTCAATCCGATCAGCCCAAAGAAGATTTCAATCTGGTTCCGTCATCTGAATGGCAAGCTGGTTGGGGTTCGTCTCTTGCTCAGAACCCAGCCAATCTTGAACTTTGGTTTTGGGACTCCAAACTCAAGGTTTGGTGGCGAAGAACCTATACGGGGATGAAAAATGACCGAAGAAAATCACAATCCTGACGAATCCGTAATTAAGCCTGCCGTGAGCGGGCAATATCCAATCCTCCAAGGGTATTTGGAAGAGAATCTGGTGGGTTTTGACCCATTCACGATTCTCATGATCATCTCCATTGGAATTCAGGCACTCCGATTGCTTTGGGAATGCAAAAAAGCCCGTTCTGCCCTTCGAGGGCTAGCGCACGGCAATGGCCCTGTCACCCGGATGTACGCCCACCACAAGGTGTATAAGAAGTTGATCCGGGCCGGTTTTTCCGAAGAAAAGGCGCAGCAGGCGACCGAGGCCCTCCGATTAGCCTTTGCCGAGGGGCGGTTCGACGATGGCGGATAATTTTCGACGGTTTGGTGGGGCTGTAACGACTCTGAAAGAGACGGTCGATACAGCCTCAACTCAGCTGGTCGTTAATTATTCCGCAACTTTTCCGCAAAACACCCCGTTCGACATCGTTATTGACTCGGAAATTCTGACTGTCCGAGCCATACAAATTCGACTGCAATTATCTGATGCTTTGCTGACCGTTTCACGCGGCCAAGAATCTACTGCGGCGACTAAACATCTCCAGGGTCGCCCAGTAATCCCAGTCTTAACCAAAAAAGCCCTTTTGACCCTTTCCGATGACAAGGGGTATGCTTCTGTCCGTCCTGTCCCGGCTACCTCCATTAAGGTCGAGCCTGTCCAAGGCAACGGAATCTTCCTGATCGACCCGATGGCTAATGAATGGCGACGTTTCCCGGTTGGGGTCGAAACTCTTCCACCTATTTTGAATGACGGGGAATGTGCGGATTTGTTCGCCCATTGGAACGAATCCATGCAGGAAACCTTGTTTTTCATGGCAGTCTGGTCTCCGACTCTTACGCGACCTTCCATGGCCTTGAAAGACGGAGTCAAAATAAGAACAGACAATTTCAACATTGTCCCTAGACGATATGTTGGCACAATCCAACGACAGGGCAGTCTATTTACCCCGGGAGCCTACCGGGTTAGTTTGGCCGCTACTAACAACCCCACCGTGCGACATGAGGGTTTTAAGGTAGTCCGCCTTAACCCCACCGTGGCTGGCGTGATCATTCATGGCCTGCAATCTGCCCGTGACGGCAAGACGGTTATCCTGAGCAACATTTCATCTTCGCAAGCGGTGTTGCTGAAACACTCCTCTGCGTCGGCGTTGACCAACGAGAAGTTCCTACTCCCAAGCAAGGGCGACCTGACGGTGCCGCCTGGGGGTGGGGTCGTGTGCGTTTACGATGTGGTGAGCAGAGCCTGGCGTATTGTCAACAATTGTTTTGTTCGCTCCCCACGCAATAACGATCCAGACCTCGTTCAGAACGCATTGGAGGACGGGCTGGGCAATTTACTGGCTTACGCCGACGGGCAAGCTGATCTAATTCTTTACCAGGGCAACTAAAATGGCCGGGCAACTACACCGCTTTTCCAATCAAGCCGTCACCTTCCTTGCTGGGCCGATTAGTTCGACCGACACTGAAATTACAGTTGTTAACATCTTGAAATTTCCCCCTGCCCCATTTGAGGTTACCTGCGGCCAAGAAGTTATGCGGGTAACCGCTGTCGATGCGGAAACGAACACCCTGACGGTGCTGCGCGGTCGGGAGGGTACATCTGCCGTCCTTCATTATTCCGGCGATCCCATTGCCCACACGGTAACCAGAGACGGCTTGCTGGATACCCTCGACAACAACGGAGTGGCTAACGCCGCCTTATCTTTCTCGGCGACCGACACAGAGGTGGCGGGTTCCGGGACAGTTTACCTGGCCCCATTGCAAGGAGATAACATTGCACTCTGGGACACCACAGAAAATCGCTGGCGCAAATTCACTATCGACCCAACACCTTCGGTCTCTGCAACAGAAGCTGCTGGTAAGTGTGTTGATGTATTTGCTTATCGAGACAACACCAATTCAGTTGCCCTCCAAAAGGTCGTCTGGGATAGAGATGCGGGCAGGCCGGTAGGATATAGCCTTGTCCGCGTAGACGGCGTTTTGGTGAGCGAACATTCTACTGCATGGCGACATGTCGGCAGCTACCAAATGCTGGCCAACTCGGCGGTGGCCTTGTCTAGTCACACCCCCGCCCTGTCTGGTCTCAGCACTAATGAGTTGATGAGATACGGAAAAACCATCGTTAGGGTTGACCCGCCCATCAATGGCTTTGAGATCAATGGAGTTGAGAAGATCGCCGACGGTGAGACCGTCTATGTGCTGAATGTCAGCGAGACCGATACCTTCTACCTCAAGCACAATTCAGGCTTGACTCCTGCCGGAAGCAAGCTGCTTGTTCTTGATCTCGACGATTATCCGGTCTACCCCTTGGGGGGTGTCACCCTTGTGTACGATGCCGTGGCGGCTGGCTACCGCGTACTAGGGGCATGTTGCACAACCACGACCACAACCACCACCACGACTACAACCAGCACGACCACATCAACCACCACGACAACCACGACAACTGCCACGCCCATTATTGGTACGACAACAACGACCACTACTGCTAGCCCGACCACGACAACGACCACGACTGTTTCTCCTGTTGTCGCAGGAAATTGCTTGCCCGAAGAAACCTATGTGCGTGCCGTGGACGCCAATAATGGCTCCTATCGATTTGAATTTAGTAGCAATAACACGAATTGGTTTGAGATCACTCCCGAGAACCCAAAATGGGTAGCCAACAAAACTTATAAGTTTCACCTTCAAAATACATCAGCCCACCCATTCCGAGTTTTTGATAGTCAGGGTTTTAGTCGGCTGGTCAAAGCGACAACAAACGGCGCCAGCGGCAATGTCGCTGATGGTTTTTATGGTGGGGATGTGACTCTTACTGTGACACTAAATGACAATGTTCCGTTTAGCTATGATTGTGCCATTCACCCGTTTGAGGGGGAAAATGCTGCTTTTATTTACAATGGCACTTGCACGGAATGTGCCCAGCCCAACATGTATGTGCGATTGAATATGGACCCGGCGACCCTGCCACCACCGCCAGCCTGGCCATCTGAAGTTCCAGAAGTTCAGATGCTGTTAAGTGAAACCACTATTGACAATGTTACTTATTATTTCGGACCTCCTCAATCGACAGGAAGTGCTTTGCGGCGCGGCAAACTGACTTTCTCTGGAATGGCCGGAGTTATTTCGGGGTTGACCCTCAGACTGTACAATCTTGCCGCCACGGCTACCACCAGCAATACTGTGTTGATCCTTCGGTCTCCAGCCGGTAAGGATGTGCTGATTGCTGGCCAACTATCTGTTCCTGTTGATGGTGTTGGTCAGAATTACACGATAACCAACAACAGTGCCGACCCTGTTCTAACTTTTGGCGCCTCTGGTTCTTTCCGACCCAACCCCAATAACAACCAGTCTCAAAATTATTGGGATGATTCAGCTAGTCCCTACGGAACTAATTTGACCGATCTTTTCAACGATTCGCCCAACGGTGAATGGACCTTGGGGCTGATCGCTAACACTACGGGCGGGGCATTTGTTGTCAATATTGATAGTTGGTCTCTGGAAGTATTGACTTCAACCAACGACACCAAGACGGTCTGGTCGGTACATAGAGATGATGGTGGTGATTCGGCTTTGGCTGCTTATCAATACGAGGCAGACACAGCTATCGAACCGGTTGTTTACCCGACTAACTATACGATCCTTTATAATCTGATTGGCGCAAATGAAATCAAGTATTTCCGATTCCGTTCTCAATATGCTGCTAATTATTATTTGAATGCGGGAGGATACCAGACCGGTGGAATTCGCCTGGATATTTATCGGAACTGGAATGCCTCTGGAAGTCCGAGCGTAACTTACACAAATCTTTTTGACTCGCAACAAAAAAGGCTATCTTGCTCGGCTGGTGAGATTATTGTGTTCAAATTCACCAACACGGTAGATTCTGCCAAGACAATCCATCTCAAGCTCCAAACTCCAGAAGTCCATTACGAGTTGAGCGCCGACGAACAGAATTGGTTCATGCCAAACAGATGGAAATTCGGCGGAATCAATGCTAATGTGGCTGCGACCTACAATCTTAATCTAAAGCATTTAATCAACAGCAAATTTGCCATGCGTCTTCTTGAAGGCGTAGTCACCACGGCTCATTCTGGAGGGAATGAGCTGGGTGTTGGAGAGATCACAACTTACTATGGTGACCAATATTACTATTACGATTCCAGCAAGTCCCAGACACAAGAGCTTGTTTTTGCGATGGGTGGAAGCAATCCGTCCACGCGCCATATGGAAACCTTTACTGGCGTCCTGCACACACTAAACGATGCCAATGATCCAGAACGACAAGCCATTATTTATAGTTCTACCTGCAAGGGAGGAAATCCTCCTGATGACACCACGCCCCCTCCCACGACCACGGCACAGCCTTGGGTGGCTGGCTACTACTGCGTAGATGACACTTACCAGAACACAAAGAGTTGCAGTTATATTGCCAGTCGGCCTGCGGCAAATCCGCTGGTGAGTTATGCAGGCCCCTACGCCTCGCTGTCGGCGTGCAATGCGGCTTGTGTGTCCACGACTACGACAACGACAACAACCACGACGGCTGCGCCATTTGTGGCTGGTCATTATTGTTATTCTATGTATGGACGTATCGTTGGTTCTGGTTTTGGATGCTTATATTTTAGCTCTCAACCGGAAGTTGGAGATAGGTTTGATAACAATAACACTTATTATGATTTATTGTCGGGTCCTTATCCTAATGAAATTGCATGTCAGCAATCTGGTTGTCCACCGACTACTACCACGACCACCACAACTACGACGGCTGCGCCGACAACAACCACAACCACGACCACTACTACGGCTGCGCCGACCACAACTACTACAACAGCTGAACCGTTTGTGGCTGGTTGGTATTGCGCTTATTACTCCGGCCCCTCGGGTGCTTTTTATACATGTCAGACATTTAATTCAATGCCACCTCCAGAATCAAATTTTAATATTATTTCTGGTCCATATGAAAATATGTATGCGTGCGATGAAGTCTGTGGACAGACCACTACGACGGCTGCGCCGACTACGACTACCACGACAGCTGAGCCGACAACAACCACTACTAGTACGACTACTTCCACTACTACCACAACTACGACCACCACGACTACTACCACAACTACGACGACTACTACCACAACAACCACGACTCCGGCTCCAGAACCGGTTACCACCACAACGACTATTGCGCCAACAACCACCACAACAACCAACCCAAATACAACTCCCCCAGCCACGACTTCTACTCCTGAAACTACTTCTCCAGGTACGACAGGAACTCCGGCAGTTAAAACTTACAACTGCGCAATAATCGGCATGGCTGGCTTTGATCCCATTTACGATTGTCAGGAAGTAAATGGACCGGGCGGGACTTACGCCAGTCTCAATGACTGCAACAATTCTGGTTGTGGTAATGCTTTTCACGGATAAAAAATCGGTTAGAAAATAGGGTTTTTCATCCCTATTATTTCACCAGTCCCAACATGGGGTGTCGGTGTAATTTTCCCTTGCCGTCATTGACTAGCGTTTTACTCAGGACCGATCCGGCGTCGGTTTCTTGGAGGTTTTTGTCATGTCTGTTAGCGTTTTTCGCAATAAGTTTTCAGAAGATATCTTTAACTATAAGTACCGGCATGAGGGGTGCGAAACCTGGGAAAAACTGGCTAAAGTGCTGGTTGAAGATGTTTGTCGGGAATGGATGACCCCCGACGAAAAAGCGACCCTGACTCAGGCCATTGCCGAGATGAAATTCCTGCCCGGTGGTCGCTATATATATTATGCTGGCAGACCCATTAAAGCATTTAACAATTGCTATCTGTTGAGAGCAGAATCTGATACGCGTGAAGACTGGGCCATGCTGTCGTGGAAAGCCGAGTCCTGTCTGGCGACTGGTGGTGGCATCGGCGTCGATTACTCCATTTACCGCCCCAAAGGCACGCCTCTGAAGCGGACGGGTGGGGAGGCCTCTGGCCCTGTCTCTAAGATGAGGATGATTAACGAGATAGGTCGCGAGGTCATGCAGGGTGGCTCTCGGCGGTCGGCGATCTACGCCAGCCTCAACTGGCAGCATCAGGACATCAAGACCTTTTTATACGCCAAGGATTGGCACTCCATGAAGGTGCCAGGAACCGACAAGACGGTGTGGGACTGCAAGGTTGCCGATTTTAACTATCCCGCCCCGTTGGACATGACCAACATCTCGGCCAACTACGATGATGCTTGGCTGAACCTACCCGACCGCCACAAGAATGAAGTCTTCTTGATCAACTGCCGTCAGGCGATGGAGACCGGAGAGCCTGGGTGGTCTTTCAACTTCGGCGACAAGCAGAACGAGACTCTGCGCAATGCCTGCACGGAAGTAACCTCGGAGGACGACTCCGATGTGTGCAATCTGGGCAGTCTCAATATGTCTCGTATTGAGACCCCCGAAGAGTTCCGTCAAATTGTTGAACTAGCGACCAAGTTCCTGATCTGTGGCACCATGGTGGCGCATCTGCCCTACGACAAGGTTTACAAAATTCGCGAGAAGAATCGCCGACTTGGCCTTGGCCTCATGGGTATGCACGAATGGCTCGTCCAGCGGGGCAGTCGCTACGAAGTCACCGATGACCTCCACAAGTGGCTGGCGATCTACCGGGACGAGTCTGATGCCGTTTCCCGTTCGTTCTCGGCCAAGCTGGGCATCAGCGAACCCGTGGCCAAGCGGGCGATTGCCCCCACCGGCTCCATCGGTATTCTGGCTGGCACGACCACCGGCATCGAACCGGTCTTTGCCGTGGCTTACAAACGACGCTACCTCAAGAACGGTACCCAGTGGCACTATCAATATGTCGTGGACAGCGCCGCCAAGGACCTGATCGAGCGTTATGGCGTGGACCCCCACAAGATTGAGTCGGCCATCGACCTGGCTCGGGATTATGAGCGCCGCCTCAAATTCCAGGCTGACACCCAAGACTATGTTGACCAGTCCATCTCGTCGACGATCAACATGCCCAGCTGGGGATCGGAGTTGAACAACGAGGACAAGATCGAGGACTTCGCCGCAACCCTGTCCAAGTACGCCCCCCGTTTGCGTGGCTTCACGGTTTACCCAGATGGCGCCCGCGGTGGCCAGCCCCTGGTCTCGGTAGACTACGACGAAGCTGCCAAGCAGCAAGGAGTGGAATACCTGGAACATGATGTTTGCGTGATTGGCGGCAAGGGCGGAACTTGCGGTTCTTAATTGTTTGTTCCCAACAGAAAGACTCGGGTTGTCTATTTCGGACACCCGGGTCTTTTTATTGGCAGAACACGACCATGGTTATGTAGGTTATTATCGGTAGGACCCATTTCCAAAATAGAGAATTGATATGAATCGCAAACGGAAATCGCCCCTTGATATTTTTATCACGGAAGTTGAAAGCTTTCTCGCCGAAGCTGGTCTTCCCACCCAAGATGTCGCCAAAAACATTGACGGCAACAGGGTGAACGAGGCCCTGGACATCTTGAAAAGCGAAATCTCTGACGCTCTCATCAAGTCCACCCAAGCCTCCGAAGGTTATGATCCCCCCGAATCTGCCCGCAATAATGCTCGAAAAGTGCTTAAGTGGAAAGAAAAGTACGGTAAGGAATGCAAGGGCATGACACCTGTGGGCTGGGCACGCGCCCGCGATCTGGCCAATGGGGCTAGACTGTCTGCCTCAACCGTCAAGCGGATGGCTTCCTTCAATCGTCATCGATCCAATTACGAGAAGGCCCGCAACAAGCCCGAAGCCAAAAGCAAACCTTGGACAATCCCAGCTATTGTGGCGTGGTTAGGATGGGGTGGTACTTCGGGAGTGGAGTGGGCGATCCGCACCTCCCAGTCGATCCAAAATAAGTCCAAGAAGCGGAAGTAAGCCATGCACAAGACTGCCATTATTGTTCCTTCCGGTCTGCGCAACGACCTTTCGGGTTTTCTCAAGGCCCTGAAAGAGCAGATTGACCGCAAGAATCCTGGTCTGAACTACGAGGTTATCGTGGTTCGTCAGGGCGATGAAGGTCCAACCAATGAAGGATGGCTTTCAAATGTCGGTTATCAGGTAAGCGATGCTGCTTATTATGTCTTTCATCCCACCGACCATGTCCCGGTGGAAGACGCCGACTATTCTCCCGAAAATGCTTTCGTTGAGATGCGACACATCCAAATGATGACCTCGGAAATTTTTGAAGAGGTCAACGGGTTTTCCAACGGTTATCCGGGCACCTGTGTGCATGTTCATGACCTGTACAATCGCATCCACAAAGCCCGCATCCTCATGTTCCGTCGCGAAGCTTCTTTCCCGGAAAACTCACACGAATCCGAGGAATACTTCAAAGCTACCAAGCGACTTAATTCTGGATATGATCGCTCCAAAGACGGATTGAGCAATCTGTCCTACAAGATCGTATCCACCAAGCCTTTGGACGGCGTCAACGGCAAGGAAGTCCAGGTTGTTCCTACGGAATCCTCCGTGTCAACCACCACCGAAAGCCCTACGACTACCACCGCTCCAACCACCACCCAGGCTCCTCCCGTAGCCGAAGAGCCTGACCCAGCTGATTTTCATACTTTCTGGCGCACGCGAGGGGAAAATGATGTCGAGGGACAACGGTGAATTTGACATTGGGGATGTAGTCTGCCTGAACAGCGGCTCTCCTCCCATGACAATAACGGCTTTCGCCGATGATGGCAGCCTAGTCCTAGTGTATGCCGATTTGAACGGGAATTTGTTGCGCGAAAGCCTTTCTCCTCGGGCTGTCAGCCTGACCGAGACTCGCTGGTCGATTGGTTGTGCCGACAGCGATATTGAGTTTGATGAGGAAGATGAGGACTACTGATGCCGACCTACGATTACCGCTGTAAAAATTGCGGTTACCAATTCGAGGTTTATCAGTCCTTTGACGAACCAAAGAAAAAAGCTTGTCCTGACTGCAAGAAAAAAACTCTTGAGCGACTGATCGGTTGCGGCATTGCGGCTTTTTGTCAGCAAGACCCAACTACTATCGGTCAATTGGGTGAGCGGAACGCCAAGGAAGCGGGCAAGACCAAAATTGATGAGATGGCTGCCCAAAAAGAACAGGACAAGATCAAGGCCCAACAGTTGTTGGGTAAGGAGCCAGGAAAGAAACCTTGGTGGCGCGATGGCGACAAGCCTCTTGATCTAAAGACAGTTAAAAATGTCAAGAAGTACATTGAGAAAGGGGACAAAAATTGAATATCCCCAATGATGAGACCAATCCGCATGTTGCGGTAATTTATCTGTTCGCCGAAGTTCACGAGAAACTGCCAGATGGATCAGCTTCTGGCAATCCCGTAGATCGCAAGCGATTGACGTTAAAGATTAACGCAACTGACCGCTGGACTTGTCAGCGACGACTGAATGAAGTCATTGAGGAGTTGATGAAGTCATGCGCACAAACGCCGTGAACCCCACACCGCCCCCCAAGTATGGTTTTCAAGACGGCCCCCATACCATCTTGGAATGTTCCAACTGCCAGAAGTCACTGGTCGATGTCTGGTCTGTCCAACCCGACCAACCCTTCACCTGGAAGGTCAAGGCCAAGTGCTGCTACTGCGGGGACACCAGTTTTGAGAAGGAAGTCACGGGGTTGTTTCGTTACAGCGGGGCGCAAAAGCCCAACGAAAACGATCCCGAAGATACCCATCTGGTTACTCAGGTGACCCATATGGATGTTGAAGGCGAAAAGGTTCTGTTTTACACGGCCCCAGGAGGTGTGTGATGGGCAGGATCGCCGATGACGCCAAGAAATTTTTGGCCCAAAAAGCCAATCCTGTTGATGTTGTCGCCTACGACAAGAAGGGTGGGGTCATCGAGCCTGACAGTCACGGCTGTGTGGCCCGCGTCACCGTTCACGAAAAAACCGGGCTGCAAAAATTTGAAGTCCGAGTCTGCACTCGAGGATTGGATACCGGTCTGTTTTACAACCCAGCCGCCCACCACCACGATGACTTGATTCGCTTCGACAGTCACACCGGCAAGATGCGTTTCAGTTGGCGAGAAGTCGGTAAGTCGTCTTTTGATAGCTATGTGGAATTTCTGAAAACGGGCAATGCCGCGCTTTTGCGGATGGCTCAGAGGGCGTGACAATGGCGAAGAAGAAGCTAGAACCCAAGAATCTTACCAAGGCCGAGCATTACTACATTGAATCGCTGGCCGGACTGAAGAGCGTGGGCGAAATCGCCGAGGATTTGGGTTGTCATCCCGACCAGATTGCCGAGGCTTATCGACGAGCCAAGGCAAACTCGCCTGGCAAATTTGGTCGCCCCGCCCAAGGCGTGACTGTCATGACCGAAGCCGCCGCCATTGAGGGCGATGAGCATGGCAAAGCCACCCGAGCTGGTAATGATTTTCTTGGCCGTTACGCCAAGGATATTTACACGGGCAATCGAAAGTGAAATACGGCACATTAGCTCAAGTTCTTTCGGCAGCCCCCATGGACTGCGCTTTTCTCCTGGTTGAAATGGCCAGCGGGAATTTCGTAACCGTGGAAGGCACCAATGAAGACTGGGCAAATATTGCCAGCCTAGACGACAAGATTACGGCAGTATGTGTGCGTTTTCGTTCATCCAGACTTGAAGTAAGTCCAAGAGACGCAAAGGGTTACTTCTTTAGGCCTGGGGTGGGCGCCTCCCTGTCGGCGAACATTCAGCAATACAACCTGTTCATTCTTGGTCATTTAGATGACGATGGAGAAACCGTCCACACTTCTACCGTGGTGGTTCCCGAGCTTTTGGTTGTCAATTCTGATCAGCGTAATCGTGCTGACAAAGAAACTGTCGGAACATCCTTGATAATCAACTAGGTAAAGCCATATATTCTCTGAGGGGTTTCAGAGGTATGGCAAAGCAGGAAACGGAACACAGTCGTTATCCGAGCCGTTACGGCGGGGGTTTCGTCACGCCCCAGCAGATACTAGCCGAAGTAATGTGTGAGCGGCAGGCAGCCAAGGAAAAAACCTCTTTACCTGCCAAGTTTTGGGATTTGCCTCGCTGGAACAAGGTTTTCTTGTTGCAGTTGCGCCTGGCTGTCAAACTGCTGGAAAAACATTCACCTACTGTTCTGTCCAGGGCTATCCGGTCCAAGGACGGACAAAAGGCTTTTTCGTTTGGCGCCCCATTTCTTAAGGATGTCATAGCCCGGGAACAGGAAAAGTATGACGCTGAAATGGCCAGCTTAGCGGCGGCACCCCCACCGCCCCCACCTGAAACAAAAACGGAGACGACCACACCCCGGCCCGCCTTCGTTCCTCGTCGTTCGTTGAAGAGTAAGTTGGAGGACCTTGAGCGTGAGTAAGGATAAGAAGTCAGCAGCTACCGAGGAAGCGCAACTCCAGAAGGAACTGACAAAGGAATACGGCGAAGGGGTGGCGGTATCGGCCCGCGATCTTATCGACGACGAGAAGATGGTCATTCCGCTCAGTCCTGCTCTGGACGTCGGTTTACATGGCGGCATTCCTGAAGGTTCGTGGATTACCTGCTCCGGCCAGCCCAAAACTGGCAAAGAACAGCCCGTGTCCGCAACCGTTTACACTCCTACTGGGCCGCGCAAAATTGGCGATCTGGCTGTTGGCGATGCCATCTGTCATCCAGATGGGTCTGTCACTTCTGTTGTCGGCGTTTTTCCTCAAGGAGTCAAAGCTGTTTATCGAGTCACTTTTGATAACGGAGACAGCGCAGAATGTGGGCTGGATCACCTTTGGGAAGTATCCGCTCGTTGTCGCAAAGGCCCCCAAGTAATTGCTCTCAAAGACTTTAAAGACGATATTTACTACAAGGAAAAAAACAATAGGTGGGGACATCGACCTAAATGGTCTGTGCGCTTGCCTAATCCGGTTTCCTTCAATAGTCGCCCCGTCCCCGTCCATCCTTATGTGGTTGGGTTGATGCTGGGCAATGGTTCTATGACCCAAACCCAATTGAGTTTTTCCGGCATAGATAGGGAATTGGCAGTTGCCGTGGCAGATCATGCCAACTGTGAAGTGAACCTCAAAAGAAATCGCAATCACGAGTACAGCTTGACGGGGGCTAGGCAGTTGAAGTCTGCCCTTAAGCGCCTCGGGTTGATTGGCAGACATGCCCACACCAAGCATGTTCCTGACTGCTATCTGTACAATTCCTCGGAAGTTCGCCTGGCTGTTCTGCAAGGCTTGATGGATACCGATGGAACGATCAGTGAAGGTGGTTCGGTAGAATTTTCTACTGTTTCGGCACGCTTGGCTGATCAGGTCAAATGGCTGGTTCAGTCGGTCGGCGGCTTGTGTGTGGTGCGTCCTGTCCGACGCATCTATAAAGGCAAGCTGTTCCGCTCGTTCCGTTGCCACATCCGCATCAACGATGCCTCTATACTTTTCCGTTTGCCCCGCAAAAAGAGCCGGGCCAAAATACGGATGAAAAAACCCCTTACCCGCAAGATCGTGGCCATTGATTATGTGCGGGACGAAGAGTCTGTTTGCATCAAGGTTTACCGTGAAGACGGCCTATATTTGACAGACAACTTCATCGTCACCCACAACACTTCCACCGCCCTATCTTTTGCTGCTCAATGCCAGAAGCCTGAGTATGGTGGCCGGCATGTTTATTACCTGAATATTGAGGGGCGCCTCAAGCCGATGAACCTCAAGGGTACGGCAGGCCTGAACCTGGACAAGGTCACGGTCTTCCAAAGCACTCCCGAGCGGATTCTAACGGCTGGCGACTTCCTCACGTTGGCGCTCAAGTGCATTAAAACTCACCCAGGCTGTCTCATCATCATCGACTCGGTTTCTGCTCTGTGCGATGAAAAGGAATTGGACGAGGGAATCGGGTACGAGAATCGCGGGGCTGGCAACAAAAAGTTCGCCGGATTCTGCCGTCAAGCAGCAAATATTGTCCCCATGCAGAACACGCTGGTGTGGGCGATCATGCACCTGACTCAGTCCCAGTCCGGCTATGGCGGTTGGCAGGAGAAGGGGTCGATGACCCTGAAATATCAGGCCGATGTGCAACTTCGGGTGAAATTTGACCGTCCGTGGAAGGTGGGAGCTTCCGGCAACGAGAAGCAGATCGGCCAACAGGTTCACTGGCTGATTGAATCCTGCGCTCTCGGCCCGCCAGGCATGGAAGTGGACAGCTACATCCGCTACGGAACTGGCGTTGACCATGTTTATGAGGCGATCAACTTAGGCACTCAGCTGGGTCTGATCAACAAGGCCGGAGCATGGATGACTTGCGAATTCATGCAGAGCCACCTCGACCTTATGGGGGTTGATAAGTGGAACGATGAGTCGATCAAGCGGGTCAAATGCCAGGGGGCCGAGAAGCTGTACAAACTGCTTCAGGACAACCCCACTTGGATCGCCGCACTCGTGGCCGATATCAACGGAATGCTCAAGCCCGCATGAAAGTCAGAGGGCTAGACGGAAGAACCTACACATGGTCCTTCTCCGGGCGTTCGCACACAGGCGGGGAGGATGCCCCTCTCCGCTCTGGCCTGCATGCCAAAGTCCGAAATGTTTTGCGAAAAGTCTATCCGGTGGATCGCATCATGGAAGAGGTCGGTCTCCCTGGTTCCGATGGTTTGCGCGTGGATTTTTTTCTGCCATTGCGGAAGCTGGTAGTAGAAGCTCACGGCGAACAACATTATCGTTTTGTGGCCCATTTTCACGGCACGCCAATGGGATTTCTTCAGTCCAAGCAAAGGGACAAAAAGAAGCTTGAATGGTGTGAGCTAAATGGCCTTGAGGTTATTGAACTGGCTTATAACGGGACGGAAGAAGAGTGGGAGGAGAAATTACGGCAATGAGCGAATCATCAAAAAAGGTCGATGAGGCCCTGGATGAATACGAAAAAACGGTATTTCCACAAGACGATCAGGGAGCAATGCGCTACCTGAATCTGTCTCATCATGAACTTAATCACATGTCGGCTGAAGAGTGCAACGAGGCTGCTGTTCTGTTGACGAGCTTGGCGTTCCATGTGGCCAAGGCCTGCAATAAGCTCAAGGCCAAAATCAAATACTGCAACGAAGCCATACTCAAGTGCGTGGCCAGCAAGACCGCCAATTACAGATACAACTCCCCCGACGAGCGCATGGCGCTGGCCATTCAGGAAGATGATTTTGCCAGCAATTTAAAACGCCAGGAAGTTACATTGGTTTGTAGATTGGAAAGAATTGATTATCTTGCCTTGCGTTTAGAAAAGGTCGCAGATATGTTTGCTTCCTTGGCCGCAACGAAGAGGAGATCGCTATGACAGAGAAAGATTTGCTCAAACAGATGGCAATGGCGATGGCCTCGGAAGATTGGGCCAAGGTTGCCCAAACTGCCCAGTTGTTAGCTGGTAGTGGCCAGGCTCAGCCGGAAACAAAAACCAAGGCTAAAAGAAAAACCCCAGTTGCTACCGAACCAGCTTCTGGTTTTGTCAACAAATTCAAAGATGATTTGACCTTGGAAAAAGGCCATGTCGCCAGCGATAAGAAAATCCTAAAGAAAGTCAAACCCTCGACTCGACGACCCCCATCCCAAAACCGCAAGCCTGTTGATGTTGTCTGCCCCAAGTGCGGTGGGAAGCATTCTGTCCCGGCTATCGAAGTAGCCATGCGTCGGGACATTGATTCGGGACTGATGTGCCCAGGGTGCATGAGGGGGAGGGGGCGATGAATCAGGACCCGGCAGCGGAGAGAGCGGTTCTGGCAGCCCTCCTCAAAGGTGGTCATGAGGCATGGGTGGACATCTCCGATGTCTTGTCCGCAGACTGTTTTACCTGTGGCTCCAATGCTGTTTATTATCGATGCCTGGAGAAAGTCTTATCTGATCCCGGCTCCAAGGCCGATGTCCCCTCCATTCTGTCGGCGGCTGGGACTCTGGGGTTTGCTGACATCTTCAAGAACCCCGAAGAACAAAAGTATTTGCGGGCCTTGACGGTCACTCCCGTAGAACCGTCCAACCTTCGTAAGCTGGCTGCGCGTTTGGTCAAGCTACATAAGGCCAATGAATTTAGCGAGGTCATGCGAGAGTCGGCAGAAAAGCTGTCTAGCATTTCTGGGGACGAAACCCTTGGAGAAATCCTGGGGATTGGTGAAGAGGCTGTTTTTAACTTCGTCGGCAATTTGGGCAACCAGTCTGAGAACCTCAGCCACATCTCCAAAGATTTGGATGAATACATTGACTATCTGGCTGCGAATCCGTCCGAGGTTATGGGAATTCCTTCGGGACTGCCTCAATATGACGCAGCCATTGGTGGTGGTTTCCAGAAGGGCACGGTCAATGTGATCGGTGCCCGCCCCAAGACCGGCAAGACTCAGCTGGCTGACAATATCGCTTTGCATATCGCCAAACTGGGTATTCCTGTCCTCAACCTCGACACGGAAATGTCGGCCAAAGAACATTGGCATCGGATGTTGGCCAACATGTCCAATGTCACGGTGGATGAGATCAAAACCGGCAAATTTGGCGCCGACGAGGTGAAGTCGAAGGCAGTCTATAACGCCAAGGAAAAACTCAAGACTGTTCCGTACCATTACGCTTCGATTGCGGGCCAGCCGTTTGAGGAAACTCTTGGCACCATGCGTCGTTGGTTGTATCGCCATGTGGGCTTTGATGAGTCTGGTCAGACAAAGCCCTGCATGATCGTGTTCGACTACATCAAGCTTATGGATGACAGGTCGATCACCAAAAACCTGTCGGAATTCCAGGTGCTTGGTTTTCTGATGACAAACCTGCACAACTTTGCAGTTCGTTATCAGGTTCCTGTGTTGGCGTTCGTCCAACTTAATCGGGACGGCATCAATGCCGAAGATACATCGACGGCTTCGGGGTCAGATCGAATCATCTGGCTTTGTTCAAATTTTTCCATTTACAAGTGGAAAAGTCAGGAGGAGATGGCCGAAGAAGGGGTGGGGCCGGACGGTGTGCGCTACAACCTGAAACTGATTCCAGTTGTGACGCGTCACGGCAAGGGTTTGGATTCGGGCGATTACATCAACATCCAGGGGCAGTATGAATATGGCAGACTCAAAGAGGGGCCGACACGCAACGCCATCCTCCGTGGGCGGGGACCAAAGTCAGGTTTCGATGGTTCCACCAAGGACACCGCAGAATTTTGAGCGTCTTCGCAGATTGGCTAGTCTTGCGACTCAGCGTTTGGAGACAGTCCTCGACAATCTGGGCCTCGACTATAGACCCGCAGAAAACTCGTTTTTCGCCCCCTGCCCAGTTCATGGTGGTGACAATCCGGCAGGTTGTCGGATTTACTACAACGCTTCCATGGGCTACTGGCAATGTTTTACTAGGGGTTGCGAAAAGGTTTTTCGTGATGACACATTTGGGTTTGTCCGTGGTGCCCTTTCTCGTCAGCGTTATGGCTGGTCAACAGAGGGCAACCAAATTGCTAGCGTTTCAGAAACTGAAAAATTCATTAAAACCCTGCTCGGTTTGAAGGGGGGCGACCCACTTCCATCTATCGACAAATCCCAAAGGGAATTCGTAAGCCAGGCTCGTGTTCTTTGCGTGGAAAGCGGCCCCGTAGGTAAGTGGTCGCGAGAACAGGTACGTTCACGCATGGATGTGCTGCCCAGCAATTTTTTCCTTGATCGGAAATTCAGCAGAGAAGTGCTTGAGCATTTTGATGTTGGAGACACTTTTAAAGGGCCATTCGCAAACCGTGCCGTAGTACCGATTTATGATCATGCTGGTCGAATGGCATTGGGTTTTTCTGGACGCACTCTCAACAACTCTCAGCCCAAATGGATGCACACGGCAGGTTTTTCGAGATCGCGTGTTTTGTACAACCAATTCACTGCTTTCCGAGACGCCCGCAGGAATGGCACGATCATTCTCGTTGAGGGACCCTGCGATGTTTGGAGATTGTGGGAAGCTGGTTATCACAACGCAGTTGCAATATTGGGTGTTTCATTGAGTGATGCACAGCAAGTTCTGTTAGAATCTTCTGGGGCAAATCGCGTAGTTGTTTTACTTGACGATGATGAGGCTGGACAACTAGCATCTCAGAAGATAGTCGGACAACTTGCGCGATCATTTCGAGTTCAGACCGTTAGTCCAGGCCAAGGTCGTGATCCGGGCGACCTCACCGCCGACGAAGTGAAGCAGGTCTTAGGGAGATTGAAATAATGTTGGTCGGAATTGCTGGCAAAAAAGGAGCGGGTAAAGATACTTTAGCCAAAGATTTGGTTGAGCATCGCCATTGGATCAATCCCTACTTTGTGGGTGGTAGAGTTTTTCATTTTGCCGACACCTTGAAAGAAGTATCCGTAAAACTACTGGGTCTTCCAGCCGAATTGGTTTACGGAACCCAAGAAGACAAAGAGCGGTATAGTCATTTTTTTTGGGAAAACATGCCGACCTATTCTCTCATGGAAGAGCCGCGACCTTTCGGCAACATGAGAGTGCGTGAAGTCTTGCAATATTTTGGCACGGATATTTTGCGCAAAATGATTGCGAAAGTTCACATCAACGCCACCTTGAATGCCATTGCGGAATACGAGGAGGCCCAGGATGGCCAGGTTCTCTCTGTTGTCGCCGATTTGCGTTTTCCCAACGAGTGCGAGGCGATTGAGGAAGAAGGCGGGTGGGTGGTCGGTTTAACCAGAGGTATAAGCGGAGATTCTCACTCCAGCGAAACCTCTCTTGAGACTTATCCATTCAAAGCTTTGGTTGACAATACCGGCATGACGCGCCACGAGCAGCTTGATGCCACGATTAAATATCTGCGGAGGGCGAGTCGTTGATCGTCACTTTTTTACGGTCTAGCTCTGTGGGTTCTTACGGGTGGTGCCCCCACAAGTTTTTTCTCACATCCAACCTTGGCCACAAGGAACCTTCGGGCAAAAAGGCCGAGAGTGGCAATATTGTCCATAAGGCGCTGGAATTGCTGGCCCGCAAGAAGCTGGCTCACCAGAACAAGGAAAAGACTTTTTCCGACCCTGAAGTGGCGATGGAGTTTGACACGGCCACTTTCACCCCGGAGTTGGCTATCGAGGCGGGCTGGAATCATTACACCAACCCGGAACGCAGCGTCCACCCTTGGACCAAGGGCGACCGCAAGAAATGCGAACAATGGACCTGGGATGTGCTGCTTTTCAATGATGGCATGTTCAGCCCAGTCAACCGTCAGGTTGTCATGCCCGAGGAATATTTTGAGATTGAGATCAAGGAGCCGTGGGCGCAGTACGATTACACTCTCCCCGATGGTCGTACCTACCAGGGCAATCTTATCCTGCGCGGCACTATGGACCTTGTGACTCGCATCCGGCCCGGTCTGATTGAATACATCGACTGGAAGACGGGTAAACGGCGGGATTGGGCCAAGGACAAAGTCAAAGAATACGACGACATGTATTCCGACTTCCAGCTGCGGCTTTATCACTATGCTTTGTGCCATCTTTATCCCAAAGACGAAATCCTGATGACGATTTTCTTTGTCCAGGACGGTGGTCCTTTTAGTTTGTGTATGCAGCGTTCGGATTTGCCCGAAACCCTAGACATGATCCGCAAGGAATTTGAGAAGATCAAAGACGATCAGTTCCCCTCCCGCATACTCGACCGCGACCCTAACAACTGGAAGTGCAGCCGCCTCTGCTCCTTCTACAAAGATGAACACCCGGAGACGGGTCTGTCCACCTGCAATCATTATCGAAACGAGATTCTCCAGCTTGGCTTAGACAAAGTTGTTGCGAAGTACGCCAAGGGGGAACCCTGGGCTGGTTATGGTTCTGGTGGAGGCAGAACCGAAAAGGTTGACGAACCCAATAGTCAGCCCATATAATCTTCCGAGGTAGCGGCGTGTTAAAGATCGGAACAAAAACCGAATTGAACGAAGCCGAGCAGAGACTGGCAAGATTCCTAGCGAAAGCTAGGTATGATAAGAACAGGTCAACGAACACCAAGGATGGCAAGATTGGCCCTCAAGATTGTTCGGTGACGGACTTGGAAGGCATCGCAGCGGAAATTGCCTTCTGCAAAATGGTCAATGTCTTCCCGGACATGCAACTTGAGGAACGGCCCGCATTTGACGCAACTCTTCATTGCGGGACAACGGTGGATGTGAAGGCAACCAAATACAAAAACGGCCGATTATTGGCTGTGCCTGGCAAGGTAGAAAAGTGTGCCGGGTTAGATGTCTACTCGCTCATTGTGGGCGAGTTTCCAGGCCCTTACGAGTTCAAGGGCTTTATGAAAAGTGAGGACCTCTTGCGGCAGGAGCGACTCACGGATTTGGGTCACGGCCCGACTTACGCCGCGGATCAAAAGGAGCTTGTCGAACAGCCATGAGCCTATCCAATTATCAACTGGAAGCCCGCACAACAGCCATTTACCCGCTTGAGGCCAAGGTGATCTACCCGGCCCTCGGACTGGCTGGCGAAGCGGGCGAAATATGCAACAAGGTAAAGAAAACCTTGCGCGACGACGGTGGAAGGTTGACTGACGACAAGAAGGAGCAATTGATCGATGAACTCGGAGATGTTCTTTGGTATATCGCTAATCTTGCTACCGACCTTGGCATTACATTGGACGATGTGGCTAGGCGCAACATGGCCAAGCTGACCAGCCGCAAGGAGCGTGGCACTCTGCAAGGGAGCGGAGACAACCGGTGAAGTTGACCTGCTACCTTGATTTGGACGGGGTCCTGGCGGATTTTACCGCCGGGGCCATCGCCCTCCACAATCTTCCTGTGACTCACAAAGATGTGGATTGTTGGAATTTTCACCACAAACTTGGATTTGTTGGCGACAACGAGAAGAAGTTCTGGGAGCCAATGGGCTACGACTTCTGGGCCAACCTGCCCAAGACTGAAGAACACGATAAGGTGTTGGGTATTGTGGAGGAAGTGTTTGGGGAAAGAGTGGTGATTGCGACCGCTCCCGCCTCTACTCCCGGTTGCACCGAGGGCAAGATTGCTTGGATCAATAAGCACCTACCCAAATACAGTCATCGTTTTGTTGTGGGCGCCTCCAAGCATTTGATGGCCGGATACGGCAAAATTCTTATTGACGACTACGAAGTGAACGCCAAGAGATTTTTGGAGCATGGCGGTTCTACTATTCTCTTTCCGAGACTTTACAACAGCCGGGGACATCTGACTGTTGACGGTCATTTTCGCGACATGGACAAGTTCCTTGGGTGGGTCAAGGATCAAGTTCGCTATTTCAATTTTGTTGCGGAAGAATAAGCAGGGGAAGGTGGGGATTGATGAGTTGGGTTCCGCTACATTGTCACAGTTATTTTTCTCTTCTTGACGGCCTTTCTAAGCCGGACGCTATTGCGGCCCGCTGTGAAAAGTTGGGCTACAAGACCTGCGCCATCACGGATCACGGTACGCTTTCTGGCGTTGCCGCTTTTTCCAAGGCTTTGCGGAAGAAGAATATCAAACCTATCCTGGGGTGCGAGTTCTATCTCTGCCAAGGTCCGGCGTTTGACAAGCGCCAGGAGAACGGTGCGCTATCGCACTTGTGCGTGTTGGCCAAGGGGGAGGAGGGTTGGAAACGCCTTATCCAGGCTTCAAACGCTAGTAACGACCCCAACCATTTTTATCGCAAGCCCCGCCTTGACCTTGACCTTCTTGGCAAGCATGCAGACGGCAAGCTGATCGTCTTCTCTGGCCACCCGGGAAGCGACTTTTTCAATGCTCTGTTTATTAACCCCAAGGCTGTTTATGGGGCGCAGACTTACGAGCAGGCCCGAGCAATGGTGGCATCGGACTGGGAAACCCGCCTGAACAATATCACCAAGCGTTACCGCGACTTGTTTGGAGCTGAGAATGTTTGGGTAGAAATCCAGGCGGTCGATCAGGAGAACCTGCCCGCCGCTATGGTGGGGGTTCGCGCCCTGCGTTATTACGCTAAGAAGCATGGCCTGAAGACCGTCAGCACTCCAGACGCCCACTATCCGGCCCAAGAGGACGCTGCTGACCAGCGGGTGTTGTTATGTTCGGCCATGCAGACAACCCTGCCTACCATTCAGGCTGCTCTCGCCAAGCAAGAAGATGTTTCGTTGGGTGGCTTTTTCCGCAGCAATCGCTACCACATTCCCGATTTTGACGAAGTCAAAGGCCTGCACGAGTCCCATGAGATCGATGCTACCTTGGAAATCGCCGAATTGTGCGGGGACTACGACATTCTGTCCAAGCCCTTCCTGCCCCAGTTCGACTGCCCTAACGACATGTCAGCTGACGATTATGTTCGCCAGCTTTGCCGTGAAGGATGGAAACGCAAGCTGCCCGGGATCACCTCCGACAAGGCCGATCATGGCGTTTATGGAGATCGGATCAAGAGGGAACTGGCCGTCATCATGGAGGCGGGTTTATCTCCCTACTTTTTGATCGTGCAGGAATATTGCAACTGGGCACGGAGTCAGGGTTGGTTGGTCGGTAAGGGGCGTGGTTCGGGTGCTGGCTGTTTAGTGAGTTATCTTCTAGATATCACCAACGTGGACCCAGTCAAATACAGCTTATTGTTTGAGCGTTTTTATAACGCAGGCCGTAATCAGCCAGGTCGCGTGTCCTTGCCTGACATTGACTGCGACTTCCCCATCTCCCACCGTGACGAGGTCGTTCAGCATATGCGTGAACGGTACGGCGAGGACAAGGTGGCCCAGATGGTTACCTTCTCGCGCCTACAAGGAAGAGCAGCCATCAAGGATGTTTTACGCGCTCATGAAAAAGGAACTTTTGATGAAATAAATAAAATTACTGAGCATATTCCTGATGAAGCTGCTATTGCCGATGAACTCCAGGAAATGCGCGAGGAGACTGGCGAGGCCAGCATCCTGATGTGGGCGCTAGAAAACAATGTGAAGGAACTGTCGCCATGGTGCCGTCTAAAAGATGATGGGACTTTAGATGGTCCTCTTGCGGCAGAATTCGCCCAAGCCATACGACTGGAAGGAACCAAACGAAATCAATCAAAACATGCTGCTGGTGTTGTGATTGCACCTAGATCATTAGCTGACAATTGTCCTATGATCTTTGATAAGTCTACGAATCGCAGGATTTGTGGGGTTGAGATGGCCGATCTTGAGGCCATGGGTTTTGTCAAGTTTGACATTCTTGGGGTGGCTGCGCTTGACAAAATTCAGGGGGCCGTTTCGCTTCTAAAAGGGGGAGCCGTGCGTGTTTGACAAATTTGAAGAAGAGTCAGAAGAAATGGACTTTCCGCAAAGGGTTGTGGCGCATAATCTTGCGCTTTTAGATGCTTTGGCAGAATTGACCGAAAGCAAGAAAAAGCTTGGCGAAGAACTCGGCCACATGATCAAGGCCTTGGTGATCATGGCAGGCGGCGAGGTCAATATGACCAATGCTTTCATCTCTGCCGGAGAATCGCCCACTTGCGAACTGAAACACGAAATCGTCAACGATGGTGAATCAATCCGGTTGTGGGTCGAGGAAGTGGAGGGTGGAGAATGACCAGTAACATCATCATTTGTTTTGATTTTGAGACTGGTGGTCTTGACATCAGGACCACCGAACCGATTGAGATTGCTGCGGTGGCGATCAACCCGCGGACTCTGTCGGTCGTGCCCGATGGCACATTCTACAGCCTGTGCAAGCCGACTGATTTCTCTCTCCTGCAAGACCAGGCTCTGGCCGTCAACGGTAAGACGCGGGATCAATTGAAAAAAGCCCCTGAGCAGGAGGCCGTTTGGAGGAGCTTTGCCACCTTCATCAAGCGGTTCAATCCCAAGGGTAATTCGTTCGGGTCGGCCCCTATTGCCGCTGGCAAAAACATCCGACTGTTTGATCTGCCAATCTTCAATCGCTTGTGTCAGAAGTATGGTTTCACCGACAAGAACGGTGATCAAAACCTTTTCCATCGCCGAAAGGTCTATGACCTTGAAGACATGCTGGAGTTCTGGTTTCACAACAGCGAGGAACTGCCCGACCGCAAGATGGATACGCTTCGCGGTTATTTCGGATTGAGCAAGGATGGGGCGCACTCGGCGATGATAGACACGAAACAGACGGCAGAATTGATTGTCCGTTTCTTAAAAGTGCATCGTTTTTACGCTGAAAAGATCAACTTCAAGGGGGCGTGTGCCAAAAGCACCCTGATCGCATGAGTCATTTTAGCCTCCCTTGTGGTTGCGTTTGGCCGGTGGTGGGAGACCCGCCCCGGCCTGGGGCTTTGCCTCTGCTTGATGTGGATGTCTCCAACTTGCCAGATTGTAACTTGGCGTGGGACCTCATGTCGGTTGGCAATACCAAGGGAGTCTTTCAGCTAGAGAGTCGTTTGGGTGCTACTTGGGCTAAGAAGTTACGCCCCAGGAATAACGAACACCTTTCGGCTCTGGGCGCCCTTTTGCGTCCAGGTTGTTTGGCAGCCAAGGATGAAAACGGCATTTCTTTGACCGAACACTACTGCCGTCGCGTCAACAAGGAAGAGCCGGTGGAGTCGTTTGACCCCGCTCTCGACGAGATTCTGTCTCCTACTGAGCAGATTCTCGTGTACCAGGAACAGTCCATGCAGATCGGGGCCAAGTTGGCCGGTTTCGATCTCAAGCAGGTTGACCGGTTGCGCAAGGCCATCGGCAAAAAAGACCAGAAGGAAATGGCTGAGGTCAAAAAACTATTTCTGGAAGGAGCGGAAAAGATCAAGGTGGTCTCCATGGATGTGGCCGAGACCATCTGGGGCTGGATTGAGAAGTCCGGTCGGTATCAATTCAACAAGTCCCACAGCATGAGCTACGGGCTGACTGGGTACGACACCGCCTATCTCAAGTCCCACTTCCCGGTGCAGTTTTACACCTCCTGGTTGTCCTTCGCTGAAGACAAGGTTGATCCTGACCAAGAGGTGATGGAGCTGGTCGAGGACGCAAGGCGGGCTGGGATCGAAGTCTTCCCCCCCGATGTGCGCTGTCGCCAACTGACCTTTTGGACGGACGGAGTCGATATCCACTTTGGCTTGAGTAATATCAAGGGGCTAGGCCAGTCCAACTTGCACAAGCTCTTTGAAGCCATGAACAAAGCCGAGGCGAAGTTGGACAAGAAAGCCACCACCTTCACCTGGGCTGAGTGGCTTCTCCATGTCGCCGCCGAGACGCCGTCCGTGAATCATAAGCTGATCATGGCCGGAGCCTTGGATTGGACGGGTATAAAACGCCAGCGGATGTTGGCTGAATTGGATGTCAAACTGACTGACAAGGAAGCGGAGTGGGCAGCCAAAAATTATGAGGGTGAAACCTTCATTGATTTGCTTCGCAAGCTGGCTAAACCGAAGAAAGAAGGCGGTGGGGTCGCCAATGTGAAGCGCGGCGCCTTAATTCGTGGCCAAGCTGATTTGTTGGAAAATCCACCGACTCCTATTAACGATCATCCTGCCTGGATGGCTTGGGCTGAAGAACAGGTTTTTGGTTTTGCCTTGACCTGCTCCCGCGTTGACGGTTGCGATCTGGGCGATGCGAATACGACCTGTGGCGAATTTCGGGCTGGCAAGACCGGCTTCCTCCTGCTGGGGGTTGAAGTTCGGGCCGCACGGTCCTTCAAAACAAAGAAGGGGACGTTTATGGCGTTCCTCACTTTGTCCGACTCGTCGGGCGTTCTCGATGATGTCGTGTGTTTCTCTGAGCCGTGGGAGGAATATAAGCACCTCCTTACTCAGGGCAACACGGTTTTGGTGCAGGGCGAACGAGACCCGAAACGGAACTCGTTAGTCGTGCGCAAGGTTTTTCAGATGACATGAGGTGAATTGTGAACAATTGCGTATTTATTGGGAACTTTGTGCGTGACCCTGAAGTTCACTCGGTCGGGGCTGATCACCGCGTAGTGAAATTCACAATTGCGGTGAACGGCGGTCGCAAGAGCAAGAACGGCGAGGAAGAAGTCGCCTTCATCGATTGCGAAGCCTGGGACAAATCGGCAGACATCATTGCCGAGTACATGAAGAAGGGTTCCAAGATCGCCGTCACGGCCACCGCCCGCACCGACTCATGGACCGACAAGGCCACCGGCAGCAAGCGTTCGACTTTGCGCTTCCGGGTGAACAACTTCACCTTCCTTGGTGGCAAAAATGAAGCCAAGGGCAGTAGCCGCTCTGCTGTTGGAGCGGGTGTGGGTGCCGACCAAGAGGACGGCCCCGGTTTTGCCAGCGGTAATGACGCCGAAGAAATCCCCTTCTGAGAATAAGCAATGGCCCGCATCCTTCTAGTTGGCGAGGCGACTTGGCTGCAAACCGGCTACGCCACTTATGCGCTACAGATCGCCCGAAGACTAAAAGCTGTTGGTCACGAAATCGGTGAATTGGCGTGTTACGGCACTCCAAACGATCCAAGGCGGGCCGGGTCTCCCTGGCCCGCCTTTTTTGTGACTACCAGAGGTGATGATTATCCATCGTCTGCGTTGATTAACTCCAACGCCGCTCTTGGAGCTACGGCTTTTGAGGAAGCGGTGGTGAAGTTCCGGCCCGATGTCGTGATCTCCATGCGTGATCCGTGGCAGGATTCGTTCATCGCCTATTCTCCCCTGCGCGACTATTTCCGTTGGGTATTCATGCATCCAGTAGACGGTGAGCCGCAAGATGAGGAATGGATTGCGATTCTCAACCGTGCCGATGCGATTCTCGCTTACTCTCAGTATGGTTTTGACGTCCTGAAGAAGTTTCCTGGTCTTAATTTGTTTGGGGTTGCTTCTCCTGGTGCTGAGCCGGATGTGTTTCATCCACTTGACCAAAAGGAGGCGCGAAAGGCCCTCAACATCTCGCAGGATGCCCTAGTTATTGGGACGGTCATGCGAAACCAAGGCCGGAAATTGTTGCCGGATTTATTTGAAACTTTTGAGAAGTTCTTGCTGTCCGCACCAGCCCATATTGCCAATCGATTGTATCTATATTGTCACACGGCATGGCCGGATGTTGGGTGGGACATCCCTAAATACCTTCTTCGCTACAATGTGGCCCACAGAACCCTGTTTACTTTTGCGTGCAAGAAGTGCGACAGGGCCTCTGCCTTGCTTTGGCAGCTACCTTCGGGGTACTGCCCCTTCTGTGCTAGTGGGGAATTAACCACTCCCGGCGTGGCTGCTGGCCTGCCCCGTGCGTTCATGCGCCCGGTGTATTCATCCATGGACGTGTTCGTACAATACTCGGTCTGCGAGGGATTTGGAATGCCCCAGGTGGAAGCTGCCTCCTGTGGTGTTCCGGTGACCTCGGTCGATTTTACTGCCATGTCCAGTGTGGCGTCCGCTTTGGATGCCCAAGCCATTTCGGTCGAGCGCACATTCACCGAACTGGAAACGGGCCGAGTTATGGCCCTACCTAAAAACGATGATCTTATCGCAATTTTGAACAACCTTCTTTTGTTGCCTCCAGCTGCTCGTAGAGCAATTGGCTCCAAGCAACGAGATTTGGCCATCAAAACTTTTGACTATGATCTAGCGGGTGGGATTTGGCACAATGCAATCAGTAAACTTTCACCACCTATAAAAAGATATCAAGATACTGCACGAAAATTGCCACCTCTGCAAATGCCCCCTGATCATCTCACTAACAGAGAGTGGGTTGACGAGGCGTTTCAGTCAGCCCTGGGTATTTCTTCGGCCCAGGCTGGTTTTGTGGCTCAGAGAATGACCCGAGACCTCTCAAGGACTTTTTGCGATACCACCTTCACTCCCGGACGTTTTACCGGCTTCGGGCCTGGCGGCAGACTGGGCGGCTACGAACGGAAGCATGCCTGGGCGCAACTTTGTGCGGAGCGTGAGCGTGTGGAGTTCTGGGAGGCTCAGCGGTCATGAATATTCTCTATGTGGGAAATTTTCACGACGGCACAGGCTACGCAAGAGCTTGTTGCGAATCAGCCATTGCTTTGGAGACAGCCGGGGCCAATGTCGTCTGTCGTCCAATCACTTTCAATGGCGGTCAACAATCCTGCCCAGAAAGAATCTATCGACTGGAAGAAAAAAACCCGCCCACCAAATGGGATGTGGTCATCCAGCACACCCTCCCGTCAGTCACCTTGTTCGACCGCAGACTGGGTCTGAATGTGGCCAACTTTTATTACGAGGCTTCCCGCTTTAATTCGGCGGGGTGGGACCTGCGTTTGAATCAGATGGACCTTGTGGTCACCACGCCCGGTATCTCGACCGAGGCCTGTAAGAACAGCAATGTCAAAGTCCCTGTGGCTAGCCTGCCCTTGCCCAGCGATCCCGACCGCTACATGAAAACCCACACAGTCCCCAGTTTTCTCCAGCCTTATGTCAAGGCTGGCAAATTTATCTTCTACACGATTAGCGAAAATGTTCGGCGCAAGAACTTGGGCGGTCTGATCAAAAGTTATTTCAGCGCATTCCGACCCACCGACAATACAGTCCTCATCATTAAGACAAACGGTGAACAACACCGCGTCCAGGCGATGATGCAAGAAATCGCCAACGGAATGAAGCTTCACTATCTGCCGGAGGTTGTCGTTCTCACCGAAAGATTGAGTGAGGACGAACTCATGGGCCTCCACGCATACGCCAACTGTTTTGTCCAGGCTTCCTGTGGCGAAGCTTGGTCATATCCCGCATTCGATGCTATGGCGATGGGCAAAACCCCCATCGTACCCGACACCGGAACATATCAGTCCTATATCTCCGAGGAGACCGGTTATCTGATTCCAACTTACGACGAGCCTTGTACGGGAGGGCAGGACGAACCTGCCGAACTGTACCGTGGCGACGAGTATTGGCAGGTTCCGTTCACTTTGGAGATGGCTGGGCTGATGCGAAGGGCTTACATGGAGGACGACCTTCGCCAGGTAAAAGCGGCGCGGGGTCTGGATGTGGCGTTCCAATTCAACCCCCTGAAGGTCGGCAAGACCTTCCTGGAGGCTTTAACCCATGCGACGCAAAAACAAGCTGTGGACGGACTTCCTTGAGGACTTCGATGGCGAAGACCAGATTCCTTGGCAGGAAGCACGAGACGCCGACGTCGAACAACGGGCTGTATCCAAGAAGAACACCAAAAAAATTAAGGCTCGGACGCCCAACCAACAGAACTACATCAACAACATCGAGGCTTGCACATTAACAATCTGCACCGGCCCAGCTGGATGTGGCAAAACCTATATCCCCTGCGGTCTGGCCGCCAACTGGTTGTCTGAAAACAAGATTGAGAAGGTTATTCTTACCCGCCCCATCGTGGAATGTGGTCAAAGACTGGGCGCCCTGCCTGGAACTTTGGGCGAAAAGACCGATCCTTTCATGGCCCCCATGTTTGATGCCTTCGGGGATTTTCTTGACCCTGGCTTTCTTAAGCACTGTCGCAACAAAGAGACCATTGAAGTGGTCCCCCTGGAAACGATGCGCGGTCGGACATTTCATAACTCGGTGATCATTCTGGACGAGGCTCAGAATGTAACCCGCCGACAGATGAAGATGTTTTTGACCCGATTCGGCGAGAACTCCAAGGTCATTGTTTGCGGAGACGTTACCCAGACAGACTTGCCCCACAGCGAAGGCAATCCGCTCATCTGGGTGTGGGAAAAGTTGGGTCATCCTGACATCGCCAAGGTCACTCTGGGGCCAGAAGACGTTCAGCGCCATGGCTTAATTCGCCATATCCTTGAGCGTTTGGGAGACTAAGCCTCCCTCTTCCCGGGTAAGATCGTTAGCAGCGGTCGCTTCGGCCGCTATTAACGGATACTGTTATGCCCAACATAGCCAGCATTCTGAATAGCGCCGTTCGTTCGCCGGAGAGGGTCAATGTCCTGACCTTTACCACGCACGAACGGTTTCAGAGTGCCTGGGCTGATATAAACGCTACTTTTTTGTTGTGGAACGACCAGTACGCCAAGCCCTGGGTGCATCACTACGCCGCCATGCCGGACAATCATGTGCTGCTCCCCTTCCATCCGTCGTCGCCAGCCATTCCCGTAGAAATTGATTTGGACCTCGTCTTATGTCAACACCATAGCCAGTTTGACCGGGCTTTACAGGCTGCGACCTTCTACAATGTGCCGCTCTTGCGTTTGGAACACACCTTGCCCGAAGAAGGCTGGGACGAAAATACCCGGCGTGCAGTGTCTTCTCGGCGTGGTGACCACAATGTCTACATCACCGACAATCAGCGACTGGAATGGGACAGTCAGGTCCTTCCCGACACTAGTGTCATATACAACGCCATTGACACGAATCAGTTTTGTCCGCATGAGCCTTGGGTGCCGCGTGAACCGATCTGCCTGAGCGTTGTCAACGACTGGATCAAGCGAGACGCCGCTTGCGGTTTCTCATTCTGGAAACTGGCTACTGCCGATCTTTCCACTCGTGTTCTGGGCGATACGCCCGGGCTGTCCAAAGCTGCCGCCAACGTGCAAGAGCTGACCGAGGCATACCGCACAAGTCTGATATTCCTGAACACGGCCACCCGCTCCACCTTCCCGACCACCGTCCTTGAGGCCATGGCCTCTGGCTGTTGTGTTGTTTCCTACCGGGCTGGGGCGGTGACCGAAGCCATTGAACATGGCGTGACCGGTTTCCTTGTGGACACTCCCGAGGAAATGAACGCTATTGTCAAAAGGCTTTTGGGCAATCCCGCCTACTGCGAGGTAATCGGTAGAGCTGCTGCGGAAAAGGCCCGTCAGCGGTTTGGTTTGGAGCGTTTTGTTCGGGAGTGGGGACAGGCATTGCAAGTTGCCGCCCGCGCACCGTGGTGGAGGAAGCAATGGTCAAAATCCGCATGACTGTGGGAGGCCAAAAGCTCGGCCTACCCGGCTTTATCGAGGTCGATCCAGCCAGTCAAGAATCACCCGGCAATCCTGCCGATCTTAGTCAGCTTGCCGAAGAGGGCGAGGCCCTGGAAATCCAAGCGACCGATGTCTTGGATTATTACCCTTTTGAGTTCCGCACCAAGCTGTTGACCCACTGGGTCTCCAGACTAGCGAGAGGCGGCGTGATGGTTGTCGGCACTCGCGAGATTGTTGAGGTTTGTCGGAAAGTCACTCTGGGCGACATTTCTGATTTTATACAACTCATTTACGGCGGTGGCGGCGGACAAAGGCGCACCAGCGCAGGAACTCTGCCCCAGCTTCGCACCATGCTCAGTAGCCTGGGCATGACCCCCGTCCGTTCCTATGTCAGCGATTTCACCAGCTATGTGGAGGCCATCCGTCAATGATCAGCACTTCGTGTGAAAAATGTCGTTTCGCCATTCGTAATGTCAGCGGAGACCAGACCGGCTGTCGCGCTAACATGCTGGACTATTTTCGGTCAGAAGGAAAGATTGAGCTAGAAGACATCGGCGGGACAAAGTCCTACAAAACGATTGATCGGTTCTGCCCCCTATTCCGTCCTTTGGATTGGATGAAGGAACTTGAAGATGGTCAAGCGATAGCCGAGGCGCGAAAGGAACGAGTCCTTGCCGTCGCCGCCATCGTCTCCTGTGAGCGTGGCGAATTGTCTGATGTCGCCCGCACCGCAGAAATGTTGGAGCAGCAAAGCCTTAAGCCGAACGAAGTTGTGTTCGTTATCACTCCCCGTTCCGTGGTCAAGCCCAAGGATGTTCTGGCCACCCTGCGCGACTTGTCCCTGTCTTATCCCTACTCGCTGCGATTTGTAATGGACGAATCATACACCGAACTTGACTCGCTTCAGGAGGGGGCAGGGAACAACCTGAAATCGGTTTTCATCTTGTTTGCCGAGGCTGGCAAGGAACTGGAAAACTGTTACCTGTCCGATCTTGATCATCTCATCAACGATCAGGGGCAGCGGGTTGTGTTGGTGGACCCCGGCATGATTCATGGCACGCTTGTGCAAACCATGGCCTTCAACATGGCCGGAGGCTTCCACGAAGTGGTTTGGGAAGGGACCGAAGAGAAGATCGCCAGCATATCCGAAAAGCTGAGGCGAATCGCTCAGGCACAGAATTCCAAATACCTGATCATCGACGGAAAACTTCCTCATGTCGCTTGAGGATGTTGCGGTTGTGATTGCTAATCACAACTACGGCCATTTTCTGGTGGGCGCGGTTGAATCAGCCGCAGCAGAAAAGCCAGGACTGGTCGTTGTTGTTGATGATGGCTCAACCGATGACTCCGTGCGCACTCTTTTGGGATCAATGGAAAACGCCGCCCACGATGAAATTTTGCAAATACCTTTTGTCCGCGGCACGATCAAGGATGTCCAAGTTAATCTTTTCTCTGCCCACCAATCCCAAGGGCCAGCGGCTGCACGAAATGTGGCCATCAAAGTCAGTTGGGATAAGACAAAATATTTTGCCATTTTGGATGCGGACGACCGTTTCCTTCCAGGCAGACTGAAAGCCTGCGTAGACCTACTGGAAAAGTATGGAGAGATGGCCGGTGCGGTTTATACCGATTACTTCCAGGTGCGTGATGGCGTCTCGTTCCGCCATTGCAAAAAGGCGTTCGTAAAACGAGAACTCTTTTTTGACAACATGGTTCATTCCGCTTGCGTGATTCGCAAATCTGCTCTGGAAAATGTCGGCTTGTACGATGAAGCCCTGCCTCCCGCCGAAGATTATGAATTGTGGATGCGAATCGCTGCTGACCGGGTCATCCTACATCTGCCCGATCCAATGATGAGCGTCAACGAAGGAACATGGCAGCTCAGCAGGCGCACACCATCCGAGTTCATGGCCAAACAGGTAAAAATCATGAGGGATCGCCATTGCCAGACCTTGCTGTCGTAATTAGCGCGGCTGGGGCTGGGCGCCGCATGAAGGCCCGAGGCCCAAAAGCCCTTATCGAAATCGGCGGCGGCGAGACCGTTCTCAGTCGCCAGATTGTGTTCGCCCGCAAGGCATTGCCAAAAGCTGAAATCATCGTGGTTGTTGGCTACCAGAAGGATCGGGTGATAAAGGTTTTGCCAAAGGATGTTGGCTGGGTAGAAAACTCATCCCACGAAGATACCAATGTGGCCCGCTCTCTCCTTGTTGGCGTAAATCACGCAAACGCCAAGAAGGTGATTTTGATGTGTGGAGATTTGGTTTTTGGACCCGATTTTCTTGAATGCCTACCAGAAGAAGGTTCTGCCGCAATTATTGACGAGAATCAGAATCATCGTTCTGGCGAAGTCGGATGCAACATCGACCAAGAACGAGTCTGCCATTTCAGCTATGGGGTCTGGCCCAAATGGGGTCAGGCCGTGCAACTGGCAGACAAGGAACTTGACTTGTATCGGCGAGTTGCTTCGCGCAATCAGAGTGCCCGTTGGTTTGCCTATGAGGTTCTTAACGGAATTATTGACGCGCATGGCATCATTGTGCCGGCTTACCCAGACAAGACCAATCTCGTAGAAATTGACAGCACTCAGGATATTGAACGAGCTAAAAGTTTGGTTACCAAGCTAAGGCGCAAGGGCGTGACAGCATGAATATTCTCATTGAGAATGATGACAATGGTGTGGGGACAGGCGCCTTGGCACGCGGTTTTGTTCAGCTTGGACATGATGCGGCCCTGTGGGTTCCGTCAAAGATGCCCACCCACGAGGCCTTTGCCAGACAGAAACCCGACCTTTTTATCGGCCCGACATCCGCCATCACACCCGCCCTGCTTCGCAATCAGGGCAAGTGCCGACTGGCCTTGTGGCAGGATAGTTTCACTTTCTTGGACAAGCTGCCGCCAGGGGCATTTCTGTTCACCACCGACGACAACGAGCAGGGGCTGCCTGTCATCCGTTGGCCTTTCATGTGTTTGGATGGCAAGTCGCTTTATTGCAACGATTTGGCGACCGATGTGATTTTTCTGGATCAATACCGTCCGGGCTACGATGCTTTTTTTATCCCTCTGTTTGAGAATGAGAGTTTTGTGGCCCGTATCTACGCCGACAAGCCGTGGCCTGTTCCATACTACGCTGGCTCTCTGACAACCGAGGAAAGAGCGCGTGCCTTGGCCTCGACCTATGTACATGCCATGTCTGCCGATGAGGCGAGTGATGTTCGTAAAATTTACGAGACATTGCGAGTGGGGACTATCCCTGTAGTTGCCGGAGACAATTCCCTTCCGACTTCTCGCAACCTTCCTGAAACTTACATAAAGCTTGTCGAAGACCTCGTTCTTAGCAGCGAATTTGAACGACAAGAAGTCTTTGGTGAGTTGGTTGATTTGTTTATTCAGTACACGCCGGTCGATTCTGCCCAGGCGTTCATGAGGGCCATGCTGACATGCTGAGCATTGTTTTGGACAAGCCGGAAAATCTCGACACTCTGACCCGGTGTCTATCCATGATTGCTGCTTATCGTCCATCACCTGAAACTGAAGTCATTGTGCCTTGGGAAGGCAAGCCAAGAGAAATTCTGCCAATCTTGAAGGCTTTTAGTTCCCGGTTTTTCTGGAAGCTGGCGATTTGTCCCGCAGGTACAGCTGGTTATTTGGCCGTGTGCCATTTGGCCAAATCGCAACACCCGGTTCTGCTCAGTCATCGCGCCCTGTTGACAGCAGAAGCCTTGGCAGAATTGGAGAAAGCCGAGTTCGGCAAAGCCAAGATTTACAAGACAGAAAGAATTATCTTGGATTATGACCCCTACAGCTACTGGCTACCGGAAGACTACAAGCAAGCCTGCTTGAAGTTGCGCCATCAGACGCCAGAAATCCAAGTCGATCAAGAACCATTTTGCGTGATTACTGGCGAATATGCGCCTGATGATATTCGTCACTGGCCTTGGGTGGACGCCGCTGTGTTCGTTCTAGATGGTGCCCGACCTGCCCTTGGCAAAGCTGTCGATGCCGATTTGGAGGTTTTGAGTAGTACTGACGCACCATGTTTTCCGCCCGATGAAGATCGAGTTTGATCATATTGAGGGCTGGGGCAAGATCACCCAGCACGATCTGATTCACGCCCCCTGCTGGGTCATCCAGGAGGGTGAATCCCACGATCAGATGCTAGAGATGGGATTTCTGCCGTGGGCTGGCAAATGGTTCCCTGCTCGTTCCGTCCGTTACGATCTGGAGCGCATGAGCTTCGGGCGCACGGCCGAGAAAAACTTTCGTCGGGCTTTAAAATGCGCCAGTTGGCATGCGGAAAAGCCTGACAAGGATGCTTACGAGCGGATCGTAGCTGGTTATCTTGTTCGCCACGAGTTCGCAAGCGGGCATGTTTTTGAGGAACTGGCGGCCAACCGAGAGTTTTCCTGGCTCACCTACAAGGTGGATGGCAAGGCGGTCGCCTTCGTTGCCTACCTTAGCTATCCGCGCTCCTTCGTTGGCGTTCAGTTCGCCTGGGACTATGCCGACCCCAAGCTCTCCCTCGGCTCGGTTAGTACATATGTCGAGGCCACGCTTGCCCGGTCAAACGGCTGCCGCTGGTACTACGTCATGGGAGGTTATGAGAATGCCAGCACCTACAAAGCACGCCATGAAGGTTTCCAATTCTGGACGGGCGAAAGTTGGTCCGAAGACAAGGACCTCTATGCCAGACTTTGCGAACGAGACTCGAGGATCGTCTACGAAGATGTTTATTCTTGAACCCAAGCAATCGCTAGAAGTGGACACGCCCAAGGGCCGTGGGAGGGTGTGGCTCGTCACCGACTATGGTGTCGAGACCGAAAAACTCTTCGCCGTCATTCTTTACGAGACCGGCGAAATCTGGGAGTTCAGCAACAAAGACATAAAGGCCACGAAGAATTTTACCATGGGTCGCGGAGCATGGCAGAAATGAAAGTGTCGTTTGCCCCATATAGTTTTACTCTGGTTGGCACCGATTTATCTGGCTCTTCAGAGGGAGAAATTCATACTATCCGCGTCCATCTTAAGGCTGGTGTATGGGCGGTTCGCCACAAGGAAAGAGTCGAGTGCTACCAGGATTTCCCGGACGCTCATTTGAGCCAGATAGAAGCGTGCGAATTGGCAAGCAAAATCTTGAGAGACGAGCAATGGTATCCGGGCAAGCTGGAAGGGGAATCTTTGACAGAAATTTGCTCACGAGTAGGTGGTCTGGTTTCTGTGGCACGAGACAGCATTGGAATCAATGGTCCGTTTGCGCTGCCGTGTGCTGAAGGTCTTGAAAAACACGGGATTCTTCTGCGCGTTGAAGGCAACTCCAATAACTGGGTTAGAACCCCGAACTCTGGCCACGCCACCAGCTACACAATTATGGCTGGGATGTTGGTGAAAACCATGGCTGCTGGCGATTGGGAAAAATCAGGCGATGTTCTTGAACAGGCCTGGAAGCTTTATCGCGACCAAGCACCAGACGAAGTTATCCGCATTTACGCCGACGCCAGGATGCAGGGGGCGTGGGGCTGTGTTTGGTGTGGCGAAAATACCTTGTTTTGCCTGGCTCCGTCTGAATGGCACGATGCTATTGCGAACATTACTGGGGTTGAGCGTCTGCCGTTTAAAATCAGTCAACAGGGAGCGGGCATCCGTGCCGTGCTGAGGCCATGAAAATCCACTTTCTGACCCCGACCCTGGCTTCATCTCACCTTTCCCTTGCCATAGTTCATTGTGGCAACGAGCTTACGAAACGAGGCCACGAGATAACGGTTTTTGTTGAAGACAAAGGGGCATCGCCAGCCCAACCTCACTTTCCAATATTTGATGCGGCCTACGCTTATGCGCAGAACACGCCTGTCATCGTTACCAGTCTGTCAAGCTTGGCCAAGGTAAGCAACTCGCCGGCTGGGCGAAAAGTTTGGTTTTACTGTTGGGACTTGGAATGGTTGGGCAATGAGGGGTTTGCCTGGCGTGATTTGCAACCGTTCTATGTGACTTTCCCCCTGTTGGCGCGATCTCTTCATCATCGTCGCATTCTGGAAAACACCTGGGGGCGACCGATTGACACCGAAAGAGTCATCAAAGATTTTGATCCCGATCAGATTGAGAGGTTGTTATGTCAAGTTTGACCTATGAATATCTCGTTGAAGAGTACGCCAACAAGGGACGCTCGACCCACGACATTGCCGCTGAACTAGGCACCTACCCCAACCGGGTGCGTCGCGCCTTGAACAAGTTTGGTATCCCTGTCCGTAGTCGGTCGGAGGCTCAGGTCCTCGCCTTGGAAACTGGCCGTCAGGAACACCCCACCAAGGGCAAGAAGCTTTCTGCGGAGCGCAAGGCCCAAATCGGCGAACGAATGGCAGAGAAATGGGAAACCATGTCCGAGGAGGAACGCAAACGCCGTTCGGAAATTTCCAAGAAGCAATGGGAAACAATGGGGGAAGATCGGCGAGAATCTTTGCAGAAAAAGGCTTTGGATGCCGTTCGGGAAGCCGCCGATACCGGAAGCAGACTAGAAAAATATTTGATTCGCGGACTGACGCAAGCTCGTTATCCCGTAGACTTTCATGTTCAGCTGGAACGGCAGCACATCGATATATTAATTAATCGTAAGGTTGGAAAGTTTAAGGGGGTTGCGATTGAAGTTAACGGCCCCAGCCATTATCGGCCCATCTGGGGGGATGACTATTATGCGAAACGGGCTGCGGCAGACGCCAAAAAGACCGGTCTTTTGACCGGATGTAATCTGCTAGTGATTATTATCAAAGATACTAAAGGAAGTCCGTCCGAAATTCGGATGAAAAATACTTTACAGAAGCTGTTGAACATCATACAATTGGCGAAGGACAATGATCCCGGGGTGGGATCGTATTACGAAATTGAGGTGGCGACCGATGGCTAAGAAGCGTGGGGCTGTTGTTTCCGTTGATGATCTCGATGGGGAAAGTGTTCTGGATACCGTATCGTTGGATGCGGCGGTTAGCGTTGACGAAATCCCAGCTACCCCAGTCGATGTCGTGGTGAATGTTGCTACTCCTAGTCCTGAAATTCCTCCTTTTGAACCAGAATCTTACAAGGAGCATTGCCCGACCGACCCCGACTGGACTGAGTATGTCTTGTCGAAGTTGTCGCCAGAGGAGCTGTCGCCCGAAGGGCGCCCGACTTGCGATGGCCTGCGCCGAGTGGCCGAACTGGTTCTTGGACCGACGGTCAGCTCCAGCGTCCGCATTGTCCAAGCGCCCAGTCCGGAAAACGCCATGACGGCGGTGGCTGAATTTTCGTACACTTACGAGTCAATCCACACCGATAGGGAGGTCACCTTTACGGCTGCTGCGGATTGCAATTCAGGCAACACGGACGGCAAGTTTTCTATTTTTGCGACAGCAATGGCTGAGACTAGGGCCGAAGGACGGGCACTCCGCAAGGCTCTGCGCCTGCGCAGGGTGATCACGGCTGAGGAGCCATCCAACCTGTTCCAGGATCATGATTTGTCCAACAACGGCAAGTCAACCGAAATGCAGCACAGCTTCATTCAGACGCTTTGCCAGCGCAACGACATCAATATCGATGCCTATCTGTCATCGTCACGAAGCTTCCGTTGGGACGGCAAGCTGGAGAACATCCCCCACAAGAGCGCAACGCTCATCATCGCGCATCTGAACGAGCTTCAGAGGGATAGGAGCAAGATCGATCCCAAGTTCAAAGGGTACGATCCTGACTGGAAGAAGAACACTAACAAGTCCACGGAGTAATGCATGAAAGCCCACATCCCGACCGCTTACGGCACGATTGAAATCGAATCCGCCGACACGAAGGAGTTGTTCCGGCAAATGTCGGCTGCTCACGAAGTTTTCGGCGATCACAAGTGCGGGGCATGCGGTGAAGACCGCATCGTCCCACGGGTGCGCAAAGTCTCAAAAAACAAAAAAGAATACGAATATTTTGAGATGCAATGCAACAATCCCAAGTGTCGGGCCAAGTTGGCTTTCGGCCAGTACCAGGATGGTTCGGGTCTGTTCCCCATCCGCAAGCTGGACAAGGACGGCCAGCCCGACCGTGAGACCGGCACTTACGGCCCACACAACGGCTGGAGTCGCTATCGGGGCGAACAAAAGGACTAAAGGGGCCTTGGCGGGAGACCCTTTAGAAGGAGCGGGGGATGCGTTGTCCCCCGCTTTTTCTTTTTTGGAGGATGCCGTGATCAGAATCTTGAAAGAATTGGCTTTGCTATTCCTGATTGGGATCGTTTGCTTTATCTGGACTTCTGTCACCTTCTACCTGTTGACGCTCATCTTGTAGAAAAAGACCCGCTTTTTGAGCGGGTCTTCTTCTTTTCTCGTCATTCAGCCGTAGGCTGACTAGGAAGCTCGGTCTCGACCACGACCAGATCGATTGGGTGGGCGACGACCTGGAACGGCAAAAAGACCCGCGGGTCGATCAGAACGGACTGGTCTGCCGTCGCCGTAAACTCCGGCATCGGAGACTCGGGGGCCGGTACAATTTCGATCTCTTCCGACATTGGAAAATCCTCGCTCATTCATCGGTTGAACCTTGGATTGACCCACCGGTTAGGGCACTGCGTAAGTTACGACAAATACCGCCAACCCAGGGGCCGATCTCGGGCTGGTATCCACCCCACTCACAGAGGGGTAGGCTTTCTTCGAGTTTGGCCAGGAAGGCATCTGCTGCCGCCCAGCCTGCCATCTCAATGGCATCTCGAATATCTTTGGGGATGTCTTCTAGGCGCACCTCAGACCTCCTCGTAGTCTTCGCATTTTTGGCAGCAGCGAACACCGTCTCCGTTGTCGGTGAACGGTCGGCACTTCTCGTGCTTCTCGCAGCCATAAACGAATTTGAAGGGGCAGTTGCAGTCAGCCCGGTCGATGGGTAATTCCGTGCGATAAACGCACGGTTGAGTCCGAACGATTTTTTGCAGACTGCGGAAACGCTCAGGGAAAACGCCCTCGTTAAAATCTAGTGCTTCGGCCTCGGCGACTGTCGCCTTGAGATTATTTTCGGGCATCCTGCCCGTGAAGTGTTCAATCACATCTTGATAAGGCAGGCCGATCTCGCGGCGACCTAGGATGTAGTTGAACACGCGATCTTCAAGAACGAGGCGATAGGGAACACCCTTGGGCCGACCGAACCGGTGCAGCCAGGTCATCCAAGGGACACACATCGCCCTGCCACCGAATTTGCGCACCTTAGAGTGAATATACCCCTCTTCACCACCGAAGCCTCTGAACAGGGTATTGAAGCCTGGCCATTCTTCCTTACACATCATGAATTGGCCGAGGCCTTGCATGGGGATGTCGAACGGTTCCCCAAGCTTGACTCGCTCATCAGTCGCCCAGGTGCCATACATGGAGTCGCGCCAGACTGGGTCGAAGTGCGTCGCCATGTTGATATGGTCATCGTAAAGAAGCGGTCCCTGGTAAAGGTTCTTGCGTTCGGCTTTGCCAGAACGAATGAACTCCTTAACCTTGGACACAACCCCTTGCGTGAGCAAGACATGGCTGTCCATGCACATGACCCATTCCCCTTGTGCTTCTTCAAAGACAAGTTGGCGGGGGAGGGAGGTGCCGGTAGCGTGGCCCCTGTGCAGGTAGCGTGTCTTCGTCCACTCGCAGATAGTCTTGGTGTGAGTGCAGCCTTCGGGTTTGTTGTCAACGACCAATAGCTCAACATCGGTCAGGTCGTGGTAAGCCTTAAGAGATTGGAGGGTGAAGTAGACGCCGTCGAAGTCGTCAAAGGTCGCCATTCCGATAGTAAGCAAGGGCGTAGGCATACTGTCCTCCAGCACAATCCCGTGTCATATGGTTCTATGCGTGCTGGGGGTGGTGGCGGTTATTATCAAAAGAAGGAGAACGAAATGGCAGCAATAAGTGTGATCGCTGGCGAACCGGTGCCAGGCTTCGGTGGCAACAGCATCGTCAGCAATGTTGCAACCGGACCATATCCCCACCTAATCATCGAAAACGCTTTTGACCCACAAGTTCTAAACGAGGCCTTTTACACGCTGCCTCCATCCAATTGGCCAAACTGGACGGTCTACAATAATGATTTTGAGAGGAAGCGCACCACCCGCGAACTGCCCTCGCTGTCGCCGTTTACCAGGAACCTTTTGGAGGCGATGCAGTCTCCATCGTTTATCAATATCGTTAGCAATGCCATAGGTATTCCCAATTTGATTGCTGACCCAGGCCTGCACGGGATGGGCATTTACCGCTATGACAATGGCGGCTTCCTTGCCCCCCATATGGGCTACGAACTGCATCCCATCCTAAACTTGGAGCGACGGGTCAATGTGCTTTTATTTTTGACGCCGGAGTGGAATGTGGGTTGGAAAGGCCAGCATCTGTTGTGGGACGATGTCGGCTTCAATGTGGTTCGTGAAATTGAACCGCGCCAGGGACGCATGGTTATCTATGAAAGCCAGGATAATGGCTGGATGTCTGTCCGTTCACTCCAAACGCCCGGTGGCGAAAACCAATATCTAGCCATGGCGGCAACCACTTACCTCACCCAGCCCCGTCCTACGGCGACGAGGAAAAGGGCAGTCTTCATTCCCAACCGTGGCTATGAGTTCGCCTAGAAACGAAAAAGCCCGCCTTTTTGGGCGGGCCTTTCCGCTGCGGTAAGAGGGGATCGATCACAGATATTCCAGTTGGACCCAGAGTCCGAACTGCTTACTCCCGATCCCGTCCGGGGATGCTGACAATGCCAAATACCAGTCGTGGCGGATATCCATCGTGTTTGCGCCCGAGGGACGCAGACCAGAGGTTCCTGGCGAGGCCGTCAAGGTGACCGGGTCTCGCTGAGCTGGTGTAGTTTGGCCGGCAGTCGTAAACACTTCCCAAGCTGTCGAACCCGACCCAGTAGGACTTCCCGAGTCCTGAACAGTGACGGGGTGTACGATCTCTGCTAGGTAAGTAGTTACACCGGAGGCTGGATTGGTTGGAAGAACCCGATCAAAGATGTAGGCTTTGACATTCTGGGTCTTTACGGAAGTGTCGTTCGTGAATCGGACATTGACGGTGGATTGCCAGTTGGGGATGGCACGGAGGGGGATGGCAGAGGTGCCGCGGCCCACCAACCCGCTTCCTGCGTTGGCGTATTTGACATTCCAAGCTTCGACGCCCTGGTTGACACCCGTGGCATTGGTCACGAAGGTCTTGTCTTGGGCTTGGCCAACGGCTACGGATTCTCCAAATCCGCCACCGTAAAAGCCCAAACCGGAACCGGCTAGGTCGGCAATCTGGAAAGTCGAGAAGGTTCCCCCCTCTACGAACTGACCCGCATAAAATGAAATTGACGCCGGCATGTCTAGTACCTCCTTTAAGATTTACACCGTCACCACTTGCCATCGGGGCACTTTTGCTCGTCCCACGAGGCCTTTACGCTCATAACACATCCGCACCCAGAACAGCGGTTGTCGGGCCGAAGTTTGGGGCAAGCTTTGCAAATTTCCATTCTTTTTTGATATGTTTCGCTATCAGCTGATTGCAACCCTCCGGCGACATGTTGGACGATGGCGGTAGCCAGATTCAGTCCTTGTCGCAACAGACCAGGAAGCGGTGGTGGTTGTGCTGGCTGTGCGGGTGTTGGCAAAGCCACCCCATCCCAATGTGCCCGATAAACTGGATCGGTGCTGTACAGCTTGCAGATCGCACACTTGCAGATCGATGGATCGTTCGGGCACGGCTTCATGGTGTCACCGTGATTGGTGGGTGGGCAACTCTATATCCAAGCTCACAAGAGTGACAGTTGGTTGACCAGACCCGACTGATGCCATAAAGGTCCCAAAGTCTATATTTGAGTTGAACATAAGATCCGTTGATTTTATGCCAGTAGTAATAATCACGGCTGGTTTTTGTATTATCGTATCTGGGCGCTAATTCAAAACGAGTAACTATCGGAGTAGAAACCGCATAGTGATATGAATAAGCACTAGAACGAGCAGGACCGGTCACAAACGGACTACATCGAATCGGCTCGTCTCGCAAATCAAGCGGCCAGTCCTGATAAACAATATTGTCGTGTTTGTTTTTATAATTAACTCCACCTTGTTCGCAAATATAATAAAGATCATAATCTGTGTTGTAGTACCAATTATACCAATAATAATAGTATGGGTCACCTATTTTCCAGGATTGAATAATAGAAGAACGCGGAATTATATTTCCTTTATCATCTTTGTAATGATCAGGTATGACCGGGTTCTGTGGTTCTGCGGTATAGTTCCCATCATCAATAAAATATTCATAAGCATAACCAAGATAGTATTCTTGTTGTCCTTCGGGTATTCCAAAATCAATCGGCTCACTACCTTTGTCGATCTTGTTGATAAGGTAATAAGAAGCACCTGCGCTACTCAAAGGAAACTTGCACTCGCGTAGTTTTTTATTAAGATCGTCGCCTTGATAGGTATAAGGCTGATCGTACTGAGCGTGGGCGAACATGTAATAGGTAGAGGTATCTGCTTGGATTTCCGTAAAGTTACCGCAATTTGTGTAGGTGTACGGAATGGGTTGCGTGTTGTCGTAGTCTGAAAAAAGCGGGGTGGCCGCCGATACCTGTGCGCTTTGTGTCCCTAGGCATTTGGTCACAACCGTGACATTGAGAGTTCCTGGCAAATTACCGCCGCACGGAGGTAGGGAGTCTTGTTCGTAGGCGCACAGGTCAAAGTATGTGTGACCACCACTACCCCAATACTTGTCTAGGCTGCGGTTGGAATTTGAGTAGTAGCCGTTATACCAGCCATACCAGTAGTTGTAATAGCCGTTATTGGGAAATGGCCATTGGCAGTAACCTGCCGTATAAGGGGGTTGGTTGGAGCCGGGCAAATAGGCTCCGCCTACAGATATCCCCCACCAGTATCCGTTCCAGCCCCACCAGTAGTAGTAACCGTTATAATTACTAGAGTAGTCGTATTCCTGAGAGCGAAGACTAGCAGTCAATTTACTTTTGGTAGAGACACATTCTGGTATACCATTCTTGAAACGAATCACCACAAAGCTGGCATCGACATCCGCTGTCTTCAGCGGATTCTCGGTGGGCCATTCGTCTAAGTTGAACGGCAACGAAGAGAAGCGCAGGTCCATGTCATTGTTGTTGGCTTGAAACATACCTTTGCTCATAGGTATGTATTGCGTGGACGGGTCGCTGAGAAACTCTGGGCCTTGATACCACCAGCCGGGAAGCCACCAGTAATTCCAACCATACATGGTTGTGACATCATTCAAGCAAGGGCAGCGTGTGGCGTTGACAAGCGGACCCAAAACGCTGGGGTTTGTGTAGTAGACCGCCCACCCGTAATAATGGTAGTTCCAATACCAATAATAGTAGTAGTCGTTATTGTAATCGTTTCGTTCTACCAAATGGGGGATGGGTAAATTCTGTCCGTTGAGCTTCAATGACAGAAAGCGTTCCGGAGACGAAAAATCAAAATCCGGCAGATATTTTTGTTCTTGCGAATTGTATAAGCTGGATTCTTTCGCCCCGAAGCGAACGATGACAGCGTAGTCATACTCGCCGCCTGTAGGATCGGAATCGCAGGCAAGACATTGGCTTGCGCGATTACAACAACACGGCCATCGACCTTGGCAACTCATTAGCAATCCGCCGCAATGACAACATAACTACCATTAGACTCAGCCACAATTATTTTTGCGCCAGAAGAAATGGGGGTGGAAAGATAGTTGTAGACATTTTTTACGCCTCTATTGAAGACATTGGCGCTACCACTTGATCCACCATATATGTAACCCAAAGAATTGCCCAAAAATACTTGGCTGCCGCCACCTGCTTGATACCAAACTTTTTCATTCGGCGAGTAGGCTGCTAATGTGTAGCCAATACCGATTGATCCAGGCGTCGATGGATAAAGGGCGATGGCTTTGCTGGTAATAGAATTTCCAATAACAACATAGCCAGAGGCCGGACTTCCCTCGGCATAAACATAAACTCTTGTGATTCCGGCTCCTGTCCAGACCTGCCTCAAATCATCCCACAGCAAATCTGTCGGTCCAACCTTGTGTTGATCTGAGCGATAGGCCAAACCAACTCCGGTAGGAGCAATATTTCCGTTGTTGTAAATGTCTTGGCCGTAGCCCACAACTACCATCGGGCCACGCAGTCCGACACTCCGCGCCTCAAAAGCTCCGGCGCCCGCCCCCGTATTCCAGTTGTTTATTTCACAAGGTTCACCATTTGCTTTTTGATAAGTGACGATGGAAATGTCAGAAGCGCCAGGATAAATGATGGGGGTAAGATTCTGCGAAGTTGTCGTGTTGTAAATATTCTGAGGGATTTCTAACTTGGGCAACAGCGATGTGTCTGGCAAAGAACGATAGTCCACGCCATTTCTTGTGACAGATATGCCGCCGTTGTAAGTTGGTGCCCTATACGGCCTGAACAGTGCGTCTTGGCTAGTGATGGCGCGATTGGCGTACAACTCCACATCATTGGCTTCTGTGTTGGCCAATAGCTCATGCAATGGTGCAGATTTGACATCCAATCTCACAGCGTATTGCGAAGCTTGGGAAGCAAAACCCGCCACGCATTCATGGGGAGTTTGCACTCGATGAAACTTATCAAAAGCTCCGGCGGTCATTTGCAGGCCTGCCGCGCCGACAGCAGCACGCGCCATGCCCTGTGAAGTCTTCTGAGATTCTATGGCAAGCTTGAATAAGTTGCGCCTTAGTTGAGAACTCAGTTGGCCTACTTTCCGTAGACGATCCTGCGTCTGGCGAGGGATCACGCCGAACCTTGGCGAGAAATTCTGAAAAGCATAGGTGGTCTGAACTCCACCTGTGCCAAAACTGATCTCTACTGAAGTGACAGCAGGACCGTTGACCTGAAGGGCTTGGCCGATGGAAACTTGAGGAAAGTCTGGAATCGTTACCCGTCCGTGTTCTGTCAAAGCTAGCTGACTTGAGCCATCGAACAATCTTGCAATGGCTATGCGATTCATTAGGATTTCAGAACCGTAAGAAGCCGGAGTCAAATCAGAATCGACTTCAATCTTCACCCTGCCTGGAATTTGAGAGTAAGTCCAGAAAGGTCCGTAGCAGAATCGATTGCTCTTCAAAGGCAAAATGAAAAACGACGGATTCACGGGAGGGGGATGCATTTTGGTTTTGCTGGACTCGGCGTTTGTTTGATATATATTGGCCGGAGTGCCCAAAACCCTGCTGATTACGCTATGGTCACCCGATGGATCGGTAGCCCTTGAGAAAATCGGATTTTGCACCGTGGCGCGGACAAGAGGTCCGCCAACAAAAGCGAATCCGGGACCATCAAGGATGTATCTAATACTTTGTGAAGTGCTATATGGAGTCACAACATTAGGGAAAGCCATCTCTTCGATTTGATCACCCATTGACACCTTCGTGTAGACGCCATAGGTATCAAAGACGGTTTCTTGGGTATTCTCAATGAAGGCATTGGTTTGATTCAGCCGCACATAATTGTACAAGGCAATTGGTTCAAAGCGATTGCCATCATCCATAAATGTACTAGCAGAAATTGGCTTTAATCCGTAATAAAGAAAAGCCTCTTCTATCGGCATGTAGGCGCTACGACAGACATCAAACTCGTAGCGTATATTCGGTCGCAAATTTTGATCAAATGGTTGATCGGGGTCAATCGTAGACTGAAAGAATGAGGGCCAGAGATTGCCGATATCTGTTGTGATCGGACCAAGGCTGACAATGAATTCCTTGCCTAGATACTGCTGGGCGACACCAGACAACCAAGAAAAGAACCTTCTGCGCCCTTCGGAGCGGTCATATGTTGCCTCAAGTGCCCTAGCAAGAATCGCCTGTGGATTAGTCTGGACAGAGTCGCCGACATTCAGTCCGTTCAAAAGCACTTGATTGGTTCGATTACTGGCGAACCCGGTCATTGCGAAAAAGACATCGGGGCGGTACTTTTCGATGAACTCCATCCAGCTGTCGATACCAGCCATCGCAAATTGGAGTTCAAGAGTCGAACAGAAATAATACGCCGAACCAATAACATCTTCCACGCTGAAAGCGTATAGATTCATCATCTCGCAGCGATAAAGAATTGGTTGTTCGCCCATTATCTTGGGGGCTAAAACTATTGTGCCAGAATGGCCTAGGATGGGGTTCTTGAGATGATCGTAGCCCCAGAAAGAGGTGAAGTTCGCCTTGGCAAACATCCCTTCCCGTGGTGCGCCGATCAGCATGGCGGCTGTTTGGTGGCCCTGAGCCATCTCGATGCCGTGTTCAATGGCGGTAGCATTGCTGCCAGGCGTGTTGACGATAGCCCCGATGGTTCCAAGGGCCGGAGCGAACTTGCGGTTGATCACCCTGATCTTGATGGTGTACCCAATCAGTTCTACGACGAAATCGTAACCGGCATCCTGGCAGACCTTGTTGATGACATCGTACAGGCTGACAACCCCGTTTCCCTCAATCCTGTAGTAGGGGTCAGGGATGGGTAGTTCGCTAAGGTCGAGAGAGTAATAAACGCCGTTGGGAAATTCAGGCGTGGGCAAGCCCCACCGCATCGGCCCACCGTATGGCGTGATAATTGGCTTATTGCATATTTGCAGGACCGCACTAAAGAAAGAAGTCCAGGGCATCCCGAGATTGTCGGAGCCTGACCAGCCGAATCCACCAATTGCCGGGTCTTCCCAAAAACCGTAGGCATTGATGATATTGCCGACGCCAACAGGAACAGTCCCCGAGTATTGACCTATGATTACCGATGTCGCCTGCAAAATTTCTCGCGGGTCTACCACGACAATGTCGTAAGTGAGACCGTTTGTGGCCTTTTTCTTGGTTACCTTGGAAAGAATTCCACCAAAATAAAACCCTCCGATTTTGAGGCGGATGGGATGTCCGACCGTCGCCGGAAAATCATTGTATAGATAATTAAAGTCGTCATTTTCTTTGACTAAAGTCAAGTTGAGCGAACTTCCGTTATCGCCCCACGATACCGTTGCGCTAGCTTGCTGCACATAAAATCCTAGCAGGGTCCTATTGTTGGACCCGTAGGTGATTTGTGGGGCAACAAACTTAAAGTCACTTTCCGTAGGCATATGTCACGCTAAAGTTGTAACGGCCAGTCGTGTAGTCAAAACCTTCAGTCAGTTTTTCAACAAATAATTTAGGATATAAGGTAGTGTTTGGTATCAAATTCATTTCCTTAAGCGCAAAAAAGACATCGTCTCTTACTGGTCTTAATGGAAGACCATTTGTTTGATTGACTGTTCCCATCACGGCTTCAACACTAATATCTCTTGTCATTTTTGTGGTATTTAACAGATTTTGAAATACTGGCCCCTTACCTTGAGGATTTGCGCTATCTACACGACCCATTACATCGATGGCCGCAAACAAAGGCGTCCCACCATTGTCAGTCCAGTTCACATGGAAGAATTTTGCGTCAGCAAACCTACTAGGACGATATAGATTATTATATTCTAAATTGTAAGTAATAGTACCGGCAATTTTATTGTGTCCAACGGTAACCTGATTTGGCTTTGCTGCCAAAAATTCACCAGGCACAAAAGCGACCACGCGTTGACGAATCAAGGCGTAGTTTGTCGCAGACAAATTGTCCCATTTTTTCTTTGCGAATTGATAAAAATTTTGTGGGTTCTCAAAAGCACCAGACTGATTGCGCCGTAAAGCAGTTATGGTTCCATCGATTGTTACCGATTTTGACACGCTTTCCGCATTGTCCCGAATGTTGACGGTAAACTCTTCAAGGGCTGGTATGTAATTTGAGCCATCCTTTGCCCCGAGATCGTCTGGGTTGACAACGGCCAAATCTACAATTGTCCAGCTTTCTGAAACGGTGAACTTGCCACCCGCCTCATCTACTGTGATTGTTCTGACTGCATCGTAAGCGCGAACCGTATCAGAACCAGAAGCCGCAGATTCGCTGAACGCGTTGGCTAGCGATCCGCCCAAACCAAAATAAGACATGCCAGCTGGAAGATTATTCAGCTTTAATTTTGCGGAGGGGGGCTGGGAGTAAAGTGTGTTGTCATCAAGCGCGGCATCAGATGACAGTTTTTTTAAGACGGCCCTGCGGGCTATCTCGTAGCCGTTGACCATGCGATTGAAAGGGGCGTCAATCCAGCGAGTGGTGGCTTGCGCAGAAGCTTGATGTGTCAGCTTGTACTTACGGAGCTTTTCGTCTGGCTCCATCGACCACGACTCTTCAACACCCACATCATCCTGGGCGTCCATTCCTATGATTTGAGTGCCTATTTTCAAATAATCGGCTTCAAGCGTGATCGTGTACTCAAAATAATCCGTGAATGGTCCTTCTGGAATTTCAATTGATTTGACGCGGGGGTTACAAGTAATTGTAGAGTTTGCGCCAGAAGCATCCCATGGGGTTATCTGAAGGCTCACTCGCTCGGTAGAATTAAGCGGAGATTTGGGTCGGAACAACTCATTGAGCTGACCAATTTTTTGTTGAATTTTTGCTTGGCGACTATTGGGAGGCACAACTTCCAAAGCACCTTGAAGCGGATCAGTCGTGTTGTTAAGAACACCACCTTTATAAGCCAACATCCGACCCTTTAGGGTGATGTTAAACAAATACTTCTTAACACGACCGTCTTCAAATCTCTCGATTTGATTTGAGATAGACACAAAAGGGGCTGGTGTCAGGAGTTTTTCTTGTCCCTGTGATCCGTAAAGAACAGGCATTAAATGTCTCCTCTGTAACCGTCAGTAATCAGATCAACAGAATTGATATTCACACCAGTGCCTGCTGTGACCATATCCAGCGACCCGTCGAGACCGACAGGGCCAGCTAAATACAATACACAGCTACCACTAGCCTCCTGGGCATATCCAGTGATGGTTAATGGAAGGGTCGAATATTCTTCAGGAGTGCGCCAAACAACGAGATTTAAGCCCTTGCCAAAGGTGGGGCCGTCAACGGTAAGGGGCAGGGAGCCGTCCACCAAATCGGCGGCATCGTTTGTAATGAATAGGTCTACCCCACCCGATATCTTCTTGTAGCCGCCCTCCACAAAGAGGTTCATATTCCTCTGACTTGAAGAAAGATTGCAGAAGATATAAAGATTTAGCGACTTTGTCAGGTTCTTGCCAGAAACATAAAGGGGCAGTGCCTTGGCGGCACCCTGGAATACGCCAACGGTAAGGAGGGGCAGGGCAACGCTCTTGGTCGGAATTTCATCGACCTTGAGGAACAAATTTAGGGGTTGCCAGGTTAAATTTGCCTCCCCGCTGTAGCCTAGGACAAGGCCACCCGGGGCAGCAAGGACATCACCCAGTCTTCCCGTAAAGATTGCCATTACTGTGCCCTTTGCTCAACCGGCTGGTTGTCCCGAATCGCCTGGGCGATCATAGGCCCGATGGCTTCGGTGACCGCCTTGACGATGGAGTCCTGGCCCATCAGGTTGACCGAGATGTCGTTCGCCCCAGACAGTTCAATCTGGCCGGGAATCTTGCCCACCGCCTCGTCGAACTTGTCCACAAAGGTGCCGAAGTTGGCCACGGCCCCGTTGAAGGTACTAACCGAGGTGGAGAAGCCCGATAGTCCCTGGCTGATCTGGGTGGCGGCTTGGTTGAACTTGGCGGCGACGTCCAGAAGCTCAGGACCGCCTTGCGCCATTCCTCCGTTGGCGAATCCTTGGAGACCGCCCACCACACCGCCGTTGGCAAACTTTTGAACCTGCTTCTTCGGTACTACGAGTTCGCCAGGCTCAAGCAGGGCGGGAACAGTATCCCCAGAACCAACGCCAGGGACTATGCCGCCTGTCGCTTTTTTGACAATGTCTTTTTTGTCAAGATAAGGAGAATCTGCCAGTCGAGCATACATCGCAGCATGCATTGGATTGCGATTGAAACGCTCGTTGCTTTCTTTTTCAAGTTCTTTCAATCGGTTTTCAACAAATCCCTTGTTCTTTTCGTCCCATTCCTTCTGCATTTTTGGCATATTTTCTTCGTAAGTCGGGGCGTGGGCAAAAACCCGACTCTCAAACTCTTGTCTTTTCTTGTCTTTCTCTGCGTAAAACTTTCTTAGTTTTTCTTCTCCACGCTTAATGCCATTTGGATCTTTGATGTCTTCAATGCCTTCTCGCACATGCCAACGACCAATTTCATTTCCATGTTCTTCACTTTGTTTTTTGGCGCGATAGTCATCCATTTTGCGTTTGGCTTCGGCTTCTTCTTCTGCTTTTACTTTTTCTGGGTTCTTGAGTTTGTTAATCTCTTGAAGAAACCGCGGATCGCCAGTTTTTAGGTAGTTTTCTTGAGCTATATCCAGCATCTTTTTGAGATGGTTAACTTCTGCTGCTTTACGATTTGGTTCGGCTTGATTTTGTTCGTTAGCTCTAACTCTTGCGTTGTGTACTTCTACTGGATTTGCCGCAGGCGCCATATTTTTGTTGGCGAGAGCGGGATTGAGACGCAGCAGGCCACCCTGCAATGGATCGTTTCCGGCAGCAATAAATTGCTGTTGCTGTCTGATCTGTTGATCTTTTTGATTTGCTGCTGCCGCGCCTCTAAGTGCCCGAGGATCAATGAACCTAGCAGCATAGTTCATTTGATTGAGTTGTTCTTTGGCTGCTACGCGTTCTTCCATTGAGGCTTTGGTGTTCATAGCCAAAGCTCGAAGCTCTTTCGACCGAGCAATAAAGGCTTTTGGGTCTTGCTGGAAAGAAGCGAATGCGTCTTGAGCGCCAAGCATTTGACGCTGCGCATCCATTTGTGCAACCAATGGATTGGTCAAAGTCGCATACAACTGTCGAAATTCAGCAATTTTTTCTTTGGTTCTGTTTCTTGGATTTTTTAGTTCGTCACGAAGAGAGAAAAATTTAGCTTTGGCCCCGGTGATTCCACCATTACCGCCAATCATTTGGTTCATCGCTTCCATAGCGAGGAACTGTTGTTCATTTAGATTGCCATTATTATTATTGTTTGCTAAAGGATTAGTTGTTCCTTTGGCGGTCTGCGGTTGGAATCCCATTTGAGCATTTCGGTTTCCACCCCATTTTGCCGCACCAGATGGAACCAAATTGTATTTGATTCCGTTGATGACAACATCACCACCATCTGCGTATCCAGGTAATTTCCCCGTTGAGTTAATATGATCAAGATTGTTTTTCCCAATCTTTGAAGCTTCGCTGGGAGTAAAAATATGTTCACCAGGCATAACCATGGCTGGCACAACTCCGCCCCTAGCCATGTGGGGAAGGGCAGCTAAAGTATCTGCGCCTAGCTTTTGAACAGAAGACTTGCGAACAACATAACTACCAACTGGCAAATTAGCGCGAACAGAATCGGTATTGCCAACCCCAGGAACTAGACCACCAGAAGCAAATCCAAGAAGACCTTTTCCAGATTTAAAGGCTTCAATAAGTCCGTTTGTGACACCAGAACCCAAAGCCGCTTGAGCAATAGCAATAGCATTTTCTTTTTGACCCAAAAATTCGTTTTTAATTTTTTCTGCTTCGTCAAGTTGCTGTTTGTTTTTTAGGCTTCTATCCTTAAACACATCAGAAGCTTTTGGTAAAGTTGTCGGAGCGCCATAAGCACTTGCCAAAATTTCAAGAAGAGCTGAATCTTTAGCATAACCAAAAGGACCCTTCTCTTCAGATTTTTTTAACATATTGTTTATTGCGCCAGGATTGGAAGTTATCCACATCCCGATTCGATTTAAGGTCATCGCATTTTTTCGACTGTTAAATTCATCAAGAGCAGCCGATCTACCCTCAGCATCTACAGAAATGAGATAAGCTGCCTTTTCGACTGCGCTCAAGCTGTCTGGGTCTTCGTTAAATTTGCCTTGAGATTGAGCGGCAATTTTGCCCATTAAAACATCTAGGGCTGCTCTTTGTATTAAGGTCATTTTGTTGCGGTTGGCAGCGTATTCGCGAATTTCATCTCCAGTCACATCTTCGGTGGAATTAATAAGTTTATCCAGACCCATAGCAGCCATTTGGGCTTGCTCGGCAGGACTCAATTTGTTTTCAAGGATGCGACGCCTTTTCATCTCCAAAAGTTTTGTTTGAACGCCAGGGTTTAATTTATTGAAAGCGTCTGCTTCCATGGCCATAAGCTGGAGCTTCATCAACTCCATATCTTGTTTGGGGCCAAACTGAGCATTGTTGCGCTCTTCAAAAATCTTGGCGATGCCTTGTTCTGGAGTCTGCAATGAACCAATTCGTCCTTGCTGAATTATTTTTACCAAGTCATTAGCTTTAGCAAGCTTTTGAACTTCTGCTTTTTGATTTACTAAATCATTTTGAGCCTTATCAATAAGAGCCGAAATCGTCTTTTCAAAATCAAAATCTAGACCAAGTTTTTTGGTTTTTTCTGTTTTTTTTGCCCATGTATCCATGTCTCCAGAAAATTCATTCGGAGCAGTAATTGCTAAGCGTTGAAGGGCATCGCCATAAATTTTGCCAAAAATTCCAGGAGGATAATGCTTTTGAAGAATCTTTTTGTCAATGTTTCGTTTTTCTTTTTCTTGCAAATCGCCAATTGTAGGCAAGTTTCCAATTTCATTATAGTCATTTGCAAAAATGACACTTGATGTCCAATCTTTTGCCGTTTTAGCATATATTTTTGTATCAGTCCAAAGAGATTCATATTCTCTGCGAAGAGGATCAATGTCACCCAAAAGTTTTAATGTGCCATCTTCGTTTAGAGTATTCGCCATGCGATCAACATTATTAAGGAATAAATGTCTTTTCAAATCTGGTTCTGATTGAATTACTTCGCTCAAACTAGAACCAATTCCGATTCGGAATTTATCGTTGACATTATTTGTAAATATTTCAGCTTCTTTTCCTGCTTCCATAAACTTTTTTAATGCTTGATATATTTCTGGAATATCAACTGCAATTTTAGTCGGAAAAGTTTTTATTGCTTTTGCAATTCCCATTTTTCTTTTGCCAACATGATAATTTTCAAGATCACGAAAGTTCAAAGATTTATTTTTTTGATCTTCGATTGACATTAATTGAGCAAGAGCATCTTTGATACCAAGTTGATCGCCTGTCTCTTTCCCAGAAATTGATTTGATCCAATCTTTTTGTTTGTTGACAAATTTGAACCGCTCATCAGGGTTCATGTTTTTAATTTGAAGAAGGAAAAGAATTTGTGAATTTGCGCGAGCTACTTTGCGAGCTTGCTCGGCGGCCTCCATAGTTTTAACGGGATTTATAATATCTTCAGTACTTGCGCCAATATTTTTTTGAGCGTTTCCAATATTTTGTTTGGCTTCTTCAATTGCTCCACCATTTGCATAACCGGCGTTTATCTGCTCCAAAAGTTTTTTGTTTCTTTGAGCAGGCCCTGCCGAAACAACAAATTCATTAGGATTAATTCTGGCGTTTACGGTGTCAGAAGAGTGAGGGCTGAGACTACCGCCAGAACCCCAACCACCTTTATTAAAATAACGAATCATACCGCCGTTGGCTCTTCCTTCAGGCCTAACAGCTAAGACTTCAGCAAATCCCTGAACTTGTTGACGAGCCTGGTCAAGAGCGCCATTTAACTCTGAAAACTTCTTATTCGTGCTACCTACGGCAGAAACAGATTCACGCAATGTTTTGACAGTAATATTATCTGCGTTTTCTTTTGCTGTCCGAATAATGTTGTCTATTATCTTGTTATCAATAGTGCCTTGGTTACGCAAATCTTTTCCGGCTTGCAATATGTCGGTGTTGTTTCGATCATTAGATTCTCTTTGAAATGTGGTAATTGCATAACGAAATGCTTCAGCGATGTTCTCTTTGTTTCCACCAATGGTTGACAAATAGCCAGCTTTTTCGTCTAAATTTTCGGAAAACAAAGACATCAATTTTTTTTGATCGATAGGAGAAGTAAATCCCATATCGCCAAATTTGTTCATCAAAATTCCAGAAACATCGCTTTTTGCTGTCCCTCTAGCATAGTCATTTCCAGCTAAAGCAATTATATCATCCACAAAACTTTTTGTGTTATCTAATGCTTTTTCTGTTTTGCCTTGCACAATTCTTTGGTTTTTTGCCGACTCAAAAATAGTATCAATACTTTTATTTTTTGGATCATTCAATGTATCTCTCAAAGCCTTGAATTGATCGTCAGTCGAAACTCCGATTTTTCCAAGCATTGAAGATTGACCAACTTGTTTTTCCAAACCTTCAAGGCGACTTTGCGCCTGCATTTGAAGACTTTCTCGCATGAGTTTTTGATTTTCCATCATAACTCTAGAAAGTTCATTTATGAAGGTTTGTTGTCCGTTTTGAAGCCTAGAAAAGAAATCAGCTTGCAGCTTCTGTTGCATCTCTACCTGTAGACGAGATGCCTCGACTGCGACATCATAATTTGATTGAACGAAATTATCTAAAGCCCGCTCAAGAGCAGCCGTTTGTGGGTCAAGATCAAATGCTCCGCCAAAAGTAGTTTTCATTAATTGAGAAGTCAAATCTTTTACATTGATACCACCCAAACCAGGCAATTTCATTTGGGGCGACAACGAAGAAAGTAGACTGAAGATTTGATTTTGTTGCTTGGTTGAAAAAGTAGCCGCAGTACCCATTTGAGCCGCAGCAGATAACAACCTAAAAGAAGAAGCTATTTCCGCTCGGCCCTCTGTGTTTGCTGTAGCGTAACGAAGACCAAGAGCTTGCCTGCCTTCTCGGTCAGATTGTATTTTTGAAAGCTTTTCTTGAGCCTGTGATGTTCTTTCGGAAACATCCGTAAGATTTTTCAAGGCTTGACCGAGTTCTGCCGCTTTGGTTTTAAGAGAAGACAATTGGATAGCAGCCGCATTCTGTTCAGCGATATTTCCGCCTTTGGTTGCTTGAGAAATTCGCTCTTCTGTTCGACGAATGTCATCAAAAACACCACCCATTGCGCTGGCTATAAATTGAGGGTTTCCAGAGCCTGGGCCGCCAAAACCAGTCAGTCTTTCTTGTCTTGCCCGTTGTAAGTTTTGGCTTGCGTTAAATAAGCCAGCATCGGCTGCATCTTCAGAAATCAGGCGTCTCCTGACACCAAATTGAATCCGATTACGCACCGAAGCAATTTCTGCCATATTGGCTTTGTCCATCAACTCGCCGACAGCACGCGTTCTATTGGCGAGTTCAGACAAGCCTTCTGCAAACATACGACCGCGTTCATCAAGATTTTTAGCAATTTCCGTAAAGGATTGCTTGAGCGGTTCTGCCATTGGTCCTAGGAGCTTCTGAATCAACTTGCCCATGTCCTGGCCAGTCTCACGAAGCATTTTGCTAAAATCTTCTGATCCCAACTGGCTTGAGACCATGTTGGTAACCATGGCTGCTGAAGTGTTATCAATACCGCGAGCGGCTAAACCTTTTCTGAGATTTTCACCTATTTGCACACTAATGTCAGCCCCTGTGGCCAAATTGGCGACGGGCTGAGAACGCACGGCATTAATAATGCTTGGCAAAAGTCTTCCGGCAACGGTGACAGCGTCAGCTGTTTTTTCGACATCTCCACCAGCCACACCGGCAGTTTTGGTAATAGACCTAACAGCGCCCATAAAATCTTCGCGGTCAGAACCAAGAGGTCTTTGTAGGGCTTCTGTCAAACCAGAACCGGAAAATGGAGTGATGCTGCCGTCCATGAAATCCGACACATTCTTCAAGGATGTAGTCATCCTCGTTAATCTTTGAGTGGCAACTTCGACAGCAGAAGACAAACCGCCAAATGTAGCTGTGGATCGATTGATTTCTGTTTCTGATGTCTGCTGCCTTCTTTTTAAGACTTCGCTTTCTTTAGACCTTTGAAACATGTCAAGCAAGGTTTTTCGGAACATTTCAGGGTCTTGTTCCGTGGCCGTAGCAACTCTTGAAAAGAGTCGAGAACCTATTCCTCCATTTTGAGCAAGTGCTAAATCAAAATCTTTACGAATAGATGCCATATCTTGAATATCGGCATTTCCCACATTACGAACAGCCTGATCTTGGATCAATTTAGTCAGAGCATCCATCATAGAAGTGGCTTGGCCAGCCATTGATTCTCGCATATTTTTGGTTAATTCTGTCTGAAAATTTTCTTGAGAACCAGAAACCAAACCAAAAAGGTAAGATGTATTTCTTCCAGATTTAGCGGCTATTTCACGATCAATTGTGTTAAAATTAGTATCAATTGTCTTGGCATTTTGAGGAGTGAGTGCATAAGTACCTTTGGCGAAATTGGAAAGTGCATCCGTAGTTTTCTTGAGTGCCAATCCAATTTTTGCATCTGATATTTCTTGAGCAGCTTCTTTGAATGAATTTACCAGCCCAAAAAGTCCACCAGTTGCAGCACCGATTCCGGCACCAAGTGGCCCAAAAGCAGAACCAATCTGTGCGCCAGTCACAAGACCCGACAATCCGCCGCTTAAAACTCTGGCTGCCTTATAAGAACCGCCTCTGTCGTTGGCGGCCGCATTGTCTGCGCTACCAGCAAGATTAGACAATGCGTTCGACACATAACTAGCAATTACTTGACCGCCCAAAAAGCCAGACTGAGAAGAAAATGCATTACCTAGTGCGCCTTGCGTGGAAGAAAAAACATTGGCAAATTTTTGTCTTAAACCACCCTTATAACCTTGCTTCAGGGCATCTGCATCAAAAATTTGATTGTTCTTAACAACAATTTCTGCGCCGCTTCGTAGTGCATGTTCAAATTTTTGAGTCGCAATTAGCCTGGCCGACTCAGCATCTTTAATTTTATATTGTTGTTGAATTTGTAAGCTAACATTATCAACATAATTTTTCATAACATTATTTTTGGCGTTTTCAGAAATATCTTTTTTCTGAATATCGCTGATATTTTTCCCACGACCAGCGGGATCAATAGCATTATAAATTTTCTGAACTTCATCGTTCAGGATTTTGCCCAAATTGTTTTTATTAATATTTGCGCGCGGAGGAATGGTCCCGGCACCATAAGCTGAATCAGTTCCGCGGAAATTAATCTTAACTTGGCCAGAAGCATCCATTGAAGTAGATATGCCAACGCCTTGCAGTTTCTCCTGGTTCTTTTCCAAAATAGCCCTTTGTCGAGCCTCTTCTACTGTTGCGCCGCGGGCATCACTCTCGTATCCAGAACGGTATCCTTTAAGGAGGTCTCGGGCCGACTTTGTGGCCGACACACGACCCGACTTGCTAACCTTTCCTAATTCTGAAAAATCAATTCCTTCGTTGTCTGCAATTCTTTTTGCGACTTCTTGACGAGTTGCAGTTAGTCTTTTTGCTTCAGCAACAGCTTCGGGATCAAAATCTGCCCTTTTTTGAAGTCGATTGATGCTGCGACTCAACTGGAAATATTGATCTATGTCTCCAGCTCGACTATTTGCCTGCTCACGAATGTTGCTAACTTGACCAAGACGCTCCTGGGCACGACTAACCTGTTCAGCTGCCTTCATGATGCGGGTCGTCTGCATCGCAGCGACCTTCTGAATCCCTTTCTCGTTCATGCCAGGATTGTTGGTGCGCAAATTCTGCTCAATAGACTCCTGCAACATTTGAGGTCGATAACCGCCCATTTTACGCAGTTCGCCCAAAAACTTAATCGACTGATCGCCTGAAAATTGAGGCATTTCGGTAGAGTAAGCACCAATTTGATTGCCAGTCTTCATCGCCGATTCGATGAGTTCCCGGTATTTCATTTCAGATTTAAAAGCAGCGTAACCACGCCTTTTTTTAGGGGGCGGTGGAGGAGAGCCGGGTGACACATCAGAAGGAGTAGTTGGGCTGGGAGGTTCACCACCACCACCACCACCACCACCACCACCACCAGTAGGAATTGAGCCTTTACCAGGAGGTCCACTACCATCTAACCTACCAAAATAATCATTAAACTCTCGATATTCCTTGACGGAATTAAATCCCCAATACCTTGCTTCTTTTAATTCGGCATATACCTTAGAGCTATAAGCTTCATAACGCTTACGATCTTCTCTAGTAAGGCCTGGAGGCGCAACACGGGTGCCGGTTATTTTGTCGGTAGCCTTACTTATTGAAACAGTTGCCAATTCACTAGCAGCAACACCTGTAGGCAAAACAGCTTTGTGGCGTTCTGCGCGTCCCTGATTCATTCTCTCGGTTATGGCGTGAGCCGCCAAATACCCCTGAGAGTTTTCTGGAAAAGTGCCACCAGGCGTTTTCTCGTTGCTGAGAATTTCCCTGATCGGTTCTTTTACAATGACTTCAGGTTTGGCCGGAAGCCCTTCTTTTTTCTTGCGTTTTCCACGGGCGGGAGCAATTCCTTCATCGCGCATGGCCTGCCGGACATCGCGTTTGGCGTCTGCTTCTGCCTTTGCGTCCATTTCGGCCTTACGCCGTTTGAGGTACTCAAGACGCTCTTCCCTGCTCATGGGCTGGACAGCTGGTTCAGCAACCGCAACAGGTACTGGTTCTGAATCCGGTGTTTTTACTTTTTTGGCTGCATCCTTAATTTGTTTGCCAACAGATGCAACTTTCTTTCTGGCTTCTTCAACCTTCTTTGTTGGCCCAGAGTCAGCCTTTGGCTGGGTCGCCCCCATTTTTTCGACAACTTCTTTACGAAAGGTCTGATCCACCTCCTTAACCAAAGCCAACAGCTGTGCCTGTTCTTTTTTGGTCACCCCCTGCATGTCCTTGAAGGCATCCAGAGGATTCTCCAAAGACATTGCCTGGACAGATTTGGCCAGAATCTCGTGTGGTTGAAGGCGATATTTTATATAGTCTTGTTTGTTTTTGCCCGTATTCTTAAACTCGTCAGGCTCCATTCCCATCAAGCCTTTTTCAAACAACGGAGCCAATTTTTTAATGATAGTATTTGTTTCTGTTCCTTCTTGATTAGACAGAAAGTTACGACCTGTTTTCTTGCCAGCTATTTTTCGGCCAGCCGCTAGGTCTGCAACATGCGCCATTTCATGAACAACAGTACTCAAAGGGTTCGGTGCATTTTTCAAATTAGATGTTATATATACTTTATTTTTTTGTTCATTTGCGTCAACAAATCCGTATGCTTTACTTAGAGGTTTTGATGAAACCCCATATTCAACCTTTGTGTCAGCCAAACTAGGAATAACTTTTGCCAAGTCGGCAAAATTACCTGATTTGAACGCCTCTTTCTGTAGGCGACTAGCATACTGCTGGAATTTGGCTTCTTTGTTCGGGTCCTTGCCTTGCTTCAAAATCTGGTCGATCAAGCGAACCGTTGGGCGGGCAGCCGTCTGATTGGCGTCCGGCAACGAGGGGGAGCCGAAGTAGGATTTCACATAGTCGAACAACCCGCCCAAAGCATAACCAGGCAATTTCCCATTGCGATTAATCTGATTGAGGCTAGGGGCACCGATCTTCTTGGCTTGGTCAGGAGTGAAGACATATTCGCCAGGCGTCAGCATCACATTTGCTTTGCTGCCAAGCCTAGCTAGATTTTCTGAACCGAACTTTTGAACGGCAGATTTACGAACCACAAACGAGCCGGATGGGATGGAGCTAGGAACGGTATCTTTGTCGCCAACACCAGGAACCAAACCGCCAGACGCAAAGCCAACAGGTCCACCCTGATTGCGGGCCAATAGAGAACCCTTATCGCTGTAGGTCACTCCTTGATAGAATCTGGCCGCTACTGGAGCAATACTTTGAATTAATTTGGCTGAAGCCATTGCGGTAAGCATGGGCAATAGTGGCTTTGCCGCCTCTAAAACCATCAGCATGCCTTTAGCAAGAGATTCAAAGCCAGAAAATGCTACCTTGAAAGAATTGCTATCCATCAAGGAACGCCCAAGCGAAAGATAACTTTCTTGAAGTTTAGTTAATCGATTGGCGTATGATTCTGTTGCTTGTGAAGCATTGACAGTTAGGCTTACTCGACCAGCTTCAGCCACCATCAAAGCTCGCTCGGTCGTTGACCATTGCTGAATCAATGGAATCACTTTTGAAATTTGCCGGTAACCGCCCAAATCTTCAACGATAGCACTGTATCTCGGATCGGCTTCTGGAAGCTGAGTTAACGCAGATGAAAGTCTCCGAATGGCCTCATATGCCCCGACAAATTGGTTGGTGAGACCTAAGTCTCCTGCCCGCTCGGCTTCCTGGCGAGTGAAACGGAGATTCACGCCAAACTCTTTTAGGGCGTTTACCGTGTCGTTGCGCTGGATGCGAGTAAAAATGGTTCGCAAGCCGGTTGCGATAGATTCAGCAGATTCGCGAGTCGTTTGACGAACAGAAGTAAACAAAGCAAGCAATTGATTGAGATCGCCACCGGTAGCCTTGAATGCGCCACCCGTCCTTCGGACGGCCTCAATCAAGTCGCCTGCTTCGACAGCAAAAGCTCCGGCTACCGCATTCATTGAGCCTATAGCTTTGTCTAGGTCGGCTGCTTGGATTTGGAACTGTTTCATTACAGCGATGGCACCTTCACCGGTTTGAGCCATCGAATCAAAGTTGGGGGCAAGGGCAGATTTTGCTAAAGCTTCAAGAGCATCTCTTGTTTCATAGATGTTAAAATCTGCTTGCTTCAATGTCACAGCCATTTTGATCAGTTCTTTGCTGGAAACACCATAGGCCGTAGCCAAACGAGTGACTTCCTGACCAACCTGAGCCACTTCTGATGCAGATTCAACGCTCACCTGTCGAAGACGAACCATTTCCCTATCAAATTCAATGGCTTGAGTTACAGCATTGCGAATTCCAGATGCTACTGCGATAAAAGGTACTGCTGCCGAACTGAAAGCTGCAAAACGCTTAAATGCCAGACCGGACTGCTGAGCAAACTTGTCGAGGGCCGTGCCAGCTCCGCTGATTGCCTCCTTTACCGCCCGTATATTGTTCATGTCAGCCCGAACAGGGACGGACACGCCACGGGTTGTGCCACGAAGGCCCGTGTTAATTTCGTTGGCAATATTGCGGATTGCCCCGGATGCGAGGCGTAGATTTAGCTGTCCTGTGATATCAAATGACATATTAACCCCGCAAAATAAATGGGCGGCGGCCCTACCTCACGAAGGAGAAGAGACCACCGCCCGCAAAGCCTGTCCGGTTCAACAGGAATTACACCGCGGCGGGAGCCGGGGTGGAGGTAGAAACTTCGGTCAAAACCGGGTTTCCTTCGTCGTCTAGGAAGGGCTTTTCATCCACCAGATAGTTGCCATCGGCATCCACCCGGTTCCCCTCCCGATCCACATATTCCCCGGCCTCGTTGATGTACCGGCCCTCCTGATCAACAAGTCGGCCATCGGCATCAATCTTCCGGCCCTGCTTGTCGATGAGGTGGAGGCTGTCATCGGCGAACTTGAACTTGAGGAGAAACTGGTTTTCAGGCAGCTTCTTCTCGTAGTCGTCTTCCAGGTTGTAAATGATCTTGGCCAAAGCGGATGCGGCCGGTCCAACGGCGGGGTCATCCTCCTTGGTCATGTAGTCCTCGTAGGACTTGAAATAGGGCTTCCCATCGTTGGCGTGAACAGTACACGCCGACACGAAGAAGTTGAACTGGGCGTTGTCGGCCTGAGCCTCACAGGAGTTGTTGTCCAGGCTCATCCGCTCGGAATTGAGGGCACGGAGTTCATCACGATCCCGGCGAAGCTGGATGGCCATTTCTCGGGCCTCCGAGAGCTTGATGCCACCGCTGCGTATTTTGCGCTCTTTTTCGGCGATCTGGCCTTGCAGCTTGCGGAGTCCTGCCTCTTTGGCATCGTCCCAAAGCTTTTGTTCCCGCATCACCGACTCAATTTTGGCCCGAAGAATGGCTCCGGACTCAACGGCATCCCGAAAAGCCTTGTTGTAGACTTTCTGGGCGTCCTGGCGCACTTTTGCATTCGGTCGCAAGACAGCCAGTTCGACTTCCTTGCCACCAATCTCAACCTTAATCACCTTCTTATTGGCGCTCATCATTCCTCCTCCACAGGTAGGGTCTTCTGACAACGGTTCCAGCTAACCGAATACTGGGCCAGTTCCGATTCGACAGCACGCAGCTGGGCGTTGCCGTTGTTCAGGATTGCGGAACGACAGGTTTCCCATATCTGCTTCCACTTTTCCTTGTCTGCTTCCCGCTGTGTCGGTGAGCCGTTATGGCCCCACAACTCACCGAAACTTTGTTCCACGGCACTTAAAGCACCAATGAAAGCGGTTCGCATTTTCGTAGCGAGGATTCTTTGGAGGCGAGTTCTCGAGTTTCGCTCGTGATTTTTTATCGCCTCCTCCTCTGTTCGACGGGCCGCATCCGCAGCGGCCTCCATCTGGTTATAAGCATCCACAGGGGTCCTCCTTACTTACCTGGCAAAGCCCGCTGAGCCATCATCATGATTTCCCGCTTGGAATCGGGCATGTGCTGCTCTTCGACCTCGCCCTTTTTGGCGATGTGCGCCAGTCTCTCTCTTTTAATCGCAGCAGCCTGGGGGCTGTTCAAAGATTCAATGTTTTGTAAATCCTCGTCAGTCTCGGCAACGAGGAAAATTTCGCCTGAATCTGGAAGCTTTAAGCCATTGAGGGTGCCTTCAGCCGTAGCTTCTCGTCGCTGTCTCTCACGCTCCTTGCGTTGGATAATCATCCAGCCATCAAAGGCATCATCATCTTTGATAATGCTGTCGTCAGGCGGGGTGGGGTGTTCAGCAACGGAGTCGTAAAGCTGGGACCAGGATAGGAGTTGACGCTGTTCTTCTGTCAAATCTACTGCCGAGCGACCGAACACATCGCCGCACGCAGACTTGCAATTCCACACAGAACGCCATTGGTCAGACCTTGCAATCGCCCTCATCTGCCAATCAAAGATTTGAGACTCAGAATAAGCTGTGACAGCGTCATCCAGAAGGGTATCGTTCCCCCGGTAAAAATCATCATCCTTCCAAACCCGCCTTCCCTTGTCGTCGTACAAACCACTACCTACCAAATAGCGGGTGCGGGCAACTTGGGCAAAGCCGGTCGCACCCATGGGGGCATAGATGTTCTTTTGCAAAAGTAGTGAATTGATTTCAGATCGAGCGACATTAAGTGCTTTGCGTATGTTTTCGCGATCTCTTGATTTGAAAAACGATTTGAACAAATTGGTTTTTAGCTTGTCCACATCGTCATAGAGTATTTTCAGCTGACTTTCTTTTTCGTCATCCCAAAGGCCGTTTTCTCGCAGCATGACATTGATTTCGTCATCACTGTATAGTTCATCTATAATGGCTTCCTCAAGGGCTTCGCAATAGACTTGTTGGGCCTTGTAGCGGCGCAAGCGACCGGGCTGGCGGACAAGAAAACGCCGCCCTTCGCATATAAAGCGAAAACAACCCGCAATGATGCGGGCGATCAACAGGTCAAAATCCAAGGCATCCTCCAAAAGAAGAGGGGGCCTTACGGCCCCCCCTCCGTCATCCTTTACTAACCGTCAAGCTTAGACCTTGGTCACGGTCATGTCGTTGAAGGTCCGGAAGGAGTAGGTCACCGTCCGGTTGCCGCCGTCAGTACCGCCACCCTGATAGTTGGCAGACTGGAGCTTGTTCTTGGTGCCGAGGTCGATGGTGGTGCCGTCGGCGAACTTGATGATCACGGTCTCATCAAGCAGCTGGTCGGCGTTGCCGTCGTTGGCATCGGTGAAGTCGCCGTCCTTGGAGAGAACCTCAAACTCGGAGGTCACTTCGACTGGGAACTTCACATAGCGGAAGAACGGCCCCTTGCGACCGAGTTCCATCAGTTGCTCACGGCCCAAGTTGCAGTTGACGCTCACCGACTGGATGTGGGTGGCGTAACCAGAACCGGGGATTTCCACCAGCTTGCCGCTGGAGTTCACGCCGCGAATCACCTTGGGGAAGGTGGAATCTTCCACGAGGACATGCTGCCGACGAACGATGCCGGAAGCTGCCGCAGGAGACTCAGAGGCGGGGCTGTTGGGGGTCCAGTAGCTGCCGCCAGCCTGCCACACCTTGTTGTTGCCGACTAGGGTCAGCGACTCGGTGGCGTTGCCGTCCATCGCAGCCTTGTAGCTGATGGCCGAGGCATAGGCGCCGGAAACCAGGCACTGGGCGACCGGGGTGCCGCTGGCAGACACGGCGGTGTCGTTGTGAACCGACAACACCAAGTTGCAACGGGAGTTGGCGCGACCAATCAAGCTGTTGTTGACGCGGCCAGAAGTAGCCAGATCGAACATCAGGGGATAACCGTCCAGCACTTTCTCAAGCTGGACTTCGATTTCGGGCACGCCTTCGATGTTCTGGTACAGGCTGAGCATGCCCAGTTCGTAAGCGGCTTCGAGGTTGTAATTAGTCGTAATCGTCGCCGACTGCAAGCCACGAACGCGGTCAAAAGACAGCGCACCGCCGTGCGGGCCGATTCCGACAGCTGTGATAGCGTAAAATACGCGATTGTTTGCCACGGTGTTCTCCTTGATTCGGGAATTGGCCCAATGGGCTTACCGCAATCAAGTACACCGGCTAGGGCAGATCAACAGACAAAGTAGCCCGAACAACAGCCCGGAAAAGGGGGGGTTTGGACGGCATCTCGGCAGACTTTATTTCTTCCCAGGTTATTTTACGCCAAGCATAGGCACCAGAACCAGCTGGCTCGACCATTTGCGGATAGGTGCAGCCAGATGGATTGATTTGCCCATCGTAGGTAAGGGGGAAGCGGTTATCGGTGGCCAATCTCTTCTTATCAACACCCTCAATCCTGCGCTGCCATTGGTTGACAACGATGTCGTGAAGCTGCTTGCGGTCAAATTTGGTCTCGGCTAGGATGTGAAAAACCACATCCTGATAGTGCATCCGGGACAGATTGCCCATCTGCAAGCCTTCCATGTCTACTCTGGGGACGGCCCCAATAACCACGGCTGGAAGCTGAATGCGGTTTGCGGACAGCACATCCCAAGCCCCGGAGCCAGCAGGAGACTGGAACTGGGGGTCGGCAGGATTAAAAGAATCAAACTGGACAGCCTTAAACCATTGAGCATCGTCCATATCAATCCTGACATTCTTGAACGAAAACTCGCAGGCGACTCTAGAGCCAGTCGGGACGGGGGTGTTGAAAATCACCCTGCCCTCTGGGTAATTGATCTTGTACCCAGAAGCTCCAACCGTGTTCTTCGACCTAAAGACATTGTTGACATAAATACCGCTAATTTGGATGGGTTGGCGGTTGTAATCCACTCCGGATTCATAAACCCAATTGGATCGAAAACCTTCCCAAATCTGCCCGGCGGTATATCGGGGATCGCGGGCCGGGCGAAGCACATACGGCTCGGCGGCGTGAGAACCCACCCCGGACGGGTAGGTGCCGGACGGAAAAGTCACATTGGTGAATGCGCCAACGCCAAGAAGGCCCCAGTCCAGGAACTGGTAGCAAGACCATTCTAGCAGGTCGCTAACCAAGGGATCGCCATACTGACTGACGCCGGATAATCTCGTTAAATTACTCATGACAAAGCGTCCCTAATTTTTTGAACGAGAATTTCCCTAATTCTTTCTTCTGCTCTAGCTCCAGCTCTGGTAATCCAGTTATTGCCAGCTGTACCAGCATAAAAAGGTGCTATTCGGAAGTTCAGCCTAGAATCTCCACTCTCTACCATGATGGCATCATCGGTACGAGAAGCGCGACTTCTGCTACCATACATCACATAATAATCACTAATAATTACTTCTGTTCCGCTGTACAGAAGCCAAGAAAGCCAATCAACCTCACCGCCATAGCTGTCATAAGAAGCTTCGCCAAGACCTAAAAGAAACTTCAAGTCTTGAGGAACAATTACCACTCTCAATCCACCCAAAGAAGAAACGGTTCCAAAATAATACTTTCCGGTAGATTTTATTACATCGACTTTTAATGCTCCGACCACGGCTTCAACAATAGGATCAACCGTTGAAGATGGGTCCTCAATACCTAATTCGCCCTGAAGGCCCATTTCTCGAGCCGACTGGACTTCCATAAATAAAGCTTTGTATTCTCTGCTGCTTTTTAGGGACTGACGAAGGATTCTGCGACATTCGTTGCGGGCATTTCTTGCAGCCCCGGAAAGAGCTAGATTAATACGAATTGCCCAGCGCTCCATGAGAGCAGGTCCGAATTCTTCCGGATTGACCTTTACATCAAAACCGATCACGCCCCGACCCTCGTCCAGGTGGCCGTCCAGAACTTGCCCTGTGCGATATTGTTCGTATCGACCGGTTCACCGTACAGTTCGTAGGTGAGCCGGATGGCGGACTGGAGGTCGCTCTGGACGATGATCTTTCGCGTTTGCAGGACATCGGCCAGGTCGGCCATCTTGCCCTTGGTCTGAATAACCCCATCCGGCACTTGGTATTTCAGGGGCATGTTGGCAACGAACTTGGCCGGAACGGTGCTGACGAGCAGCTTGACGGGCCGACTTAGCTCCTTGGCGTGAAGACCCTGGCCGCTGCAAGCTGGACAAACAGAACCATTGGGGAAGGGTAGGGGGCCACCGCTTCGCCAATGGTTGGAAGACTTCTGCCCAATCTCGTCATAAAGGCAATTGCTGCACGGCTCCCATGTCGGCGGGTACACCAACAGGCAGTTCTTCCCAAGTTGATCGATGAGATCGGTGATGGCCTGTTCAGCCACCAACCGAATCTCATCATCGATGGAGAAGAGGAAAGCCATTACTGAATCCGACGTCCGATGATGTTCACATCGCCAACCACGCCAGCCCCGCCCGCCGACAAGGTGATGGTGACATTGGTGTTGGGAGAGCAGACCTTGGGGGGGTAGAAGTTTACCGACTCAAAACCAGCGTCGGTAATAGGAGCCTTGTAGACCACATTCCCGGAGCCGTCTTCGATTTTGATCACAGCCCCGGAAGCTGGAGTAGCGTTGTAACCAAAAGAAAGGCCGGTGATGACATGGTTGCGACCCGGACCAGCCGCAGGGAGGGTGATAACGGCGGCAGCATTGGTGCCGGTAGCGTAGTCCCCTGAAGCAACCGGGAGAGTCTCAAATTTGTCTTCGTTCCAAGACAAATAACGCTGATCGAGGGAGACACCCACCTTGCCGGTATTGATGTCGGCGACAACATTGGCACGCCGGTCGAGGGTGGTGACGAGGCCGGAAGGGGCGCTCTGGGGAACGGCGGTGATGACCGCAGAACCGTCCTTGATTGAGTTGCCACCGGGCTGGTATGCAATTGCCATTAGGTTTTCTCCTTCACTTCAATCTTCTGTGGCCAAAAGAGGTGCCCGATCAAGACACCAAACGAAAACGGCACAATGGGGGTCGCATGGGCGAGTTCCAGAAGCACGGAGCTAAAAGTCGCCTCGTACCCGAGGAACACCATGGCGTAAATGTCGTAAGCTCCGGCAACCACGCAAATTATGAAAATTGCAAAATAGGTTGCTTCTTTTCCCATGACACCCTCCGTTAGCGAATAAAGGTTTGGCGACCCTCCGGCACCGGATAGTAGTTCTGATCGCCGTAGCCAGCGAAGATGCGGAAGGGGCTGAGAATGGCGGCGCCAGCCACGACCCCGGCCCGACCAGTCTTGTATTCTAATTTGGCATCGTCATATGCCTTGCAGTAACCCTGTTTGAGGAGAGCAATACGCCCCTCAAGCGGACCTCTCAAGTCGATAGCCGAAGAGCCATCGCGAATGGAGATGCCTTGTCGAACCGCATTACGGGCCTCGCCACGCTCGGTGATACAAGCAGCTTTCAAGGTTACGAGGTTGATGAAGTTATCATCCCTGGTGGGACTGGCCTCGTCGCGGTCGGTAGGGTCGGGGGTGATTGACAACGACTGAACATCGACTTCGTAAACGAGTGGGAAGTTCAGTTCGCTCAAGACCAACTGGGCGGCGGCGCAGATTGTCTGATAGACTCTCTGGTCCGAAAATTGATACGGAACCGAGAAGTCATTCAGTAGAACCCTCAAGAGGGTCCCCATTTCTGTCTGCCATGCCATCAGCGCACCTCCTACTGGAGATACACCGCAGTCTATTCGGCTATAAAGACTGAAAGATGGCCGGTGGCGGGGGTTAGGGTGTGCCCGTTGGCGAGAGTGATGCGGACTTCAAAGGGGTGGAAACCATTGCCCAGGAAGTACATGGTGGCCCGGGCGATCATGATTTCTAGTTTGCCGCCGACGAAGGGAAGGGGCTTGTAGAAGTCATCCCGAAATAAAATGATAGCACTTGATGGCTCGGGAGAATCGACCGTGAAAACCAGCGGGTCGGTATACCTGTCCACCCTCAATCCAAAGTCGAGGTGCGGGACGGTAAAATCGGGCAGTTGGATCAACATCAGTTGAACGGGGCCACAATCTGGAAGATGCCCTTGAGCAGGGTCAACAGGTGGTCGTTGGGAAGCCGGGTGTTGATTTCAAAGGGCCACCGCCCGCTCCCCATCTGGGCCAGTTCCAGGCTGGATAGCTCGACCCTTACGGTATTGTCAGGCAGGACGGGGAGAGTCTTGGTAAAGCCAGTCCTTTTGGACTTAACAGTCAATCTGACGATGGACTCAGCTAGGGGTGGCCAGGCCTCGCTGATGACATCAATGGACCGGCCTTCGGCGGCAAAGTAATCGTCCGTCTGACGAAACACGACCGGCGTTCCCTCGTCGGCGACAACGGGAATGCTGAAGGTCGGGACTTTGATAGCAGAAGTCAGGCGGGAGGAGATCGGAGCGTCTACATATTCCAGCAACTCTGGATTAATGGTCATGAAAGCCATTAAGTTGTTGCCAGAAAAGAACTTAACGCCACCCCGGAAGCTGGCCGGGAACTGGTCGTAAGTCCACATGTAGTTGCCTTGACCGATCTCCACGAACCCGCTGGAGATAAGGCTGCCGACTGGCGTGCCGCTGGGGCTGACAAGTTGAGCCGAAAGGCTCTGGCCCGTCTTGGAAACCCCAAGGACAACGCCAATCGTCGCCTTGTACATTTAGATGACGCCCTTGTCGGTGGCGATTTTGGTCAGGGCTGCGATGACCTTGTTGAAGGCATCCATCACATCTGGATCGGCCACCATCAGTTCGTACAGGTCGGGCACGAACAGGTTGGTCTTCACATTGGGATTCAACTCGGTGCGGGTGACCGTGGTGACCTCGTTGGTCTCCGGATTGGTGACCTGCTCGTCGTAAACCCTTGCCTTGACGAAGATTACATGCAGCTGGGTGGGGGTTTGCGTCCCCTCCCCGACGGTGCTGAACTGCTCAATCCGCCATTTGTCGAACACTTTTTCGCCAATGGACGGAACCACGGTGGGCTGACTGGCGGGAATGTAGCTAGACATCAAAAATACTCCTAAAAAGGGGAACCGTAAGATAATACACTAGCAACTACAGGCCAAACCTGCTTTTCGTTTTATTGAATGCATTACTGATTTGCGTTCCTGTCATAACAGAGTTATAAAAAGCTATATTTGTTAAGTAGCAGTTAGTGAGTGGATAGGAGGAGAGTTGAGCCGAACCGGTCGCCCCGCCCCGCGCTATTTGCAAGGTGGAGTGGGTGATAGCCGATCCGTAGGACTCTGTCCCTTTCTGCACTCCGTCGATGTAGACTGTCTGGGTCTTGGTCGAAAACTTGTAGGTCAGGGTGAACATATGCCAGCCGTTCCGGACGGAGGCTGTGGTTGCCCAGTTTAGACCCCCACCCCCGCCGTTGTTCGTCCACGAGCGGATGTTCGCCCCAGTCCCGCCGGTCGCAATGGCAAACCCATTCCAGCTGGTATCCCAGGTCGAAAGAATACCCTGTTCGGTCGCATTGTTGCTGATGTAGTACATCCAGAAATTGACGCTGAAATCGGCGTTGTTGGTCAGGCCGGAGTTGCCGTAAGCATAAGACGCAGTTCCGTCAAAAATAAAATAGCCATCATTATTGATGGAATAGGTGGGATTGCTGACAAAGGTGGCGTCGTTGCCGCTGTAGCTTAAATCGTTCCAGGTCCCGCTGTTGGGTCCGAAATTGGTGGCATACTGATCTAGGAAAAGTGTCGCTCCCACGCAGTTGAAAACATCCGTGTTGTTGAAAGTCTGTCCTGTGACAAAAGCGCCGTCGACAGCAGACTGGATGGTGTTGTCGGCAATTGCGATGGAGATGGTGTCGCCAGGCGAAACGGTAACTCCAGACAGAGTGAAAACAACGGCTTCGTCGTTATATAGAGGATCATTAGTAGCAAGAGTCAATGTGGCAACAACCGGGGCGGGGGTGGTTGTTGTCGTAGTCGTGGTCGTAGTTGTGGTGGTTGTCGTGGTAGTCGTTGGTCCCGAGGTCGTTGGCCCCGAAGTCGTTGGTCCCGAGGTCGTGGGTCCACTAGTTGTTGGGGGCGATGTCCCAGACATAATACTCTCCTTAAACCTTGGTCACCGTGACTGTTATACCAGAGGCGGTGGGTACTACTGGTCCCGTGAAGGGAATGACAATCGTGGTACTTGATTTGACCACGGGTTTTGGGGGCGTCCTCGGCGGGGGCGCTGGCGGGTTGGTTGGGCTTCTTTTGATAACCCCCGTCGAGGTTCCACCTGGGTATACCGTAATGGGCGTGCCCGGCCCTTGGGCGGGACACCCCTGTACACCGCTGTTCGGACGCCTTTTGCACCGACGAGTAATTCCAGCCATCAGTGGACTCTCCAGCATGGGTTATTCTGACCACCAACGAGACCCCCGTCCGTCCCGTCGTAGATCAGTTCGGCATAGTCACGCGGGGCAAGAATGATATCCACGGCCTGCACACAGCAGAACCGATTAGCGACTGCGGAACTGGTGCTGTTGTGCTTCAGGGTGAGATTGGCCGTGCCCACATTGTAGATGCGCATCATACGGCCATCGATGTGGGAACCGCTGGGCGGGGCAACGCCCGTCAGGTTGCAGGCGGTCGTGCAGTTCAGCCTCTGGAAGGCGCTGCCATTCAAAACCAAATCGTTGGTGGGAGCAGAAATGTTGGTGGTGTTGCTCTTGTAGGCAAGCGATCCACCGCCAGTCGAGCCGTTGGTTACACTCAGTACCCCGACCCCATCCCGTCTTAAACCGATATCGCCATACCATGCGATATGGCCGTCCTGACGCATCCAGATGTAATTGATGTTATCAGTGCTGGTGCCGTTGGAAGAACCAAGCTGAACACTTGCTCCAAATGTTGAACGCAAAGTAGTTGAAGAAAGATAAAAAGAGCCAGCAAAAAGGGCAGAAGTATTTACAGTTCCCAACCCTCTTATGTTTGTGCCGTTGAAATTGATACCGCCAGTATTAACATCATTGGAAATACCAACCAAACCAATGTCGAGCGCAGAAGTGCTGGGTGCAATATAAAAATACTGAGCGGTATTGGACGGGTTAATAAACCGGATCGACCCGTTCCCTCCTGTGGTCGCTTGCGCCCCTGGCTGAAGGATAATCGACCCACCAGCACCGCTTGTTTGCCCATTTGCCGCAGCTAAAGTTAAAGACCGACCCGCACCAGAATATGTCGATGCGTGGATTGGGGAAATATAATGAGTGTTTATCCCATAACCTGGATTTTCAGTGCTGCCGAGAGTCGATGTGCCAGTTCCAGACAAGCGTGTGAAATTTACACCAGTATTACCGACTTGAACATTGATGTGAGCTTGAAAAGCACGATTGCTTGTTCCAGCAGTTCGCCTTAATCTAAAACGACTTAGATTTGAATCAACATGATAAACTTCTAGCTCAAAATCATTTGAGCTGCTTGCTCCTGCCGAATGCAACGGTGGAATAATGCTTCCAGTACCAGCGCCACCAGCATAAGTAGACCCAAAAACAAAGTCGTATACTTTACCTTGATGTGGATCGTTTGCATTAATCGATATTCTAATCGGAAGAGATCTTGAATTGGTACATTCAAAAAGTTCTATATAATTGCCAACAACGCTCGGCAAATTGCCGCTTAATGTAAAAACTCGACTAAATGTATATGTTGAACCACCATACCATTGCTCGGAATAAAAAATTGTTGCAGAAGCTGTGGGAGCAATGATATTTCCGTCTGCGTCAACTCTAGAAAGAACCGATCCGTAAAAATTCTGCCACTCTTGGATGTTGGTAGTTGAGGGATTGCCGCTACGAACTTGGAGTGTAGCTACTGATGGGCTTTGATTGTAAATCAGAGCGCCAGTTGGAACTATTCTTCCTGTAGATTCAATGCTAGCTAAAACAGTTCCGCTATTATTCTGCCACTCCTGCAAGTTCGCATTCTGCGAAGCAGCACCCTTTACAATCAGCCCCTTCGTGGCAGCAGCAACCGTATCAATCTGGAGCTTTGCTCCAGGAGAAGTGTTGCCGATGCCAACAGTCCCGCTGTTAGGCTGAAGGGCAAGAACCAAACCGCCAATGGCATTTTCGTAAGCCTGGACAAAAGCATAGTTGCTAGTATGCACACCGCAGGTGAGACGGAAGCGGTCGTTAGTGCTGGCCCGCTTGATCATCAACTGGCCCGTGAGTTGACTGGAAGCATCGGAAGTGATGTCAAGGCCCGGCGACGTGGAGACGGGGCTGGTGCCACCAATGCAGACTGCCCCACCATTGGCCTGCAAAATCACATTGCCGAAGTTGGAGCCGTAAGCCCCGGCGAATCCTGAACCGCCCTGAATGAACACTCGTCCGCCGGTCTTCCCGGCGGTGTTATCGGACTTCCCACCCAACAACATGATATCCCGACCAGCACCGCTGTTTTGATCCGCAGGAGTCTGCCCACCCGCTCCCTCGGGCATCAAGACAACGCGACCCGTGTAATACTCACCAAACTTAATGATGGTCGTAGTGCCAGTAGCAACTGTGGCTGTTCCACCGTTGCCGCCGTCTGTGAAGAACGCAGTCACACGGGCGTGGGTTTGGGTGTCCGGCTCATAAGTAGGCCATGCGGCAATAGCGGTAGCTACAGCAGTCGTAGCCTTAGTCACATGAAGCGTTGCAGAAGGCGAAGTATTACCAATCCCAACATCGCCATTTTTGGTGATCCGCATCCGTTCGGTGCGAGTTGTGCTTCCAGCAGCGTTTGTGTAGAACAAAAGATTGCTGTCATAGTTGGTATCATTGACAGCCATTAATCCTGCGCCGCCGTAAGTGCCAGCGTTCAGGGTGCGAAGCTCAAGGGCGGCGTAGGTGTTTTGTGCCGACGGCGATACGCGCAGCAGGGCCGTACCGGGACTGTTAACTCCCGACCCGCCAGTTCCGATTATGTCGAGGATGGTCCCTGGCGAAGTCGTACCAATACCAACACTTCCACCGCTAGAAATTGTGACGCGGGTTGCTGCGGTTCCAGCACTATCCCGAGTCTGCAACTTCATAACAGATTCATTGTTGGCACCAACACGTTGGCCCACTATGATGGCGCCAGCAGTTCCATTTGCTCCTAAGCCTATCGCTGAACCTGCGTTGGTGGTCGCATTACTGTTCAAAAAGAGAGAATAAACGCCGATATCAGACTCAGGATTTGTTAGGGCGCTATCAGCAACAACATGTAGCTTGGCACTTGGCGAAGCCGTACCAATGCCAACATTTGTGCCATTGTCAAAAATTTGGCTGTTGCCAACCGCACTCGTCCCAGTAAACTTCGTCACATAATTGGTGGTGCCACTACCGCTGACCCCACCAGAAGAAGTCGCCCAGGAGAGCGTGCCGCTGCCGTTGGTCGTCAGAACTTGACCATTAGTGCCGTCGGTGGTGGGGAAATTGTACGGATACATCTCACCGTTGACGCGCCACTTAGTAGAAGTCGAGTCATAAGTACATTGGACGATCCGGTTGGGGCCGAGAACAATGTCGCCGCCGCCTTCGTTGATAAATTGGTTGGCTGCGGTGCTGGTCTGGCTGTGCTTCAGGGTGATGTTGAAGGAGCCGACATTGTGCAGCCACATGACGCGGCCATCGACATGGGCGCCGCCGGATGGGGGAGCAATGCCAGTCACGGCTAACGCCGACGAAGAAGAGAGGCGCTGGAAGGCAGAGCCGCTTAGCGCAAGATCATTGGTCGGATTAGTAGAGAGCGCAGATGGCGTCGAAGAAGTGTAGCACAGCGACCCACCGCCCGAAGAATAATTACCTACAACCAGCTGCCTAACTGATCCGCGATAAAAACCAACATCGGTCCAGTTGATGGGGTAAGTCGAATTACTTGGTTCCCAAGCGCCAGAATAAAAATTTGAATACCACCAACCAGCATAAACGGTCTGACTGCTTGGATTGCCAATAGCAATTGTGCTTGTGCCAACTGGATAAACCCCGACAGTGCTAGGACCAACACGACCGATTTGTACGCCGAAATCATTTGAAGATTTAAGTATGATTGAGCTGGATGTTCCGTAGTCGGCGACAGCCGTGAAATTCTTAATGTGGAACTGCGACCCATCATGCCACATCTGCACTTCGTTCGTGCCAGCCGTACCACCAGGCTGACGAACAATGATCTTGCCATCTCCACCCGTTGTTGCCTGCAATCCCGGCAACAGAAGAATGTTTCCGCCCGCACCACTCGTCAATCCGTCAGCGGCACGAACAGTGACGCTGTTGCCTGATCCAGCCACCGTCCTCGGCACCGCATACAGCGTGTTGCTGTAGACAGTCCCTCCCAACGGAGCCAGTCGGACAAGGCCGGAGGCATCGACGTCAATCATCGGGATGCCCGACACATCGTTGACGGAGAAGATCGTGCCCGAGGCGAGGACAGGGGTGATGGAGAACAGTTGACCTGCGGTCCCCTCAAAGGACAGGCTGGAATCGTCCAGAACCTTCAGAGTAATCGTAGACGCACTCGCCCCCTTCCCTGTGAAGTCAATCTTCCCTTGGGTAGTCGCACTTCCCTTATTCGGCGTGATCAGAATGTCTTGCGGCATCGTAGTGTCTCCTTACCTGTATTACAGGCTGAAGCGGTTCCTGTGAGCGTGTAAATGCTGGCGAATCGTGGTGGGGGTCAGGGCAAAATTGTAAACCTTGATCTGGTAAATATGGCCGTTGAACTGCTCGGCGCCCGTGTTGACATCAGCCCCGATTCTCCAGTTGATGTTGGACACAACCGAGGCGGTGTTGGGACCGCCGTTGGTGACATACTGCACGCCGTCAAACCACGAGTTAAAATAGCCACTGCTATCTCTTGTTACCAAAATGTGGTGCGTTCCGTTAATCATGGAGTAGTTGCTGGTCGTGATGTACCCGGTGGTGGCATTCAGCCAGATGCCCCCGCCGAACAACCACAGACTGTTGGTGGTATAGCCTGCGCCGTAGTTGTTGATAATCGTCCCTGTCCCCGAAGCGTTGTAATAGAACGCCTCAAAGGTGAATGGGCCGGACCCAGCAAAAACATTGTTGATGGCGAAATCGCCATAGGCGGTTGAGCCATTAAAGACGATTCCCCCGCCCTTGGTGCTGGTGAAACTGCAATTGGCGTTCAGAGTGACGTTCCGCCCGTTGCCGCTCAGGTCGTACCAAATCGACCCCGACCCTGGATAAGAACGAGCATTGCCAGCATCCAACGACAGAAGAAGACCTGTGCCGGTATTGTTCGGGCCACCATGAACACTCATAAGCCGAACCTCCCCCGAAGGGCATTGAAAGTCTGAAGGATATCGGCATCGGAAAGGGTGGAATTGTAAACCTTGGCTACGGCCACGCTCCCGTTCAAAACATTGCTGGAAGGGGTGGTGTCATTGTCGCTGTATCCGACAATCCACAGGGTGGAGTTGGTGGCTGAGAGAGCAGAGCCGAAAGCGGTACGGGTGTCTACCAGAACGCCGTTTTTGTAAAGCCGGACATTATTGGAGGTGTCTTTAGTGCAAACCAACTGCATCCAGGTGTTGGTAGCGTAAAGACCGCTGACCTGACGGTAACCGAAATTGGCATAGCTGTAGTTACTAGAGTCAGCCCACGCCCACTGATTCACACCCGCCGAATTAGGCATATAGAGGGTGTAGTGAGTCCCCTTATGCATCAAAGCCGGATTGCTAGCGTAGTTGGTGAAATTTACCCAAATTTCCACCGAAATCTGACCGACAATGTTGGGAAAAGGTTTGGCAACCGAGACAGTAGTGTTCGTGCCGTTGAAGGTAAAGAAGCCCGACGACGAGAAGGTGGGGCTATTGACAAGAGTGCCGTTGTACCCGTTGCCGCTTAGGTCAAACCAAGTCGTGCCACTGCCCGGATAGCTGCGTTGATTGGCTGCGTCCAAGTAGAGCATGAGGCTCTGGGTTGGCACGGAGGGGGAGTGCGAGAGTCCCATTAGAGTCCGAACCTCCCGCGCATGGCGTTAAAATTTTGAAATACTTGATCAGCTGTTAATTCCGTAGAGTACACACGACCACAAGAAATTTTGGCATTTAAGTAAGAAGTGTAGCCAGGACCACCCCAGCCAGACCAAAGTTTATTGTTGGCGTGAAAAACACAAGAAGCTCCAGTTGTTGTGTTACGCAATGTGCCATTGGTATAAATTTTCAAGTTTCCGGAAGAAGCACTAAAGGTCATAACGGCTTGAATCCAATTATTTGTGCTTATCGCATAACCGGCAGAATAATTCGTCGTACCGTTAGCCACTCCACCAAAAAGACTGCTGTTGTAAACATAAAGACCTGCGCCATTTCGCCAATTAGTTCCATCTGTTATGTTTAATAAAACTGCACCATCGCCATAGCCCGTAACGGCGTTTGGGTTAAACCAAGCTTCAAAAGAACAAGTTGTATTTTTAAGATTTGATGCACTTCCAAAATCAATGTAGTTATTTGTTCCATTTAATGTAAGAAATCCACCATTAGACGAATTATAAGCCGGGCTATTGTACAACAAGCCGTTGTTGCCACTTATTCCTATGTCAGTAAGGCTTGAACCACTAGCTGGGTAAGACCTGGGGTTACCTATGTCAAAACAAAATAGCAAATTGGATACGGTGATCCCTGGATTGTAATTAGTTGCCATCTGGCTCCACCTCCAGCTTGGCGATATCTTTACGCGTTGCGTAAACAATAAAATCACAGCAGACCTGGCGGTCGGATTCGATGACGACCCTCTCTGCGTTGGCGTCAACAACAAAGAGCGAGGGTTGGGCAAACTTTCGGGCAGTCAGGTTGACCGTAATACTGTCTGGATCAACGAGATCAACCCAGTAGTCCGGCAGGATGATGACATTCTCCCCTTCCAGCCTGCCCCTGAAGTAGACGCCGTTTTCTGGACCTTCCAATGAGGCGTAGCGGAGCTTCTTGCCTTCAGCGGCCTTTGCAGGAGTCGGGTGGGGGATAAGGAACGACTTGGTCACGGCGGCGAAATTGCCGTTGGCGTCCATGTAGGCTAGGGCCGTACCGCCGTTGTTCTGCCATTCGGTAAGGTTGGCCGTCTGCGAAGCAGCAGCTTTGACGATAACTGTCTTAGCCGATGTCGATTGGCTCAAGAACTGCGAGTCGCCGTACACTTCAAACCGCGAGGTCGGGGCAGGGATGGTGGCATAACTTCCGGCTGTAATCTGAAAAGCGGAAGTGTTGAACGCTGTTCTGCCGGTAACACCGAGAGCGTTGTTGCCCCAAATAATGTTGCTGTTTTTCAGCCACATAACCTGAGCGTTGACGGAATCAGCCCAAGTAGTCCAGCTACCCATACGGATACCAGCACCACTTGAATCTAAATTCAAGAAAGTCAATGCGTACAGATTAGTTTCAATAGAACCAGATGACCATGTGAGAGAAGCTACAGTAGCGTTATCCGACGGGCGTTTTAGGTAATAACCAGAGTTGCCTGAACTGTAATGAACAAAAGAAGTTGTTGAATAAATATCGCCGTTGCTTGCGACATAGCTTAAAGCTGTGCCGCTGTTGTTCTGCCACTCTGAAAGATTGGCGGTCTGCGAAGCAACCGCCTTGATAATCTGACCCTTGGTGCCGGTGGCTCCGGTATCAACCTGAAGTCTCGCCCCGGGCGAGACATTACCAATCCCGACATTTCCTGCTGACGAAAAGTAAGCAGTAGTAACCGAGTTGCCAGAGCCATTTACAATATGGAGATTGGTGTTGTTGGTCTTAAAAGAGACGTCGCCAGCAACCGTTTGACTACCATAATTCGCATTAGAACCAGCATAGCCAATTGTTGCCTTGGCTGTTCCGGCAGAATAAAGAGCGATTGCACCATAACCAGAAGTGGCGTTGGCAACAATTATGTCAGCACTAGCTCCATCTACTTGTAGCTTGTATGACGGCGAAGCCGTACCGATGCCGACATTGCCGCTGGAGTTGATTCGCATCCTCTCCGTAGACGCCGAAGGATTGTCCGACCCTGTCGAGGTATAAAACGCCAGGTATCCAGCCCAGTTGTTGTTGGTCGCATTTTCCCGAAGGCCACGGATACGGGCGACTTGGGTGAGGTCAGAAGTTGACCGATAGGTGGCAGCAAACTGAATTTCGCCGCCGGTATCAATGGTTGCTCCAGCTGGAGACTGCGACAGCTGTAGAGAACCGTACCCACTTGCATCGTTAACATGAAGATCAGCAAGCGGGTTATTGCCAGCAATGGTGCTTGTGCCAATACCAACCAACCCGCTGGAAGTCACGCGGATGCGTTCGGTGTTGTTGGTGCCCACAAGAACATTGAAGGCGCCCGTGTTCATCAGGGTGGTGGCGCCCGATGTGGCGTTGTAAAGCTCCAGATACCCAGCAGCCGTCGCCCCGGCGTTTATGTAGCCGGTTCCTGAGCCAATCCTTGCTCCTGCGCCAACCCCCACATTGCCCGATGTGTCAATCCGCACCCGTTCGGAGGCCAACGGCGTGGCCATCTGACCGACATAAAAAGACATACCATTGGTGCGGTCAGAAGAAACAGTACCCGTGTAATAGTTGTTGTCCGAAAACTGAATCTGCTGGCCCTGGGCATTGTTGCCGCTGTTGGCGATACGGACTATTGATTTCCCGGTGCCTGCGGTGCTAGTGTTCCATGCTCGGACGAGCATATCTCCAGCGTTGGATTGCTGGACATCCAGCATACCGCCAGGAGATTGGGTGCCGATACCCATTTCTCCCGTGTGCATAATGCGAACGCGTTCGTTCTCAGAACTGCCGCTATTTGTGTAGATAGCAAGAACCGATGCAGCATCAGAGTAATTAGCGCGTATAGCCTGAAAGCTTACTGTGTTGTTCTGTGACCCGTCATACGCTTTAAGAGTAAGTTGATTGCCATTATTAGCAATCGTTAATTTACCTGTTGTGGAAGTTGTTCCTATGCCGACATTCGTGCCATTGTCGTAGACAATGCTGTTGCCCAGCGTCTGTTGGCTCGTGAACTTCGGATGATAACCGGCGGTGCCGGAGATGCCAAAGGGCTGGCCGATGGGGCCAAACTGAACACTGTTCAGCGAGGCGCTGACAGAATAGAAGGAGGTGTCGAAGTACAACGGGTTCCCCGTTGACCTAGCCACCGTCCGCATAAGGGCGCCATCTTTCCAGTATCGAACATTTTCTCCGTCATAAGTGATAGACAACACAGTAGAAGTCGTGTAGTTTCCGTAGCTACCAGAAAACTGAGTGCCATTTTCATAAATGCTCAGACTACCACCGTCGCCGATAAAGTACCAAGCATAATCGATTGTGTTGTAACTTGAATTGGCCGTATCTTCATTGAGGCCAAACATGATATAGCCATTAGTTTGCGAGGCACGCGCTGCGCAGTAGACATTCTTTGTGTAGCCTTCGGACGAATATACCTGAGCATCCCACGAAGCATTATTGCCGGTACTCTTCGTGTAAGTGCCAGCACTAGGGGAGGTGACACCTCCGGTGTAGTTCGGGGTCCAATAATTATTCCCGAATATAGTGGTTGTAGAGTTAAACGTCCCGTAGGGCGTGAACGACGAACCCGTGAAGGCTCCCGTAGGGCTTACCGCCGCAACCACGGTGCCAGTGCTGTCTTGCCACTCCGTCAGGTTGGCAGTTTGCGAAGCCTTGCCTCTGACAATTATGCCTGGAATAGCGTTGGTTTTTGGAGTCACATAAACTTGGGCAAGCGATGTGTTTGCGCCAAAAGCGAATGGGTCCAAAGCAAAGTTAGCAGTTTGCCCAGTGCCTACATCATAGGCATACAGCCTAGCTCTTTCTGTTCCGTTGTGGTAAACATTGATTATGCCATACTCGGAACCTCCGGAAGTTCCGGTGTTGCTTGAGCTGCTTCCGGTGCCTATTCCAGCTACCAACTGCGAAGAATTCAGTGAGCCATCGGGAGATTTGTAAATCAAAATCCCTGGATCGCCAGCATTGCTGGCAATTGTCAACTGCTTGCTACCAGAAGTAGCCGTGCCAAGATTAAGCTGTCCAGCAGAAGAAACGCTGGCTAGGACTGTGCCTGAACTGTTTTGCCACTCCGTCAGGTTGGCCGTCTGCGAGGCCACACCTTTGACAACAAGACCCTTAGTGCCACTGTAAGTAGTGCTTATTCTTGAGGCTATGCCTAAAGTAGAATTGCTTCCGTTAGATATTTCTACGCCAGCTTCAGATGCGCTTGCTCCAAATGAAATACTAGCACTGCCTGAACGCTGCACAGAAAAATCAGATAGGTACACACCTCCCCAAGTCTGAAAAGAAGTAGATCTTATTGCTCCATTTTCTTGAATGGCTGCAATAAGGTTAGAGCCGCTATAAAATCTCAAGCCTGTTTGTGCGGATACATTATTCCATTTGATGGCCGGATTTACAGAGGCTGAGTTATTGAAATACAAATCAGCGTTTGAAGCAGCAGCCCCAGCCGCAAGTGTCATACGCCCCGCAGAATCGATTGATGCGAGGACTGTGCCCGTGCTGCTTTGCCATTCCGACAGATTCGCCGACTGCCCAAGGAAAGCCTTGATGATTTGGCCTTTGGTGCCGGTTGCTCCGGTGTCTATCTGGAGCTTCGCACCAGGCGAAGAAGAACCAATTCCTACGAGTCCGTCGTGAGAAATCCGCATTCTTTCGTAATAGCCGTTGTTAGACGTGCCCGAAGTACTAAAAGTGAGGGGCATGTTGGCTTGAAGAACGCCGACCTGGGCAAATGAGTTTGATTCAACACCAATTCGCATACCAGCAGTGGCCACGCTACCGGTCAGGCGAATGTAGGGATAAGTCGTATTATAAATATTTAGGGTGTCGTTCATCGTTGTGGTGCCGATGCCGACATTTCCAGAAGAATCTATCCTCATCTTTTCGGAATTGTTTGTATAAAAGGTCATGCCGATGGGGGTGGAGGTTCCCCCCTGATTGAGCCTGAGTTCGCCAGTTCCCGAACTATTATTTATCTCAAAGACATAACGATCATTGCCCGTTGTCGATTTGAATCCGATGGTGCAGTATTCGCCGTCCCCCGAACCGCGTTGAAAGCCAATCTTGCCAGCCGAAGCACCAATGGACAGGTTGTTGCTCGGCGAAGCCGTGCCAATTCCAACATTGCCTGAAGTATCGATAGTCAACTTCGGCGTCAAACCACCACCACTATCCCGTGTGATCACCTGGAATTTGCCTTGGGGTACGCCAAGAGTAGTGTGGGTTAAGTTGTTGAACCCGATTGCGCCAACCCCATAAAGAGTGGAGTTGGTTGTGGCCGTATTAAAGCCAATAGCAATACCATTGCCAGCGGTTGTGTTGCTGTTGTTTACCGACAAACCCAAAGTGTTATTGGAGCCAGACTCTAAATTGGAAGCTGAATCCGTAATACCACGAATTGGTTCGTAAACATTGGCGCCAACAACATCAAGGCGACCCAATGGTGAAGTCGTGCCGATGCCAACATTTCCTGTTGCATCAACCCTAATGCGTTCTGAACCATTAGTGTAAAACTTTAGAACCTGCCATTGGCCAGCGGAGTAACCACCATAAACAAGGTGGTTGTTTGACTCCCATTTCATTGTTTTGTAGCCAGACATGGCGAGGGCGTCTGCGCCATCAGCCGTTTGAATTTCCAACTTTGCGCCCGGCGTAGCCGTACCGATTCCGACATTCGTCCCGTTGTCGAATATGAGGCTATTGCCGAGCGTGCTAGTCCCCGTGAACTTGGCAATGTAATTGGTCGTGCCGCTTGCGGAGGCACCTGCGCTGACCGTCGTCCACGACAGCGTGCCGCTTCCGTTCGTTGTCAGAACCTGGCCGTTGGTGCCGTCGGTGGTGGGGAAGACATACGGGTAGGTTTCACCGCTGGTACGCCAACGAGAAGAAGTGCCGTCATAGACGATCTGCATCATCCTGCCCGGGCCGAGAACCACATTGGCTCCGGTTTGAGTGGTGATGCGGTTGCCCGCCGTGCTGGATGCGCTCTCGTTTACGATGGTGATGTTAAAGGTGCCGACATTGTACAGCCAGAACACACGACCATCGGTGTGAACCCAGGTGGGTTGACCAGAAACGCCTCCACCAGCCGTAGAGGCGGGGGCGATCCCCGTGATGGTGGTCGCTGCGGTGGCGTTCAGCCTTTGGAACGCAGAGTGTCCGGCCAGATTCAGATCGTTGTAAGAAGTGTTGACTGTTGTCGTGGACGACCGATAGGCCCAGGCCCCACCACCCGTACTGCCGTCTGTCAGTTCAAGGGTGGCCTTTTTGCCATTCGTGTTGTCGCCAGTATAGGCCAGCCCGAAGTTGGCATACCCCTTGATGTGTGACCAGCCTACTCGCAGATTAAAGCCTTGGTTCCAGTTTGGTCCATTTCCATCAATCGCCCAACCATAACTGTCGTTGGTCTGGCCGTCAGCGTTGATGATATTGGACGAATAGAGTCCATCGCAATAAATGGTCCCGGCGGTCAGGTTGGTCTTGGCATTGTTGGCGGTAGTCCTCAGAGCGATGTGGCTGCCGCCAAGTTGCAAAACGCCATCCTTGTTGATGACGCTGCCTTTGCCGCCATCGTGCGACAGCTGGATTTCGTCCGTCCCCGCCACGCCGCTGGGTTGGCGGACAATCAAAAGGCCATTGCCGCCTGTAGTCGCCTGAGCGCCCGGCTGGATAATGATGCTGCCGCCAGCCCCGCTGGTGTTCGCATTACCGGCCTTGATCTGGACATCATCACCCGCCCCCGACGAGGTTTTGTCCTGGGCTGCTATTACTCTAGTTGCCATTGTTCACTCTCAAATTGGAGGGGGAGGAGAAAATGGTGCGCCGCTTCCACCGCCACCGCCACCGCCGCTAGCAGCTGGCGTACCAACACGGATCAACGATACTTTCGACTGCCAGTAGATGGTCTTGTTGGCCTCGCCCGTGCAGGAAATCTTCAGGGCGTTATTGACTGTGTCAGCGGTAGTGGTGGCCGACCAGTTGGCTGCTCCGGTGTCGCGGGCATCGATATCTTGAGAGGTCGATCCAACCATCGCAGTCGTGCCGCCCGAAGACCGTTTGATCACGCCCGTGAAACGGGTCGCAAAGCTGTCACCTACCGTACCCGAGGTGCCGCCGGTCTGGGTTCCCAAAACTCTGGCGTCGTAGTACCAAGTCTCTCCGGTGGTCAAATCCATGACATTGCTGGAACCATCGATATACAAGTCCACGGGAGTGGACGAGGTCGAGGTGTTGTAGGGAAAAAGGTCTGTGGTCTTGGAGCTGTTGGAGCCGACCCAGATGTCAAACTGGCGAAGGGGAGTGCCGGAAGCACCGATGCCAAAGTAGTTGTTGGCCGATGGGGCGATTTGACTGACCAACATGCCGCTGGCAAAGGTCTTGACCCCGTTGACTGTCTGGGTTGTGTTCAGCGTGACATAGGTCGAGGAGAGGTCGGGGATGTCCGACGCCGACAGCGACCCGGAGGACAGGTTGGTGCCGTCGCTCTTGAGGATGCCCGAGGCGAACGCCGTCTGGCCCGTACCGCCGTTGGCAATGGGGAGCGTGCCGGTGACAGCCGAGGTGCTGGCGAGGTTGATGGCCCCGAAGGCGGGTGCCCCACCGGCCCCGGGGACACGCAGCACTTGATTGGCAGTTCCTGCGGCGGTCGCTTGGACGGCCGAGGTGCCGTTGCCCAACAGCACGCCATTGCTGGTGAGCGTGTTGGCTCCGGTGCCACCGTTGCTGACGCCCAGTGTGCCCGAGATGTCAGAGGCTGGCACAGTCGAGGAGGCCGTGAGGGCACTGGCCCCGTTGCCTTTCAGGTAGCCGGTCAATGTCGAGAGGATCGGAGCTGCTGAGAAGGTCTTGATGCCCGAGATCGTCTGGTTGCCCGACAGGGTCACATAGGTGGCCGACAGGTCGGGGATATCACCGGAGGTGAGGGTAGCGTAGCTGAGGGTAGAACCGTTGCCTTTCAGGAAACCCGTGCCGACCGTGGTCAGGCCGGTGCCGCCGTTCGCCGTGGTGACGGGAGTGATCAGCGCAATCGTGTTGCCCGACTTGGTCAGGCCGGTCCCGGCGGTGATCTGGCCTGCGCCGGAGAACTGCGACCATGTCAGGGCGGTGGTGCCCAGCACATAGTTGCCGACCGGCTGTTGCAGCACCCAGCCTGTGGTGGCGTAGGTAGTACCCTCTTCCACGAAGACAAAGGCGCCGCCGTTGAGCTTGGTGACACTGTCGGCGTCCGAGGCCCGCGTCATGGCCGAAGCGGCACCGTTCCAGACATAGATGCCGTTCTGGCTGGCGGTGGTCTGATCCTTCACCAGGACCCGGTCGCCCGACACCATGGTGACGCCATCAATTGTGCCACCAGGCGAGGACAGGTTCAGGTTGGTTGTCGTAGCGACATGGACGGAGTTCTTCGGGTCCAGCCCCTGGCTGACGCTATCGACATAATCCTTGTTAGCCGCATCGGTGGCGTTGGTGGGGGTGGCCAGGTTGATGATCTTCTGGCTGTTCAGGTTGACCGAGGCGGTTGGCACCGCCATCTGATCCAGCCTGCTCGTCCTGACCTGCGTGTCGAAGTCGCTGATCTTGGACGCGGTCAGCGTCGGGATGTCGGAGGCGATCAGCGTGATGAAGCTGAGCGTACCCGAGCCATTGGTCGAAAGTAGCTGACGGTTGGTGCCGTCCGCTGATGGCAGGGTCAGCGAGACCGAGCCGGAGGAGGGCGCCTTGAGGGTAATGGACCCGGATGGACTCTTATCAAAATTAATTGGCACGGCGCACCTCGACTGTCTTGACGGCGGCCACCCAACGAATGGACTTGGCTGACTCGCCGGTTACCACAATGCTGATCGCCCCATTGGCTGTGTCCGTGGTCACGGAGACATCCCAGGGAACTTCGGACTTGGATATGCTGGTTTTGCTGACGCCACCGATGAGGATGTCTACCGTTGCCGCCCCGGTATTCCGGAAGGCGACCCCCTCAAAGCGGAACGCCGCCCTCTCCCCGATAGCATCTTCGCGCTGTGCGCTGACAAGAATATCAAAGAGATAGGTTGCGTTATCAGGCATTATCACCTGATTGCTGCCAGTCACCGCCTGCCCGTCCGTGGTCAACTTTTCCGGGGTGGCCGACTGGGTCAGCTTGTGGACAACATAGAGGCCGCACCGCGTGTTCGTTGAACCGGTCAGGAGCGGCCCCTGCACTCGCAAGTCCGATCCATCTGTAAATACACCTGTGGCTCCCGCAAGAAATCCCCCGGAGGCATATTGCACGGCCCCGTTAGAACCCTGCGCTCCCGAGGCCCCCGAACTGCCGCCAGACACGACCCATCTCGACACCGTCGAGTCATAAGTCAAGTCCACGCTTGTACTTGGGGGAACTATCTGGGTGCCGTTGACCTGGAGGCGATTGCTGGCCGTGCTACCGGTGTTGTTGTTGGCTAAGGCGATATTGGCTGTGCCGACATTGAACAGGCTGACCTTCCTGCCGTCGGCGTGACTGCCATCGGTGGGCGGGGCAATCCCGGTCAAAGTCGTGGAAATGGTGACATTCAGGCGGACATAGCTGGTCGAGCCGATGGCCAGATTGTTGGTGGTCTCGCTGGAGACGGTGATTGTGGAGGACGGCGACGAGAAGGAGCCGCCCCCGGTCGATCCATCGGTGACCTTGAGGATGCCCTTGGACGCCCGCTCAATGCCCACATCGGGCGCACCGGAACCCGAGGTGGCCAGCGTGGAGACCTTGCGGGGCCAGAGGAGCTTTGGATTGACAACATCAAACGAGGAGAAGTCTTCTTGGAAGACGCCCTGCGTGCCGTTGACGAACAACCCGTTGGAAATAAGAGGCCCGCTGATCCCCACCGCCGGGCCGGAGGATAGGGTTTGGCCGATGTGGACCGAGCAGGCTGTGGCTGTGCCGCTTTGCAGGAGGATCGCCTTGCCCGACCCTGTCTGACCGGAGACAATCAGGACCTTGTCGGTGTCAAAGGCGAAGTAGAAGTCGGCGTTGGTCGGGGAGGTGCCGCCCGAGGCGACGAAGTAAACCCTGCCGTAGTAATCGGAGGGGGCGTTTCCAGGTCCACCCGCCTTCTTGCCTGGGACAAACAGGATGTGACCGCCCGAGCCAGTAACGGTTCTCTCGGGGCCGATGATTGGTAAAGAGTTGCCGCCCGTGTCCACCGACTGGTCGAGGCCGTTGCGGATCAGCTGGTACAGCCGGGAGCGGGTAGCCGGGCCGCTGGTGATCGTGGAAACCACCCAATCATTGTTGACCGGTGCGCGATCCCCAAGCTGGTCGATTCTCTTTGGCATTAGGCGGTCACCTCCGTGATCTTGGCGGTGGCCACCCAGCGAATCGTCTTGGCTGCCTGGCCGGTGACATTGACAACGAGCCGACCATTGGTGGCGTCAGCCACGACATTGCAGTCCCAGGCATCAGTTGTCTTGGCGACCGTGGTCTTGCCAACGGTGCCGACAATAGCCGTGGTGGCAGCGGTGGCATCGCGGGAGATACAGCCGGAAAAGTGCCAAGCCCCATGTTCGCCAGTCGTGTCTGTCCTGCGGGCGACGACGCTGATGTCAAAATGGAAGGTGGCGTTGTTCGGCAACACGAAGGTGTTGGAGTTGCTGGCGGCCGCCCCATCCAGGCTCAGTTCCGTGGTGGTCGCCGTGGTGGTCGAAGCCCTGAGAAGGCCCGTCCTGTACTGGGCGTCTCCCGTCGCCGCAAAGTTGCCGTTGGCATACGCACTACAGGTAACTGACCGGGCGGTGGCTCCGGTGCCGACGACGAGAAGGCCGTATTGATTGAATGGAACGAGCTTGAGGACGGTGCCCGATTCGTTCTTTGTGAACAGGACACCATCTGCCGTGTTGATCGCCAATTCGCCGGTCGAAAGAGAACCCGCTGCGGGGGACACCCCCGTGGAGGTGTTTCTCTTCAGCCGGATCGTATTTGGCATTAGAAGCTGCCGCCATCAAGGGTGCTGTTGGGGTCCAGATAATCGGTGCCAGCAGTCGCTGCACTAATCGCCGAAGTTCCGTTCCCTTTCAAAATACCCGACAGCGTGGTGGCTCCAGTACCGCCATTCGCCACGGCCACGGTGCCGGTGACATTGGCGGCGTTCCCGGAGATGTTGCCGGTGATGTCGGAGCCGGGGATGGTCGAGGAGCCGGTGAATGCCGAGGTGCCGTTGCCCTTCAAGTAGCCGGTCAGGGTTGATGCGCCCGTGCCACCGTAGGAGACCGAAACGACTGTGCCGTTCCAGGTGCCTGTGGCAATCGTGCCAACGGTGGTGATGGTGTTCTGGCCAGCGTAGGTGCTGGCGATGTCGATGCTGTCAGCGTTGACGGTGATGCGATTGGCGGTGCCGACCACATCGATACTGTTTCCGGTCTTGGTCAAACCTGCGCCAGCCGTGATCTGGCCGGTGCCACTGAACTGGACGAAGGTCAGGCTGCTCGTGCCCAGTACATAGGAGCCGGCAGGCTTCTGCAACACATAACCGGCACTTGAATCGGAGCCTTCCTCGACGAAGACGAAGGCGCCAGCGGTCAGGTTGCTGGTGCTGTTGGCGTCGGAGGCGCGGGTCAGGGCGGTGGCCGAGCCGTTGTAGATATAGATACCGTTCTCGGAGGCCGTTGTCTGGGCTTTGACCAACACGCGGTCGCCGGAAACCATCGTGATACCATCGATGGTCGAGCCGGGCGATGACAGGTTCAGGTTCGATTGGGTGGCAACGCGGACAGAAGCTTTGGGGTCAAGTCCCTGCGCCGTGGAGTCCACATAGTTCTTGGTGGCAGCATCTTGGGCGTTGGTCGGATCGGCCAGACTGGTGATCTTCTGGCTGTTCAGGCTCAGCGACGACGATGGAGCGGCCATCTGGTCGAGACGGCTGGTGCGGACTTGCGTGTCGAAGTCCGAAATCTTTGACGCAGTCAAAGTCGGAATGTCGGAAGCGGCCAGGGTGGTGGCCGAGGTGACAAGGCCTTTGGAGTTGACCGTGACTTTCGTGTAGGTCCCGGCGGTCACGCCGGTATTGGCCAAAGTCACCGTGATCGAAGTCGTGCCCGAACCAGTGGCGTCCCCGAAGACATTGATGGTTTCGTTGCCGGTACGATAGCCTTGGTTCTTCACCCAGGCGGTGGTGGCGACCTTGGTGGAGTTGTCCGCAGCGGTGACGGTCAGAGCGGTGGTGGTGCCCTGAAAGTCCACGGTGCCTGTGAAATTGACCGCTTTGCCCAGAGTAGCAGTACCGGCGCCCGACAACGGCAGGAAGGCGCCCTCGCCCGCAATGGCGATGACCGAGCCTGCGGTTCCACCCGCCCCGCCCGTGCCGAAGCCGTAATAGAGTACCTTGTCCACCTCGTTGAAAGCCAACTCGGCGTTGTAAAGCGAAGACGGCGCACCGGCCTGGCCCGATGTCCTGCGCTTGATTCTGATCGTGTTAGCCATTACCAGTTGCCTCCGTCAAGAATGTGTTCGTTCATCCACTTCTGGTCGCCAGAGCGGTACATGAGGACGTCATTGCCCGATGGGGCCACCACCTGAACGTCCGTTAAGCCAGCAAGAGTCCTGCCCACAGGGGGGATAAGAGGCAGGAGGTCGGCGGGAACAAACTTGCCGGAAGAGGAATCAAAGTAAACGACTTGACCGGACTGCGGGACGCCGCTGAAGTCGTCCTGATCCTGGATTCGAGTGACGATCCGGTAGGCATTCATATCTATCCTCCACCGGAATTTACACCGTCAAAACAAGGAGGGCGGCCAGATGGCCGCCCTCGCAAGCTAGCTCCGTTTGGAGGTCCCTATTACAGGGCGCCCAGCAGAACCCGACGGTTGTCGAGGATCGAGAAGCCGTACTCACCGAAGCCATAGAAGCCAGCGCGACGCTGACGATGGAAGGTGGGGTCCTCGAACACTTCGATCTCTTGACGCCAGGGCATCACGAAGGAGTCGTCCTTGGACAGGTCGAGGCCGACGCAAAGCTCAAGCTTCTCGTCGTTGCCGCTGCCGAAGTCCAGGGAGCCACCGAGGGTGCCGGTGAAGTAGGTCTGGTAGTCCTGACCCACACCCAGCTCGTCCAGATCGTGCAGCTTCACGCCGAAAATCTGGGTCAGGCCGTACTCTTCGTTGCCCGTGCCGGCGAGGAAGATTTCCCGGCGGGTGAAGTCATCGACCTGGCTCAGGTCCCAAGAGCGCATGTCTTCCATGGCTTCGGGGCTGACATACAGGTCGGTCAAAGCGCCACGGTTCACCGAGGTGCTGTTACCGCCAGCGTTGCGGCGCATGATGGTCTTCATCAGGGCCACGAGGCGCTTGGTGAACAGGCCGGGGGTGGCGGCCGAGTCGTACACCACCAGGGAGCGGCTGTTGCCAGCCGACAGGATGGTGCGCCAGCCGTCGTCGTTCATCTTGCGGACGAAGGACGCTTCCAGCACCTGCATGCAGCGACCGACGATGTCCCAACGGGCGTCGCGGGCGTACTTCAGGGCGAAGTCGATGGAGTCGGCCACTTCGTAGGTCGGAACCATCACGAAGTCACCGCTCACATGCTTCTCGGGGATGCGACCCTGAGCAGGCACGGTGTAGGCCACGAAGTCCTTCTCGGTCCCGGGGGCCAAGAAGTCGAGGGGGAACTCAACAGCGGTGCCAGGCGCGAAGTAAATCGGCTGGTAGATACCGCTGACGATGTCACCCTTCAGGATGCCCTGACGCAGGGGCAGGGTGAGGGCTTTGGCCAGCTCATGCTGAGCTGCGCTGGCGGTCTCGAAACCATGGTCGCCGGCTCGTTTCAGCAGGCCAACCATCTCATCACTGGGCTTCTTCATTTGTTCTGTCTCCTTGAGAGGTTACCTGTGATTAGACTGCGGGGAGGTCGATGTAGACCTTCACGAAGCCTTCGGCGTCCACCTTGTTGGCGAACTGGCCGACAACGGGGTTGGTGCTGGCCACGGTGGTCAGCTTGCCGCTGGCGCCGAGGTAAGCGGTCACACCAGCATCGATGGAAGCAGCCTGGCCGCTCACGATCATGTCGGTGACCACCCAGCCCTTCTTCAGCAGGGGTGCCTTCTCGCCGATGACTTGCTCATCGCGCTGGAAGTTCCTCTTCTGGCGGGTCTGGTCGATGTTGACAAAGGCCGCCAGGCTGACGCCTGCGGGAACCTTGCCGGAGGGGTTGGCGGCAACGGTCGCAACGCCCGGGGTGTAAAGCCCCGTGCCGCTGGACGCGGTGCTGTAGACCAGAACAGCTCCCTTCTCGTGGACGTCATTGCACACGAGGGAGATGTCGGTCTCCAGAATGTGACGATCAGGTTTCAGTGCCATCTCTCTCGTCTCCTTGTGGGTGAGAAACTTACTCGGCTTCCGGGCTTTCAGTCTCGTCTGCGTTGAAGAACGCAGCGATCTGAGCAGCCACCTTGTTCACCACAGGGCTGGCTGCGGGGTCGGCGAGGGCCGGCTCCTCGCTCGGAATGACCTTGTCGAGAACCCCGGCCACAACAGGAGCGGCCTCGGGGGGAATAGCGCCCTTGTCCATGGGGATGGACATCACGGGTGCTGGCTTAGGCGGGTTGGCGTCACCGAGACCCTTGGGGGCGGGGGTGATTTCGGCGGCGATCTTCTTCAACTCTTCCACCTGGGCCTTGAGGGCTTCCACGGTGGCGGTCAGGTCTTCGGCAGCCTTCACCTTCTCGGACTGGCCCTTGTAGGCGGCAAGCTTGGCGGCCATGTACTCGTTGGCGCTGGCGACAGCGGCCTCAAAGGCCTCGTCGGTCAGGCCGGACAGGGCGGTGGCAATAGCCAAAGCGTGAACGGCGTCGGCTTCCAGCTTCTCGGCGACGGAAGCGGTCAGGCGGGCCAGACGCTTCTCGGCTTCGACCTGGGCCAGCTTCTCGTTGGCGGCAGCCAACTCGGTGGCCAGCTGTTCGGCTTTTGCCTTGGCCTCGGCGGCTTCGGCCTGGACAGTTTCAATTTCAACGCTCATGGTGTGAGTCTCCTCTCTGGGAAGTTCATACCCCGAAGCCTTGTTGGCCTCGAGGATTACGCTTTCCGGGTTGGCGGGCTTACTGACGAGTCCCTTCCCGGAGAACACGATCCGCCGCAACACGCGGCCTAGCTTTTTACCCTCAAACTCGCCCTTGCCGCCGTAGACGCGCAAATGCTTGGTGAGGAAAGCCGTCTTGTCGTTGCGCTCAATGATTTGCCAACCCTTGGCGGTCTTGAACGCATAGTCGAAGCCGTAGAACAAGGCTTCCATCGACACGAACCACTTGTTCTCAGCGATTTCGGCGATGAGCTTGTTCATCCGCTCTTGCAGTTCCGGCTTCTCCCAGAACTTGTAAAGAACGGCATTGGTGACGATGTGGTAGTGTTCGGGCAGCTTGTCGGCGGGGGTTTCTTCCGGGATCGGCTGCATGCTGTCATCGACGGCAACGGCATTCGTGATGTGGCCGATGATGTCGTGCTGCTCGTGCATGTAGTTGAACGGCTTGTCTTCCGGGGTCGCCCGGGCCAGCCACATTTCGTGGGGGGTGAAGACATCGTCGTTCAGGTTCCACGCCGAGGTCACCATGATGGTGCGCAGGTAGTGGAGATCGATCTGGTTTTTGTTCTCTGCCGTGGCGTGTTCGGGCAGGAGGTTGGCCTTGGCATTGCCTAGGTCAAAGGCATCGCAAAGCTGGACATCGGACTGCCAAGCAACGGAAGCATTGGCCCTGATCTGTTCTTCCAGACCGGCTTCCTGTTCTGCTTTATAAACGGCGATTTCCATGGTTTGCTAAGCCTCCCTCGGTTTTTACACCGGGGAGGGTGGGGGATTGGTCAATTACAGGCAGGAATAAACCGCATAAACAGAGGCTTCTATCCGTCGGCGTTCTTCTGCGGTTGGCATGGAGCCTTTTTGCTGAACGAACTTGGAGAGAGTTTCCTTGTGGAGTGCCTGGACCGGTGCGGGCACGGTGATCGGCTTCGACAGCACTTCCTTGAGTTTCTCTTTGGTGATCTCATCGCCGACAGAGAACTGGCACAGGGCGGCAAAGCGGAACTCTTCCAGAGCGGCGATCTCTTCCGAGGAGGCCTCGCGCAGGTTCTTCTTGCCGATGCTCTTCAGGTAAGCTGGCTGGGTCAACTCGCAGACTTGGCGGTGGGCAGAGTCGGCCCACACAAAGGCGGCTGCATATTCGGCCTGGGCGGGTTTCTCCGGCTTGACTTCCCGCCGTTGTCGTGGCTGGGTATCCGTCGAGCCGGGCGGGCGACCCTGTCCAGGCTGACCCTTGAGTTCTTCGGACACCGGCTGACCGCCCGCATTTTTGGGCTGGCCGGATGCCTCGATGCCGAAGTCCTCTGGGGTCATGTATCCGTTCTGGGCGAAGATTTTCTTGACCGCTTCCTTCGTGTCGGCGTTGAACGGGCCAACCTTGGCGGGGAGATTGCCATTGTCTCGCATGCGGGCCTCGCGGCGGGTGCGGACACGCTCGATCTCGGGGATGAGGCCGAACCGTTCCTGGAGGGCCTCGTCGGAGATGAGACCGCGGTCGGCGAGGTCGATCAGCAGTCGCTGCTGGGCGGCCTCGTCCGTGAGAGTTTGCTGGTCGAAGACCACCTGTGCTGGCAAGCGGAAGCCCATGGCTTGCTGTACGATGCGAACCTCGTTGGCCCAGAATCGGATCAGCAGGTCACGCCCGTACTGGAGTCGTTCGACCAGCGTTTGGAGGCTGATGAAGTTGTTGCCGAAGCCGCCAGGGGCGGGCAGGCCCGTCAATCCGGGCGGTATTCCCAGTCCGGCAAAGATGTTGTTGAGGATCGGACGGTACTTCTCTTCGCCCAGGAACTTGGAGATGTCGGTCGAGGTTTCCTGAAGCTGAAGCTCCGGCCCCCAGATCAGGTCGATGGAGCCACCGCCAACATTGTTCATCAGCATGTCGGCCAAGCGGGCAATCGCCGCTTCGGTCGGCAGAATGCGGTGGTCGAGAGAACCCAGCTTCCACAGACGGATATAGGAAACTGCACCGTCCAGCGCAGCCAGATCGGCCAGCTTCATCTTGCGGAGCATGATCAGGTCTTCAAGGATGGCGTAGGTCATGGGTCGCGCCCAGACCTGCCAGTCGTCCCGCTTGTAGTAGATGGCCACCGTCTTCTCGGGCGGCAACGGGATGAGCTTGCCACCTTGACGGGCTAGGTTCAACACCTCCCGAGGCAGCTTGGTCATCATCTGCTTCTCGATGGTGACCTCGGGTTTCTTGATCTTCTTGCTGACAACCTCGGAGACCCGGACACCGTACCGGAAATACTTGGTGCCGAGGAAAGGAGCCAACTCCTGACCGAATACGTCAACGGAAAGAGGGTTGAAGATCGTGTACTCCCACGGGATTTCCATGGGGTCGGGCGCTTTTGCAATGTCCGGCTTGACATCGGCTGCCTTGCCACGCTGGAGGGCGGCGGCGTCCTCATCGGCCAGACGGGCCGTCGAACGCTTGATGACCACATTGCCCGCACGGAACAGCATGTTCAGGATGCGCTCGGTGCGCTCCTTGCCGTTGACCTTGTTGAACCATTCCTTGAAGAACTTCTCGATGCGGGGGTTTGGGTGGACTAGGTCAATCCCCTGGCAGGCAAACTCGCTCATCATGTCGATGATGTTGCGGACGATGCCGATGCGGTCGTAGGCCTGCATGCAGGCCCCGATGATGTCCACATCCTTGGTTGGAATCTGTTCGCCGGGCCGGAAGAAGTCGTAGTCGCGGCGGTCAAAGCCTTCCCGCACCGACACATTGGGCTGGCTGATGTTGCGGAAAGTGTTGCCAGCTGTGGTCCTGTGCTGGATCACCTCCCCGTCCCGATAAGCCTGGTCGGCTTGGTCCGCGGTGACAAAGAGTGGCTTCTTCTCGCTCATTTGGATTGCATTCCCTATGCAGTTGGGTCTGCTAGTTCTACACCGTCCCGACCCACCGCCGCTCCGTAGTCGCCACGGGTGGCCTCCACGAACCAGGAGGGGCCGATGTAGAGATCGCCCTCAGCGTCCTTGACGGCGTCTGCGAAGCCGCCCACCGGGTGGTATTCCGGGGGAGCATCGGTGCGCTGGATGCCACGGGCAATGGAATTGGCCATCAGCAGGGCCGAGTAGCGGTCCTTGCGCTGCTTGCCCGCTTTGGAGCCGGGCAGTTTGCTGGAGGGGACATCCCAACGCTCCCGCCCGCCGGCCGTCTCGGAGTGGACGATGCTAGCCAATTCATCCTTGAGGTCTTCAATATCCATGACCGTGTCTTCAAGGGTGTCGTACAGGCTGATCTCGTCCCCGTCTTCCAGTACAATGCGACCGGCGGCAATGTCCTCCTCGTAGGCGAGACCCAATTGGGCCGAATCAAAAGCGGGGAGGAGGAGAATCTTGTCTTCCAAATCCTTGCGTAAACCATGGTTAGCTTCTGCTAGCCATTTGCCATCAGCAAAGTTAACCATGCGCAAAATATGTAATCCTGGCTTGCCATCGCTATCTTTAGATTTCTTTGGATCAGGATCGATTTCTCTCCATATAGGAGTTTCACCTTCGTGTAGCTTCTGCAAGTCGTGCAGAGACTCTTCCACCGCCACGCCGCCGCCCTGGGAGTCGCAGCCGAGGACTTCGACATTCGGGAAGGCCAGCATGAGTTCCCGCAGCTTGCGGGCGCAGAAGGCGTAAAAGTTCTGTTCTTTGACCACGCCCTTCTTGAGTCGCTCCTTGTGGCTCTTCCTCGTTGTCGTCCAGCAATGAACAAGCCTTCGGTGGGTGGGATAGAGAGCCAGTACGACGACGGAGAAGCGGTCCCTTTCGGACGCCGGGTCAACAGCAATCACATGGGGGACATCATCGCCCATGAGGGAGGCCGAGAATTCCACGGTCTCGCCATCGATCTCAATGGGGCTGGCTGGCCTGCCGACCACGCACGACTCGATCAGGCTGCGCCGGAAGAACCCTTCGGAGTCCGTGGCAAAAGAAGCCCCGAACTCAATCATGTAGTTGCTTTTGGAGAGGGTGGCGCGGGCAGAGGAAATCTGCTTTTCATCCATGAAGCCTTTCGGCAACATGTCCACCGGGATGCGGATGATCGAGAAGTCCCGCCAGTCGAAGCCCTCGGGCACCGGGCCATCGAAGATTTCTTCCAGCTTCTTGCGGTCGCCCTTGCTCTCGATGAACGCCTTGTAGGTCTTCCAGGTCTTGTAGAAGTGGTTGAACGAGTAATAGGCGGTGCCGGAGATGATGTTCTGGTTTGACCGCATGATCCGGGCTTCGGCCTGGCTATCCTCTTCGGTCCATTGTCCCAATTTTTTCAACAACTGGACCCTAGCCTGGTGCCGTACCCCGGAGGCCGGATCGGCACTCACCGAAGCAAAACCACGGACCACATTCTGGTAAATGTCCTCGGGCACCGACGCAAATTCGTCCACCACAATGTAATTCGCACGCTGACCGCGAATTTTCTCGCCGTTGCCCAGCGGGATTGCGATACCAACCGAATCGCCGATGATCATCTCGCAGCGGTCAATGTCGCGCCTCGGCCCCTGCTCACGACCGGCCCGCCCCTTGCCTGTCCCGCACAGATCACGCAAGACGGCCCCATCGGCCCAGACCTTCTCCATGTACTCGAAGATGACCTTCGACTGCCGGAACGATGCGCCGATGACTGCGACCTTTGAACCTTGCGTGAAGGCCAGGCGTAGCATGGAGTAAAGCGCCAGAATGAAGCTTTTTCCCAAACCACGCGAACCGATCAACATCGGGAACGGTCGCCGCCAGAGTTCCCGCAGGATCACATGCTGGAACGGCATGATGTCGATGCCCATCAGCAGCTTGCAGGTGAACGGGAAATAGTCTGGATTCCTCATCACCCGGATGAGGTCTTCGGGCTGGATTTCCCTATGTCCTATGCTTCGCAAAGGGTGGACAGCGTCAACGGGAAGGGCGAGGAGGCTCTCCAACTGATCGACCGGGGTAGTAGGGGTGACATGGGCCAGGTCTTGCTCCGAGAGGAGCCAGGCATGCTCAATCAGCCGCTTGATCCGGTCCTGGTCCTTGGTGTGACTTGGCATCGATGACTCTCCGGAAGATATGGTGGGCGACATCCATCCCGTGGCGTCCGGCGAGGATGATCTTCACGGGGTAGTTGATCTGGAATTCCATGAGGCGGCGCAGGATGAAGGGGCCGCGCACGCGGACGAAGGGGATTTTGGATTTGGGCAGGCCGGCCCCGTAGGGGAAGCGCATGATGTCATCCATGGTGAACTCCAGCACCATGAAGGGGAACTCATACTCTCGCATGCGCTCGAGTTCGCGGACAAACCTATCCTGCGTGATGTTGGCTGCGAATTCGGCCACGGAACCCTTGCGTTCAATCGTGAGAATACTCTCATAGCCCCGGAGGGTGTAGTCGCCGGTCTTCAATGTGCCAATGTCCATGCCAGCGCAGGACTTGCCCGCCCCGAAAGACCAGCCGTCCTGTTCTCGCGTGTCCTTGATGACGGTGAATCGTTCGTCACTCACGAGTGATGGTCTCCGCGTTCAGAACAGGCAGGTCTTCAGCCCCGTCCTCGAATTTGTGCGCTGAGCCGAGACGGTTCGTCTCTTTCTCTGCTGCGTTGCGCAACAACTCCATGTGGCGCCCGGCAAACTCCCTCTCGTCTTCCTGCTGCAAACGCTTGATGACGCCGAGGAATGTCTCTTTGGAAGACTCTATGCGCGATACACGCTGGTCGCGTGTGGCCTTCAGGTCTTTCAGTAGGGCCTGATGTTTTTCTTCAAGTTTGATGAACTCGGTGGAGCGGGCCGCCTCGGCGGACTTGCAGGCTTGGATTTGGGTCTCGATGCCCATGACATAGTCCCTGTCGGACTCAGACATCTCAGAAGGGTCCGAGTACTTGCGAAGGAAGTTGTCCCGAAGTCTGGACAGCCTTGCGATGTCTTGAGCCGCATTCCGCTTAGCCTTGCTGTTGCGGTGCATCATGATTTCCAGCTTGATGACCAGGAAGATTTGTGTCTCCTCAGTCACGAGGACATCCTCGCGGAACTGCGTCATGTACTGGGCATACTTTTCCTCAAAGTAGAGCAACTCATCATCATCAAGTTCGTCCTTGAGTTGCTTCCAAGCCATGGTCTGGCGCAGCTTGTGGCGGGCTTCCACGAGGGCAGATTCTGTCTCCTGTTCTGGCTCGGAAGAGCCAGCGACAACGGGAAGAAGGCTGTGTTCAGTCAGATAACCAAGGACTTGTTTTTCTGAACGGCTTAGGCGCTCTGCAATCTGGGCGGGCTTCATCCTATTGGCGTTGGCCCGGATGAATCCTTTCTCGGCGTTGGAAAGCTGGCCTTTCTTGATCACGACAGAATCTCCCGGATGATTTTCAACACCTGTTCGCGTTTGCTCTTGGGCACGGATTCTCCGCACTTCATGCGGAGGTAGGCGTTCCTAAGCTCCGCAGGCAAGCGTATGTCGATCTTGGCTACGATCTCATCCTTGTTCAGGTTTTCCGTGAGGTCTTCACAGACCGAATCAACATCGTCCCGGTCGCCCAGGTCCACGGGCCGCATCAGGCTCTGCTTGGCCGAATTGCGTTTCTTCCAGGCGATGAACTTCTGGCAATGATTGCCGTCCTCATGCTTCCCACCGTCGGCGCAAATCTTGCAGGGTGGGTCGTTGCGGTGAAACCTGTCCCGCTTGAAGTTGATGAGGCGGTTCTTGATGTGCGTATATAAAAAATTGGCCAAAGGCCGTGAGCGGTCGTACCGGACAACGGCTTCCATGGCGAAGATGAAAGCTTCCTGGCGGATGTCATCGCTGTCGAAATATCCGAACGCAAAGGACTTTGCGAGAACATCACAGGCTTTGTTGACCGCTTCAATAAATTCCGCTTCGTTAATACCGTCAGGCAGGGCCACCAGCGGACTCCTCGGTTGCGGTCGTGCTGTCGGCGATAACCTGGGCGGCGACGGTGGAAGGCGGGTCAGGCAACTCAAGCTCCACCTGGGTAGGTTCGGCGAGACACCCGTGTGCTTTGGCTAGGATTTCTGTTTCGATAGCCTGTGGATCAGGCAGATTGTCCGTCATGCTAACTCCGGTAAGAGATATAGACTGCTGTCTACGAAGTAGTAACCCAGGGACATACACAAACCGTGTTTTTCAAGGGGGCGCAAAGCGTGCAGATCAGATGGACCGAGCGGATGTATCAGTTTCTGCGAGACAACTTTCAGAGAATGGAAGACCGCGAAATCGCCGCGTTTTTCACCCGCAGTTGCGGGATCAGGGTGAATGTGCGCATGGTGGAACACGCCAGGGCGAGGTTGGGCCTGATCAAGTACCGGCTGAACGCCGGAGGCTCTGACGAGCCACAGGAGAGTGAATCGCTAGTGTCACCTGAGATACTTGCGGCTTGGGATCGGGCGAAGCAGGTTAAGGAAAAGGGCGACAAGGATAGTGGGGGTGAGACATGAGTGGGTGCTTGGGCTTGTTGAGTATGCACCCCCTGGTCCAGGCTATCCAGGGACCTACTCTGTATATCAAGATAAAAACCCTCCACTAATATTTGAAATTTTGTCTTGATTTTTCCAAGCCAATATGCGATATTGAATCTGTCGATCGATGGCACCGATCGATGGTTGCAAG